TCAAGGTGCGTCACCTCCTGTTCCATAGGGGCAGATGTCGGCACACGCCCCGGTTTCGATCATGGCGATGTACTGGAAAATGGGATAGGCCTGGGGCGGGCAGACCGCGTTCCCCAGGGTTTTCAGCCGCAGCGCCCGGTTGTCCGTGTCCTCGGTCATGCGGGGGACTCCTTCGGGCTCGGCACGCCAAAGGATGCGTCCGTCCATTTCGGGGGGAATCCCATGAGCCATTCCACCCAGTCCGGGTTCAGCGCCGCTTTCTCGGAAAGGGGCTGCTCCTGCCGGATCACCTGAGCCGACAGGTTGGAGGACGGGGATTTGTCCCGGAAGGCCGCCGGTTTCAGGGTGGAACGGTAGCCCTCCGATGCTGCCGGGGTCAGATAGAACACCGCCGCCGACAGGGACAGGCTCCAGATCGACCCGTCCTTGTTCCGCTTGCGGAATATCCCATTGTCCGACAGGAACACATCCAGGCTGGCAGCATCCCGCCCCGTGGATTTGTCGGAGGCAAGGGGTGTGGGAAACATCAGCCGCGACGATAAAAGTTCGCTGGCGCTCATGCCATGCGCCGACGCCGCAAGCCGGAAATACGAATGGGAGAACAGCGTATCCCGCTTTTGCCAGGTCAAAAATCGTTTTGTCGAGCCCCATATTGATGAAGCCAGCAACATTTTCCCCAAGCACCCAACGGGGCCGCAGTTCGGCAATAACGCGGCACATCTCCGGCCACAGGTAGCGTTCATCCGCAAAGCCCCGCCGTTTTCCTGCGGTGGAGAAAGGCTGGCACGGGAATCCGCCGGAGAGGATGGTAATGGTTTCAAGTCCTGTTTTTTCAAAAAACGCCTCCTTCGTGAATGTGGTGATGTCGCGGAACTTCGGCACATCCGGCCAATGTTTTTGCAGGATGGAATAGGGATAGTCCGCCCACTCGCATTGACAGACCGTTTCAAAGCCCGCCGCCTCCGCCGCAAGGTCCAGCCCGCCGATGCCGGAAAACAGGCTGACATGGGTGAGCTTATTCATGGCTGATCTGCTCCCCAGGGATCAGCTCCGCCCGGAACCGCTTGATGACCGCCGCCTCCAATTCATCCTGACAAAAGTTGCTGTCAGCGGAAAGACCCAGCTTGCGGCGCAGCCTGTTCAGCGTCTTTTCATAGTTCCCGTATTTCTTTTGCAGTCGGAGAAAATCTTTCTCGTTCTGTGCCTGCGACAGACACTTGGCGATGCTGTACCAGGTTACCAGGAACATGTGCAGTTCGCTCACCAGCAGCCGGAATCCGCTGCCGGGGATCAGATAGTGTTCCTCCTGGCGGCCGCCGCCCGGTTCGGGTTCGTCGTCCTCACACTCCACATAGAAGGCGTCCAGCTCGCACAGCTCCCGCGCCTTCATCCCGGCAAGGTCCGCCTTGTCGCCGAACACCAGGTAACGGCCGGGAATGTTCCAGGCGTCAAACTTGTCATCGGCGATCTGGCCGTACCGCTTCGCCGCCGCAATGAACGCCTCCACATCCTCCCGGTCCTTGATTTTTCCGGCAAGGAAGGCAAGCTGATGAAGCAGCCCGTAGAGATGCACTTCCTCGTCGATATGTGCCTCATAGGTCTTTTCCTCGATGACATACAGCTTTTCCTGTTCCATATCCTTATCCCATCCTTTCCTTCCATTCCAGCCGCATTTGCCCATCATCCAGCAGCAGACGGATCACATTTTTGCCCTGGGGCGTAATCAAGGTCTGCTGTCCAAAATGCCCATATTTCCAGAAGTCCTTCACACGGAATAATCCGTTATTGGAGGGCTTGGCATAGGGCAGAAGGTATCCGGCTGGGCAGCGGTACAGAAATCCCGCGTCCATCAGGAAACGGCAAAACGCACGCTCCCCGATTTGCAGTTCTTTCGCCGTGGCTCGGATATTGGTGCAGTTTTCTTCATGGACAAAGGCGTCATAAAAATCTGCTTTCGGCCGCAGCCGTTCCACCTCGCCGGAGAGCTGCCGGTTTTTCTCATGCTCGGCAAGAAGCTGGTCGGCAAAAGCCAGCAATATTTCCGGTTTTTCCGCCGCCTGCTCCAGAAGGGAGGCAGTCATGTACCCGCCCGTCTTGCGGATCATGGGGAGAACTTCGTCAAACACCCATTTTTCAAAGCGTTCCGCACCAGGCAGCCGACTATGAACGATCAGGCGGTACACATCACCCTCCGGGATGAATGTCAATTCCTGTACGCCTCCTTCTGTAAGGGCGCCCCGTTTCAGGGCCCCCTTACAATGCGTATTGATGGCGTTCCTCGGTTTTGCATATCCCAGGGCTTTCGCAACATCAAATCCGCAAAACAGATAATTGCCGTTTTCTTCGATCACTCGGATGCTGCCAAATTCGCGGTTATTGAAAACCGCCATCTTGTTATCCATTCTGGTCCTCCTTTTCGTCGTCCACAGTTTCGTGTGCAACCTCGCTGGGCTTGGTGGTGAGCAATTTATAGAGCTCGGTGTCTTTCGGGAAGTCATCCGCAAAGGGCAGGATGACATTGTTGAAGAACAGCAGCCCGTGGCCCGGCTCGGAGTTGGTCACATAGGCAAGCTGCTCCGATGAAATGTTCAGCCGCTCCGCCAGTATCTTCCGGTCTCCCGCCGCCTGGTTGAGCATATAGATGAAGTCGCTGTTTTCCAGGATGTTTTCGATCTCCGGGGAGGAAAGCAGGTCTTTGGGGTTCTGGGTCGCCCCGGTAGGGATACCGCCCCATTTTCTGAACCGTTTCCAAATCTCGGCGCTGTATGCGGCGGTCTGTTCCTCCTTCAGCAAAAGGTGGAACTCGTCCACGAAATACCAGGTGGAGCGCCCGATAGCCCGGTTGATGGTAACGGTGTTCCACACCGCATCCTGAACAATGAGCATCCCCGGCTTTTTCAGGTTCTTGCCCAGGCCCTTGATGTCAAAGCAGACAAGGCGGTTGGAGATGTCCACGGTGGTACGGTGGTTGAAGAAGTTCAGCGAACCGTTCACATAGAGGTCCAGCGCCTGGGCCACTCGGTCGGCCTCCGGGATGTGCTGGGACAGAAGGGCGTTCATCAGGTCGCCCAGAATGGGCATATTCTCTGGCCGGGGATCGGCAAAGTAGGGCTGGTAGATCATCTGTACCGCCCGGTCAATGACGGTTTTCTCGATGGCCTCCAGCCCCGTCTTGCTGCCCATGATGAGCTCGCAGAAGGATAAGACGAAATCACTTTTCAGCGCCAGCGGGTTTTCTTCCTCGGAGTAGTTGAGGTTGATGTCCAGAGGGTTCACATAGTCGGTGCTGGACGGGGACAGCCGGATCACCTGACCGCCCAATCGCTTCACCAGGGGCGAATACTCGTCCTCCGGGTCGCAGATGATGACATTATCCTGGGTCATCAGCATGATAAAGGTGATCTCCCGCTTGCAGCTCATGGATTTGCCGCTGCCGGGGGTGCCGAACACAAGACCGTTGGGACAGCGGGATTGCTTGCGGTCCAGCAGGATCATGTTATTGGAAAGGGCGTTGAGCCCGTAGTACATGGCGTCGCCGCCCATGAACACCTCTTGGGTGACAAAGGGAACGAACACCGCCAGGGCCGAAGTGGTCAGACTCCGTTCAATCTTGATACGGTTGAGGCCCAGGGGCAAAGAGGACATCAGCCCGTCCTCCTGCTGGAAGTCCAGCCGGGTCAGAAGGCAGTTATAGGTCTGGGCGACGCTGGCCGCCTGGGACACGGCGATCTCCAGCTTTTGCCGGGTCTCCGCCGTGTGCAGCACCAGGAAAGTCATGTTGAACATTCTCTCGTTGCGGGATTGTAAGTCGGTGAGAAGGTCTTTCGCTGCGCCGCCATAAGTAGACAAGTCGCTGGGGAGTATGTCCATATCGTAGCCGCTGCGCACAGCCCGCTTCTGCTCCTGTATCTTCATGGCGTCCAGGTCGGTGATCTTCCGCTTGACCATTTTGATGGCCTCGTTCTGGTTGATGCCCCGGATGTGCATGGTCACCATGATATTCCCGTTCGCCTCCATGAAGTCGGTGAGGATACGGTCGTGCATCTCCGGCGCCAGAATTTGCAGGAAGGACACCGCCCCGTACCGCCTGCCGATGCGGAAGGTGCGGGTCTCCCCAAAGTGGAAAGAGGACGGGGATATGAAGTCCTTCACCGAAAGGCCGCTGGCGGGGAGCCAGTCCCATTCAAAGGCGAACTGCCCGCCCTCCGGGTGGAGGATGTTGTAAAGCAGCTCCAGCCGTTCCTTTCCGTCCAGTACATGAGCCGCCGCCCCCATGACCTTGAAGCGATTGAGGGTGTCGGTCTCAATGCGGGCAAATCGCGCCCGTGCCGCGGGAAGGTTCTCCGCCTCGATGGTCAGGGTGACATACTTGGTTTTCACATAGCCGTTGTTGCCCCGCTTGTACTGCATCCGCAGGATGTCCACCGCCTCGTCCCGGATGGGGTCCAGGTCGTTGCCCTGCCGGGTGATGCCGAACATTTCATCGGCGGCGCTGCCTCCGCTGCGGCTGTCCAAAGAGACCTGGACGCCGATGGAGGGGTCGTAGCCGTTATAGAAGTCGCAGAGGCTTTCAAAGATGCTCTGCTGGTCCTCCGGCCCAGCCAGGCGGTAATTCACATCCTCAAAGGCAATGGTTTTGGAGAAGGTGCCGCCCTCCAGTCTGCACAGACCGTCGGGGAACATGTTCTGAAACGGGATGCTGTCCTGCACCGTATGGGTTTTCCCGTCGCCCTTCGCCTGCCGGATCACCGCCTCGATCTGCTTGCGCTCGGCACGGGTGAGCTTACGCTTTGCCGGTTTTTCTGCCTTTTCTCGCAATCCGCTTCACCTCCTGTTCCAGTTGGGATTGCCGCACCAGGGCGGAATAGAGATTGTTTGTCTGGTAGATGCGTACCTTCGGCCGGATGAATTTGTTCTGGATCAGATGCCCCAGGAACACTTCCAGCGGCTGCCCGTTCTTCTCATACATGGCGAACAGGAAAAAGGGCAGCATCACCAGGATCATGCACAGCGCCGCCGTGGTAGTTCCCAGGCTCGCCTTTGCCAAAAAGAAAAGCGGCACGCCTACCAGCGCCGCCGCTCCGAAACAGATCACTTGTCGTTTGGTCAGCCCGAACAGGACCTTGCTCTGTATCCGACTCAGGTCCTTCGGGATTGTTACATAAGCCAATGTTTCACACCTCCTTCTTCATCGGCGCATAGTCCTTAAAATCTGATACGGAATGAAAAATCCGTTTATTATTTACCCATCTTTGCAGATGGCGGGTAATGCGTGGAGCCGTGGGACGCTCATAGATCATCACATAGGGATCATATCCCAATGCCCGCAAGGTGTTTACCCGGTACAAATCCTGTTCATGGGTGCTGCCGTAATTGGTCAGGACATAGACACGGCGGTTTCGGTCGCTCTTTATGGAAGTAAGTTCACGAAAGCGACGGAAATACTCCGTCAGGTCCTCGTCCGGTTATCCCATGCGAAATGCACCGCTTTTGTCCGCACTTTGTTCAGTAGAGATACATTATCACGGCTGATAAGGCGAATATCGAGCCCCTGGGTAAAGTCCACCAGCGCCCGGCTCTCAATTAGCTGTTCAATGAGCCTTTCATGGTCGGGACAGGCAAGCAGGTTCGGGTCCATCAGTTTGATTTCTTCCTCACCATTCCAAAACTCGGAAAGATCAGCCACCCGGACGCTCCTGCGCCCTTCTTTTTTGCTGACAATACAAAATCCGCAGTTCCTTGGACAGCCACGGCTTAAAAAGCCGTAGGCTGTACCTAAAAACCGCGGATATAGAAAATAGTCCGGCCGAATATGCTCGATCTCATGCGGGAGGTTTTCGCCGGGGCCGTAACCTGTACCGCCCTGGATGACCTTATCCGCATTGCTCACCTGTATGGTGTCTTTGGAATAGGTGTCTGTAAATACCCGGCTTTTATAAACAAGGTCATATTGCTTTGCAGGGTCCCACCATTCCACCCGATCCCCGTGTCTGGTGTGATACTCCGAGAGCTTCATCAGGCACAGGTTGGGAAAATTGTGCGAGTCCACATCAATAAGGCCTACTCTCAAATATCTGCCTCCTTTAGTGGGCGCCGAACAGGGATTTTGCAAGGCTGCCGGTCTTGAACAATGTGTAGCACAGCAGAACCGTATAGCCCATGCACCCCCAGATGGCAGCGGATATGTTGTCGCCGGATGTGGAGATGCCCTCCACCAGCACGGCATAGATGCCCACGCAGATCATAATGAGGAAGGCCTGGAAGCCCAGGGCCAGCAGGGAGCGAAGGTAGTTCTGCCCCGTGGAGCCCCATTCCCGGTTGACCATCGTGGCAAAGGGAATCGGCCCTATGGAGGTGACCAAATACACCTCAATCATTCTGCCGTAGATCACCAGGAAGATACAGATGGAAAGAATCTGCGTACACAGCCCCACGAACACACTCTGGAACCACAGCCCCAGCAGGGCGCCCACGCTCCAGTCGGCAAGCTGGGTCTCCAGATTGCCCACCACGCCGGAAATGTCGATGCCTGCGTCCGAGATGATGACCCCCGCCGACTGACTGACCACATTCTGCGCCACATCGAACACCGCCATGACGATGTTCCAGGTGTTGGTGACGATCAGCACCGCGCAGAAGGTCTTGAAAATCCACTTGAAGAAAATCCAGGTGTCAAAGTCGTGGAGGTTATTTTTCTCGATGATGAGCTGGATCAGCTCGTAGCACATGACGAAGGTGAGGATGATGCCAGCGATGGGGACAATCACCGTTTCCGAGAGGTTTCGGATCATGTTGAAGATGCTGCTGTTCCAGGCGGCGGGCGTCATGCCGACCTCCCCGGCGATCTCGCCCACCTTTGTATTCAGGGTATCAAACATCCCGGTCAGGTTTGAAATGATACCGTCAATGAGCAGTTCCTTGAACCACTCCTGGATCATATCCAATATCAAGGGAGATCACCTCCTTTGCGGGGGCTCCCGCTATCAAGCGAAAGCCCCCGCCGGTTTTGGAGAATCATTAGGTGGTGGACAGCAGACCGGACAGCAGAGGGATCAGGGTGATGCCGATGAGGGCAACGCCGCCGCCCGCCATGAGCTGTTTCATCCCCAATTAGGTGTAAAAACTCTGCTCGATGGCGGGCGGCGGCGTACAAAAAATCTATATGGTGTTGTTAAGAGAACCGTCCCGGCGGGACAGGTCAGGCAGTGACCTGTTCCACCTCCGGGATGGGTTTGAGATTAAAATGAATTTCGATAGAAATGTGTCTTGTTTTATCTTCGTCAATGCGCTCATGCACAACGATTTCTTTGATTAAGCGGTTGAGGGTGGCTGCGTCCAGCTCTGTGATGTTGGCGTATTCCTGAATGGCTTCCACCCATTGTTTTGCATCATTGGCAAGCTGGACTTCATCGGACAGCCGCTTTCTGCCCTCGGACACTTTTGTTTTAAGCTCCGTCTGCTCGGTCTGTGTCTTTTCCAGCATGGTGTTGAAATTCTGCTCACTGATACGCCCTGCAATCATATCCTCATAAAGCCGCATGACCATTTTGTCCAGAACCTCAATCCGTTCCTCGTCCCTTGTAAGGGAGCGTTCCATTGCTTCCCGCTGTTCCCGCTGCTCGGCTTCACAGGTATTGGTCAGGCGGTCGGCAACCGCTTCCCCGTCCATCAGGGCAGCTCTGGCACATTCCCGGATTTTCCGCAGCACATGGCTGTAAAGGGTGTCATAATCAATCCGGTGCTGGGTGCAGTGGTTCTTTCCAAAGGCATTGTAGGTCTTGCAGGAGTAAATCCGCTGGGGATGTTTAGCGTTTGTGTAGCGTACCGTCAGCGACTTCCCACACTCGCCGCATTTTAACAGTCCGGCAAACAGGCTGATTTCATTGGTCTGCCCCGGACGCTGGCGGGATTTCAGCTTGTTCTGCACAATGTCAAAGCTCATGCTGTCAATCAGCGGTTCATGCTGTCCCTCCACCACAATCCAGTCCTCCGGCTTCTTTTCCCCAATCGTGCCGATTTTGAAGCGGTAGTCCTTTTTCTGGGAAGCAATCGCCCCGGTGTAGACGGGATTCATCAAAAGGTCTTTGATAACGGAGAAGTCCCACATATACCGCCCGTTTTCTGGGTCTTTCTTTTCCCATTTGGTGCGGGTATTGCGAAGCCCCCGTTCCCGGTTCCACCATGTAGGGCAGGGGATTTTTTCTTTCTCCAGCCGTCTGCGGATATAGTTCGGACCATGACCGTTCAGGGCATATCCGAAAATCAGCCGCACAATCGGGGCGGTTTCCTCGTCAATGAGCAGATGGTTTTTGTCCTCCGGGTCTTTCCGATACCCAAACGGGGCAAGACACCCGGTAAACTGTCCTTTCTGCGCTTTCAGAAGATAAGAGGAATGGACTTTCTTGGAAATATCCTTGCTGTACATCTCGTTCAGGATATTCTTGAACGGGGCAATGTCGTTGTTATCCCGCAGGGTGTCGATGCCGTCATTCATGGCGATATAGCGGACACCGTTTCTTGGGAAAAAGTCCTCAATCAAATGCCCGGTTTGCAGATAATTACGCCCCAGTCGGCTGAGGTCTTTCGTGATGACAAGGTTGATCTGCCTGCGCTCAATGGCTCTCAACATTCTCTGTAGGTCAGGACGCTCCATGTTAAGACCTGTGAAGCCATCGTCCTGATAGACTGCCACAACCTCCCATCCCTGCTTTTCGCAGTATTTTTCCAGCATATCACGCTGGTTTGCGATACTGGCACTTTCGCCTTGCAGGTCATCGTCCTTTGACAGCCTGCAATAGACCGCCGCACGATAACCCCCGGCAAGTGCCGAACCGATTGTTCTGTATTCCATTTCGTTCATCATAGCCATTTACCCACACAATCCAGACGGTATCTGGCTCTTTTGAACCTCATCTTCATTATAGCCTATATCTTTCTTTTTAGCAAGATATTCTTTTGCATTTGTCTTTCCGTATTTCTGGGAAATCAGGCTGACGAACACATCAGTGGCGTCAAGCTCCCCGTCAAATACAGTGGTCACATGAATCTCTGTTTTGTTTTTTGCCATAGGCAGTTATCCTCCATACATGAAAATAGCCAGACAGAGGGTGTCGGCAACGAAGTCCGGCAACGGACTTCAAAAGACCTTGCAAACAATCTCAATCTGGCGATGGTTACTATTTATACTTTTCTTTTATTTTTTTGTTGTTTTGGTTGTTATAAGGGAGAAAAGCCCGGAAATAAGGGGTTTTTCCCGGCAACCGGCTCGGCAACGGGATAACAACAGGGGGTGCAACGGGCTGTCCTTTTCAGAATGGAAGCTCCATCTGTTCTGTGACCTCCACAAAACCGTCCATCGTTTTTTCAGACGGGTTGCCGGAGTCCGTTGCCGGGTTTTCACGCTCCCAGCCCTTTTGTCTGCCATATTCGGAAAACATTCTTGGGTTTGGGAAGTACCGCCAGCTGGAAATGCACTGGTTCATAATCTCGTTGATTTCCCGGATTTCCCATTGCTTCGGCTCGTCAAAAGCATGGTTCAAGGCTTCCTTATAGAGCTGCTTGGAGCAGACCATGCTCCCGGTGTATTTATCAAGATACGCCTGTATCATCCCGGCTTTGGTGTCCTCCGGCATAAAATCCCGCTGGTGTTCTTTGAGATACCGCTGCATGGCGGGGCTGAAAGCCAGCTTGAACCTGCCGCTTTTATAAATCTCCATCGCTTCCGCCCACATCTGCCCGATATAGGCTCTGGAAGCGGCTTCATCCTCCAAAATGTGAACTTCCGCCTGCTCCGGGTACACCATGACCGGGATAAAGCGGCGGTTGCCGGAACGGTCAAGGGGCAGGAAGTCAAGGGCATTGGAAGTGCCGCCAAACACGCACTGACGGGGGCGGTCTGCCGGGTGGGTTTCATAAGGTATCTTGTAGACCTCTTTCTGCCGGCTTAAAAATGACTTGATTTCCTCAATGCTCTTGGCGTTGGCGGTTGCCATCATTTCCGACATTTCAATAATCCAGTGACCTTGCAGCTTGCGGTACACATTGTCATCGTCCAGCTTCCGCAAATCATCGGAGAACCACTCGTCCCGGACTGCCAGCAGCCGGAAGAAGGTGGACTTTCCAGCCCCCTGACCGCCTACCAGACAGAGCATGATTTCAAACTTGCACCCCGGCTGAAAGGCTCGTGAGATTGCACCCAGCAGGAACAGCTTCAACGCTTCATAGGTGTAATCGTCTGCGTCAGCCCCCAGAAAGTGCCGCAGGCAGAAGCGGATTCGCTCTGTCCCGTCCCACACAAGGGTATTGAGATAGTCCCGGATGGGATGGTACTTGTTTTCATTCGCCACAATCCCGATGGCGTTATCAATCTTTTTCTCATTGGTAAGCCCGTAGGTTTCTTCCAGATAAAGAAGCAGATACTTCATGTCCGTATCGTTCAGGGCGGTGCTTTCTCTGTGAAAACCGATGGGCTTTATGATGTCCTTGCGGTCAGTCAGGATGTTGTATGCGATAGCCCCTGAAAGCAGAGGGTCACGTTGGAATACGGTCAGGCAGTTCCGTATGCTCTGACGGACACCGCCTTTCTCGGTGGTTTCCAGCCCCGCCTTGATTTCCTCAACGCTCTGGGGCGGCTGCATGGCGTTCATAGTGTTTTTTAGTTCTTGCTGCGTCTGCGGCTGCAAGTTCTGCCATTCGCTGTTCAAGCTGTATCACATCCTTTCCGTAGTCCGTAATCAAATCCGCTTTTTCCTCTGTTTCCCCGAACAGCAGCACATCCAGCAGATATTCCACTTGGGCTTGCTTCTGTAAGGCTTCCACAAACCGGGGATGAAAGGCTTCCTCCGGGGAGTGCGGGGCGTAGTCCGTTCTCCATGCCATCAGCAGATGGAGATAATCGGCAAGAATACGGAAGCAGCGATTCTTTGCTTCCTGAAACTGTTCCTCCGGGGATTTCTGCCGGGTCTTGGGCTTTTTTACCTTTCCCGGCGGTTTCCAGTCCTCATAGGAAAGCCCGAAGTCCTGTGCCAGCTGTACGGCGGCTTCTTTCTTTCCCAGCCCATACAGGGCGGCGGCAAAATCAATCACATCCCCATCCGCACCGCAGCCGAAGCAATGGTAACGCCGATCCAGCTTCATGCTTGGGGTTTTATCGTTATGGAACGGGCAGCAAGCCATCCCGTTCCGACCTACATGGATTCCATAATACTCCGCAGCCTGTCTTGTTGTGACGGACTGCTTCACAGCTTCGAATACATTCAAATCTATCCCTCCTTGAAAATAAGAAAAGCACCTGACATTCTCTAATTGAAAATGGCAAGTGCCTGTTAAAGTTCCATATCCTGTTGTCTGTGTTTCTCCTGTGCCGGGGCGGTTCTTTGTGCTTTTTTCTCGTCAGTCTTATCCTGCAAGACTTCTTTGATGGGCTGCTTCTTGGGCGGCTCTTTGCTTTCCTCTGTGCCGGGTGTGGCTTTCCGTACCCAGTAGCGGATGTCCCGCAGCTTCTTCAAATCCTCCTGTACCTCGGTCAGTGGTACTTTCAGCTCTGCGATTTCGCTGAGAAGCGTTTCCTGCTCCTGTTGCAACTCATTTTTCGTTTTATCCTTATCGTCCGGGTGCTTGGCAAGGTAGTCAGCGGCTTTCTCATACCGGGCAACCTCCGGGTGTTCCTGTTTGAATTTCCCCTTTATTTTCTTAAAAAATATCTTCTGGTACTTCTCATAGACAGCCTTACATTCCTTGCAGTCTGTCCGGCTGGCAAGAATCCCGTCAATCACTTTGCTCCGGGCTTCCTTTGGCTTCATCTGATTGCGGTAATCTGCGGCTGATTTCCCGGAAGATTCCAGAAACGCTTCTAAGTCCTCCACAGTGGAAAGCCCCTTTTGCCGGAGATAGGACAGGGCTTCGCTGACTGCCTTTAAGTCCTGTGAAGTTCCCCGGTTCTGTCCAGCCCTTGTCCAGTCCTTCCGTTCTTCCTTTCGTATCTCCATATACTTCATCAGCAGATTGGGAAGAAGTGTCGCTTCCTCCGCCGCCTTTTGTGCAAGCAGCTCCTTCCGTTTTTCTCCCAGCTCGGTAATCCAGCCTTTGAGGTTTTGGATAAGCTGCCGGATGGACTTCATCAGGCGGTTGGCGGCTCTGATTTCCCGGTTCAGGTTGCCGATATTCGTCTGGATACCTCGCTTTTCCATCTGCCGGACAGCAGTCCCCTCATGGACAGTGGGGACTATATCAAGCCCCTGTCTGGCATAGGAACGCAAGTCCACACGCTCCGGGCGGTCATTGGCGTCCAGATAGCGGTTCTGGATAACCTCCCATTCATGCCGCCAGATTTCACAATACTTCTGGTCGTTCCAGTCCACCGTATCCTCCTTGTGGCTTTTCCACCTGCCGGACGGCAGCTTTATCCGTTCCCCATTCTCGTCAAGGTCATAAACCTTGCGGCTCTTGGGAAGCCATTTTCCATGTTCATCCATTGCCCGCATGGTCAGCAGGACATGGGCGTGGGGATTGTGTCCCGGCGGATGGGGGTCATGGATGGCAAAATCAGCAATCATGCCTTTGGAAACAAACTGCTGTTCACAAAACTCCCGTACAAGGACAGCGTACTGGTCGGGCGGTATCTCTCTGGGAATGGTAAGCACCCACCGCCTTGCAAGCTGGGAGTTCCATTGCTTTTCCACCGCTTCGGCGGCATTCCATAAAGTATTGCGGTCTGCATATTCCTGTGGAGCATTTGCCGGGAGCAGGATTTCATTGTGGACGATACCACGCTTTTCCGGGTAGTGCTTTACTTGCTGGTCGTATTCACAGAACAGCTTTTCGCCGCTTTGGTAAGCAGCGGCGGCAACCGCAGACTGCCGCTGGCTGCGCTGAACAATCGTGATTTCGTTGTGTGGACAAGGCATTTCGTGTCCCTCCTTTCGCTAATTGGTGGATGGGGTGGCGTTTTACCACCTCATTTTGGGCAGAAAAAAAGCAGGAGACCTTTTTCAGATTTCCTGCTCGGTGTGCCACTGTGTGAGCGGCGGGTATTTAGTTGTAAAAGTTCGGGACAAGTTGACCCGATGTAAAGCTAACAAACTGGAATTGCACCAAAACAATCTAAGACAACAACGCTGCCCTACTTGCGATTTTTTCTTGTACTGCGGAAACAGTTTCTTGAATGGAATAAGTGGTCGTATCTATAACATTCGATTCATATATTCCCAGATTGCAAAATTGCTCCCACATGGTTTCTACCAATTCGATATTTGTCTTTCGGTCTAACTTTGAGCGTTCAACAGCTCGCTTCAAGGTTTCTTCCTTACTTGCCCTTAAAATAATATAATGCACCTCATAATGTTCCCGAACAAGACTTTGCCACGGCTTTAAAAACCACGGTCCGATAATACCGTCAACAATTACATCATATCCACCACGAGCATATCGCTTCGCAGCTTCTAAAAACGCTTCAATGACAATCAAATTTTGCTCATTTGATTCTGGCAAATGCGGTGGTATTGCCCCTTTACTCAAATAATGATAAAAGTCATCTGTGTGCATATGCACAGACTTTTCCAAATCTGATTCTTTTGCAACAGCAGATGCCGTTGTAGTTTTTCCTGTCCCCGGCGCACCTGTGATTACAATAATTCTACCTTGATTCATCTATATTTTACCTCCACAAATTACGATTTTCTTAATTCTACAAACTGGAATTTGAGTCTCTGTAAAGCTGGAATTAACCCATACAATTATTTTAATTTAGAGGTTCTTACGCAATTATCCGTATTTTGTAATTTTTCAATACTGGAATGCCAGTGTAAATCAGCATTCTCCATTTTTATTAAAGCGAAAAACGTAAAATTGCGGAAGAACCAATTTAGATATTCACAATTTTACTTGCCACAGTATCTCGAAAAACACTGTCATGTTCTACCAGGAGCATGGTCGGGGCAAACTCCGTTATGAGTTGTTCAATCTGCATACGTGAGTACACATCAATAAAGTTGAGCGGTTCATCCCATACATACAAGTGTGCCTTTTCACAAAGGCTTTTCGCAATTAGGACTTTCTTCTTTTGCCCGCCAGAAAAGTCTTTAATATCCTTTTCAAACTGTACACGCTCAAAGTCCATTTTCCTAAGAATTGCCTTGAACAAACTTTCATCAAGGTTGTTTTCTTCTGCAAACTCGGAAAGGGTTCCACATAAATACGATGTATCCTGTGGCACATAAGAAATTACAAGCCCAGAGCCAAGTGTTACTGTACCCGTATAATCTATGGACTGCCCGACTACCAACTTTAACAGGCTACTTTTGCCACTGCCGTTCTTTCCATCAAGCACAATGCGTTCTCCCTGTCTTATTTCAAACGAAACGGGTTCACAAACTGAAATGCCATCATAATAAACTACTACATTCGATAATGATGCAAGCAAATCTGTATGGTAATTAAGCGGTTGTATCTTGAGGGCTTCTGCGGTTTCCATATTTTTCAGCAATGCTGATTTTTGTTCGATTGTCTGTTGTTGTCTCGCTTCTATAGATTTTGAACGCTTCATCATTTTGGCGGCTTTATGACCGACATAACCTTTATCTGCTGCCCCAATTTTGGAAGCTTCTACACGTTCAGACCATACTGCAGCGCGTTTTGCCGACTGCTGTAATCGTCTGATGTCCTTTTGCAAACGTTCGTTCTGAGCCAGTTCAAATTCTTGCTGTCGCTCAAAATTTGACATCCATGATGAAAAGTTTCCTCTTTGCACTTCGATATTCGCTCGGTTAATCGATAGAATATAGTCAACACAATCGTCAAGAAAGCGACGATCGTGAGAAACTAAGATGAATCCCTTTTTCTTTTTCAGATATGCCGCCACACTTTTTCTCGCTTTGGCATCCAAATGGTTGGTAGGTTCATCAATCAGTAGGAAATGCCCTTCATTAAGAAAAAGAGCGGCAATCAAAACCTTTGTCTGCTCTCCGTTGGAAAGTGTTTCAAAAGGTCGCCAAAGCACATCGACATCAACATCAAGATAAGAAAGTTCTCGCATAAGTTCCCATTCTTCCGCAAGTGGGCAAATCTCCTGCAATATATCCTCTGTAATACGATTCTTATCTGAAACGGGATAAGGAAAATAATCAAACTGTACGGATGATAGGATTTTTCCACTATACTCATATTTCCCAAGCAGAAGATTCAGAAAGGTTGTTTTACCTCGTCCGTTTCTGCCCACAAAACCAAGCTTCCAATCGGTATCAACCTGGAAACTGACATTTTCAAAAACATTATCATAACTTGTCGGATATGAAAACGTAAGGTTTTCAATTTTAATCATTGACATAAATATTATCCTCCTTTGCATGTCATACGATACAAAGTCGGTTCGGTGAATGTTTACTACGTATAGATTTCACCAAAAGGAACCGACACTATACGGAGTGAATCATGTGTAACTATCTGTTCTGCACTATTCATAAAGCACCTCCAAAACAAAATAAGAGCCACAAGAAAGTTTATCCTTGCAGCTCGTCATAGCATAAAATAACACCACTAAGCAAAAGTGGCAACAGCACTATATTGAGTAAGATAGACATATAACTTTCTTGCAATAGACACAATAATGCCAAAGTATAGCACTACCGCATATTTTGATTTTATTTGCAAGAAAAGTTAATCATCTTCCCACCTCTTTCTAAATTTCAAAATATTATACCATAAATCGCAGGCAAATACAAGTGGTTATAAAAATTTAACAAATCGCTTATAATACAATCATATAACTTTACGCATTCCTTACTGACCGTAAAATTCCGATTTATTGCTGACTTTATTATACTTTATTGCCTATCGAAAAGATAGCATATTTTATGAAACTTGTCGGCTGGGAACAGCTTGCAACGCAAGGTGTCCCCAGATGACAAGTCCACAAAAGGGTAGCTGGCGGTAGCCAGCGCAGGGGAAGCGTAGCGTCCCCTGTATGATTTGGAGCAGACCATGACTGCGAAAAATCACAGCCCTCCGGCAAGGAGCCTTCGGAGAACGCAATGCACCAACCTTTGGGTGGTGTATAATTGCGCCCTTAGTAAACTAAGGGGTTTCCGGCTTCTCACGTTCCAGCAGTTTCTTCAATAGTTCCTGCGTGTCCTGCCTGTGAAAAATGAGTGTCAACAACAGCATGACATCATCATCTGTCAGGCGTTCCGGCTCTTGCAGAAAACTTTCCAGCATACCGCCACGAGTACAGAGCCGGTGTGTCCGTTCTTTTCGGGTAAGCTGCTTTAGCTGGTGCTGCAATGCCTTTTCATCATTGATGGCTTTCCGCAGTTTCTTTTCACTCTTTTCCAACTCTCGGTTGAGCTTTTCCAGCTTTGAGGTATCAGGCAAGGGCAGCGTCCTCCTTTCCCGGTATCAGCACATAAATCCTGTTTGGTTCTCCAACGCCCTGACGCACTCGCATGATCAGTCCGGCGGTTTCCAGTTCATTCAGAGAACGCTTGACCGTCATGGGGCTGCGGGACAGGACTGCGGCAATGGCTGTGACAGGGAAGCAGATAAACAGGATTCCGTTCTCGTCCTCCTGTCCGTTGGATAGCATAGCGTCCAACATCCGGCAGTACATGACCTTTGCGGTGCTGCTGACTGGAAATCCTGTCAACGCTCTGGGAAAGGGCATACAGGGCGGCAACGGTGTGCCTATCGTCATAAATTCAAAATTCATTCGGTGTGTTCCTCCTTTTTCTTTGCTCTTTTGGATAAATAACGGGGGCAGTCAACCACAACCGCCCGGAAGCTCTGCTTGCACCCATGCTTGCATTTCCGGCATAATTCGTTGTAAGTGACACGCCCCCGGTCATTGAGGTAAAAAGAAAGCTCATGCTTCCTCTTTTTGCTCATTCTCGGCATATTGCGTTTCCTCCCGTTTTAGTGTATAGTTTCGGGGCGATTTTCGGCAAAATTACGGTCATAGAGCCGTCTAAAATCTCCAGAAGTATCAGCAATAGGGTAGACTATCCCCCTATCAGATTGTCGTGTTTCGGTATCATTTCGGTATCAGTTCGCCAGTTCTCCCCGGTGTCGTTCCTCCCCTGAATCTCACAGCGGCGTATTGCTCCCTTTGGTACGCTCGTTTCGGTCAGGGTTCCTCCATATCCCTGCCAAAAGTCATGGCGCTACATCGCCGGGGAAGCATATCCCACACAGGCTGGTCATTCGATTGGAATAATCCATCGATGAACTACCTGTATCATAGAACATTTTTGTGCCCTGTGCCGTATGTCCACAAAGTAGGAATTAAGGGTAAAAATCAGAAATTTCCACGATTGCGGAAAGTATGATATAATCCAGTTAAGCGGCAGTAATGAAACCGCCGGAAAGGAGCGTGCGCCCATGAAAGGAGCGACAAGCATACAGGAACGCCTTTGGGAACTCCGCAAGGACAAAGGCTTAAATCTGGAAGAATTATCAGAGCTGACGGGCATTTCCAAATCAGCTCTTGGCAGTTATGAAAAAGAGGATTATAAGGAAATCAATCATGGCAACCTTATCACGCTGGCAGACTTCTATGGGGTTTCCGTTGATTATCTGCTGTGCCGGACAGAGAACCGGGAGCAGATCAACACGCCACTAACAGAGCTGCATTTGAATGATGAGATGGTGGCACTTCTGAAAGGCGGTCGGATTAACAACCGTCTGCTCTGTGAGCTTGCCACTCATAAGGACTTTATCAAGTTTCTTGCGGACATTGAGATTTATGTAGATGGGATTGCCACCATGCAGATTCAAAACCTCAACGCCCTTGTCGATACTGTCCGGCATGAAATCATTGAACGGTATCGCCCCGGCGAAGACGACCCGCATTTGAAAGTGCTGCAAGCCGCCCATATCAGCGATGATGAATATTTCAGCCACATGGTTCTTGATGACCTCAATCTCATTATCCGGGATATTCGGGAAGCCCACAAAAAGGACAGCGAGAGTGCGCCCCAGACCACCGTTGCCGATGAATTGAAAGAAAATTTGGAAGCGGTTGAAAATTTCAAGGGCAGTCGGGATGAAAAGCTGGTTGTCCTTTACTGCAAGCAGCTCGGCATCAACTATAAAAATCTGTCAGACGAAGAATTTCGCTGGCTCATTCGGATTCTACAAAAATCAAAGAAAACAGGAACTCCTATCAGTCAAAGGAAAAAACGGTAAAGAAAAACCGCTGTTGCATGGTTGTGTTTGCTTCCATGTAGCAGCGGTTGGTGCTATACTTATTCAGTTAAAATTTCAAAGCGATAAAGTGGAATTTATCTTAGAAATTACAGCAATGTTATTTTGATAAACTTTCAAGAATTGAAATATCATGCTTATCTTTATCTCTTAATTCATAACCTGAATGGAAAACTCTTTGGCCTTTTAAGGATATACAAGGAATTGTTTTTCCTTCAAAAAAAGCACTACCAAAGTAATCTTTTTCAAACTCATACCAGCCACCCTCTAAATCAGCTTGTTTTGAAGTTCCGTCCTCACTTAAAACGAACGGGTGAATGTCTAAGTAACCAAGTTCATCACTATATAACTCTATTCTAACCGGTTTCCAGTCTGTATCAATTTTATAGCCCAGATTCAAAAGCACATTTAACAATTTTTCCGTATGTTGAGCATCAAAATTTATATCTATATCTCTATGAATTCTTGTTTGTTTACCAGCTAAAATATCTACACCCCATCCGCCATCCAACCAGTATGTAATTCCAGTATTTTCGAATAATTCTATTACTTTCATTAAATCTTCTTTTGTTGTTATTTCTTTTCTACCCATACAAAGTCTCCTTTACAACTTCTAATTTGTAATAATCATTCTACCATACCGTTATGAATAAATCATCTCATGTAAAACAATTTCTTCTGCCCGGTTGTGAATGTTATTGCAACGCTGCACCCATTCCATTTGACGGGTACGCTTCAATTCCTCGGTCACGCCCTCGGCAGCTTTCATCTGCTCCATGATGGTGTCTAACCGTTTCTGTGCCTGTTCGTTCAGGTCTGCAAGATATGTCCACAATTCCCCGGTCAGGGTCAATGTGTGTAATCTGGCTGGGCAGACTTCTCTTAAATATTCCCGGTGCATCCGTCCGTACTTTCCGATGGGGCGGTGTTCCTCCGGCAACTTCAAGTCCGGGATGTAGTAATCTCCAACAAGGATATAATCAATTCCGTTTTCTTTTATTCTTGGTTTCAATTCGCTCATGTTCCTTACCTCCTGTGGAAGCAGGCTCGTCTGGTACTAACTCAATCACATCGGTAATCTCACAATTCAGCGTTTCGCAGATACGGGCTAATGTATCCATGCTGATGTGCTTTCCCTCTTTGCTCATGTTGGCAATCATATTTGTTGTCATACCAGCGGCAAGCCTTAAATCCTCTTTTCTCATATCACGCTCTAACAGTGTGTGCCAGAGTGGTTTATAGCTGATGTGCATATTGTTTTCCTGCCTTTCTATCCATACCACCGGAGCGGCTGCCCCGGCAGGAACTTTTCTCTTATTATAGCACCAATCTTGTGAAATCACAATTTATTCTTGTAGCCTGCCGCTGATACCGTCTGGATTGGCTTTTCCTTTCTTTTTGTTCCCTTTAATTAGCCATGAACTGCTTGATGCCCTGGCTTTTGGAGGCAGGGTTGTCCTGGCCGTAACCTTCCAGAAGGTTGATGCCGCCCCACACGCACAGGCCGCCGCCCAGGGCGATGACCAGAGTCTGCAAAACGTCGATAGCGTTAGTAAAAAAGCTCATATTCACATTTCCTTTCGTTCAGTTGAATTGTTGGGTTGAAGGTCGGTGGCTTTCAATTCGTACAGATCGAAAGGCTCGTCCGGCTTCACAATGGCCGGTCTGCGTTTCATGTACCGTTCAATGTCAAAGGTATTTTTCTTGTCGGCATCAGCAAGGTACTTGTAGCGGGGATGGCGGGTTATATCAAACTTGTCGCTGAAAAACGGCCGCACCCCTCGAAGCTGCAAGATACACTTGCCTCCGTCCATCACCGCGATCTCGTCCTGAGTCATCAGCTCTTTGCCACAATGTCAAGTGATGAATTCAAAAAAGACAAGCACTATCCAAAGAAAAACTTCTTTTATGGTATCTGCCTATTTTGTTTTCGATAGTTTTAGCTGTGATACATTTAATTTAGGGTGCAAAAAAGCAGGAGACCTTTTCGGATCTCCTGCTTAGTAAAGCTGTGAAGATTTAATTGTGGTTGGGCTGCCTGCTATGCAAACTGAATTTTGTTTTACTAAGTTCTACAAACTGGAAACTGTTAGCTAATCTGTGCCTTGATTTTTATCCCTATCCGTCCTAATTGATCTTGAACTACTTGCAAAAATTTCTGGCAGTTATCTGTTATATCATACTTGAAATGGATTTCTATCATAGCCATCTTAAAATCAGCATTGGGGTATATTTCATCGTACTGTTCGCTTTCGATAAAAGCCACATACGCATTGATTTTATCTTGTAAAATCTTCAAGTGTTCAAACTCATTGTCCCAATTCAAATGGTCGGTAATAAGGAGTACCAAACAAGCATTTTCTTTATCGTTTGCGATTGCATCAATCTGACTTGCGTTATCAACAGCCATAATATTTCTCCTTCCCAGTTCTTTATAACCATAACTCTTTCTCCCAATACATCTGTGACATTTCAATTACACAACTTCAAATTTCTGGTTTTACTTAACTTTAGTGTAGCTCTCCATACTAAAAGTTTCTAAATCAAACACTACCGCAGCAACACTGTCCTCATTTTCTTCAATAAGCCATAAGCGAGTCCATAAGGTTTGGTCGTTCATATTGGTAGCAGTTTTATCCTCACCATCGGTAATGATTTTTTCGGGATCTAATTTTGTTACAAAAATGTTTTCAGGTTTAAGACCTGGCAGGCTGCTTTGAAGTTCCTCCTCTGTTAGTCCTGCTATTTCCATTGCTTCAGCACCTTTATAATACTCAACATCTCCGTACCAGTAGTTATCGTTAACATTCTCGATGGATTTTAACCACATAAACTTATCGTCAACGAATTTATAACCAGCACCAGAGCCGGTATCTATTTCCCATGTCCCTTGTATCAGTGCATTATCATCGTTATTATCTTTGCTGTCAGTAGTACCGGCGCAAGCGGTAAGCCCAAATAGTGTAAAACAGATCATCAGAATAGCTGCTGCAATTCTGAAAAACCCACTTTTGCGGTATTTAATCATATTCATATCATAGTTCATAGGTAACCTCCAAGTTATATCCTCTTTATTTTCGTAAGCCTTTCTCCATTGAAATTGAAGAAAACCTTTTATTCCCGTTCCCGTCTACTCCGTTTTTTCTTTCGGGGATCTGGCGGTGGAGAGAAGGTCTGAATATAGTCCTGCCGGATCGCTGTCACATCCTGAGAAAGAAAAGCAGCGACACGGTCCTGTTCGGAAGTTTGCTCTGGGAAAAAGGATGCAAATTTCTGTGCCAGCTGTTCTTCTTTTTCATACAGCTTAAGTGTGCCTTCGTATCCAATCAATTCTTTCAGCACAGCAGTAAACTCCGTGTACCGGTCCCCTCGAATATCCAGATCGACCTTTGCTTTGGCAGTCATGCCGTTCAGGTAAAGTACCTTCAGGGAAGTATGGTTCCTGAACCGATTCATTGTGAACCATAAAGCCAGCTTTTTTGAGAGTAGCTTACCGCCAATCAGCATCCAGTTCTGGCTTTGGTATATTTCCAGATACTTTTTCATGCCCTCATCTTCAAACTCTATTGGTTCAAAATGTTCTCCATCCAGCAGCTGTTCCAGCTGATTTTTGCTGAGAATCTGATTCAGTACCGGTATGTTCCGGTAAGGCGTGCAGATATAGCGTCTCATTTTCTGAAACAGCGCTACAGCCAGAACTGCTGTGCCAAGTAAAAACAGAAAAAGCTCTCCATCCATTTCGATTTTCCCGGTTGCCGTTACCCAGATGCCACGCAGAACCAGTACAACGCCAAAGCCCCACAGCCCGAAAACCAGCAACTTTTTCAGTGGATGAAAATGAATCCACTCAATGATCCGCACTTGCTGTTTGCCACTCATAGGTTTGTCACGCAAAAGTAGATGGGTGATCCATTTTCTTAGGATCAGTGGAATCCATGCAGTCGCACACATGAAGATTGCAACACTGGCATAAATGCCAATCCCAAGCCAGCCATTATCCAGAAAAGCTTCCAGAAGCAGAAGGAGGATAATCGGAAAAATCATAGTGAAAAACAAGGGTAGAAATGACTCCTTGCGTATCCTCTTGAGATTTAAGTCATTAAGCGCAGAGTTGATACATATACCAAGAATCATGGCTGCTGTCATACCACCTGCCACCCATTTTTTACGATCTCCGTATCGCATGATATGTACAGTTTCGTGCATATAAGGAAGTTTTCCTGTAATACCTACATAAAAATAGAATCCCAAATAAGCCAGAGCCAAAAGTGCCCCTGCCAGCTTCAAAATTGTTTTTCCTGAAAGTTTTCGTTTCTCCATCTTCGTCGTTTTCCTATAAAATCACGGTTCCTGTGTCAATTTATCCTTCTGTATCCCAAACAAAGCTATCTACCATGTCCCTGGCGGCCTGTTCAGTGGTTTCTGATCCGCTGAAATTTGTAAGCTGGATCAGGCAGAACCCGTAATCCCTTACAATATAGTATTGCGTGGTGACAATATCGCCCTCGTCGATAGTAAAGATATACAGTAGATCTCCCTGCTCGGTATAGGTTCCATCCCCGTTCAGTTGTGCTTCAATACCATCCAGCTGCATCAAAATCTGTTGGACGATCGCATCCCGGAACTGCTCATGCTCCTCCAGACTATATTTGTTCTTTCCTACATGGATGGATATGTTGTCCGGCTTTTCATCATTTTCGTGACCTTCCTCTATGTAGAAAATCTGCGAATCAGTAGAATGCTTCTCAGATTTCTCCCATCCCTCCGGGACGGTATAACTTCCGGGAATCGCATGATCTTCAGATGATATTTCGGTTTCGGAAGAAGAGGGTTTCTGCCGATCCGCCACAGATTCATCAGAGGGAGATTGTGGCGATGAAGCCCCATTTTTGCCGCATCCAGCAAGGAGCAACACCATAGTTAATAACACAATTAAGATTTTTTTCATACTCTGATTCCTCTCACTTTATAATACTGGTTATCCGAGTTTGGAAACAATCTGGCAGAACATCTCAACATTTTCTTTCTGCCCCTGAATATCAGAGCCAATCGCATTGTTCATCAAAGAAATTTTCATTTTTTCTTTTCCAAAATGCAGCATTACGACTTTTCTTCCGGGCAGCAGCCCACCCTTGACTTCTGCCTTTGTTATGCTGCTTAAGGGCAGAGAAAGCCGGTTTTCAATTTTTGAGACATTGACGGAATTTACAATGACCATATTCAGGTGTTTCTCGGTAACTCCCAGATAGCAGTAAGCATTGCTCAGTGCGCCTAATGCAGCGGCAGCACCCCCCGTCAGTGTAGAAAGTCCTCCAATCAGTGCATAGGTATCAGCTCCGGCCATGATGACCGCCCATAACTTGCACTGATAGGCTTCGTTTTCCTTCAAAATGGCTTCCAGCATTTCATTTTTATCTTTTTCATTCATTGTAAGCATAATTGTTCCTCCTAATTATTGTTTTAAGTTGAGAACGCCGGATGCAATCCTTTGATAGATGCACCCGGCGTTCAAAAGCATTAGTCTGCTTTCAAATTTTTGTCCAGGATCACCAGTTCGCCGTTGCGTTCAATGATACCAGGCTGAACCACGACGATTTTCAGACCTTCCTGCAATTCCAGATACTGTGAAGCATAACCCCAAACCTTGACCTGATCGCCTTCCTCAAGCTCAATGGCAGTGCTTACAGTACCATCTTCATTCAAAATCTGGTTAGCAATACAGTAGAGCTGGCCGGTTGTATCCTCTGCGATGTAGAGAGACACATCCGAAGCGAGCGGCGTTCCGGCAATAGATTTATATTCACCGACTTCTTCGCCCCAAATAGTACCTTCACTGTAAAATCCAACGACCATATTTTCTTCATATCCCTCGATGATCGCATTGAAATCCTGAGCATACGGCTCCATCTCGGCTTTTGTAGTATCCTTGTAAGCGGCAATCTTTTCATTAGATGCCTGTTCTTTTACCTCTTGCGGCTGATAATCCTTGTATTCAAAAACATTGTCCGAAGCAAGCGTGATTGCTGTGTAGTCATCATCCAGAATGACTTTATAAACAGCAATTTCATCATCATCAACAGTACGATTGATGTCGATATTTCCTGCGGAATTCAGTTTATATCCGTCTACACCTTCCAGCGCCTTTTGTAAAGCTGCGTTGGACATCGCACAGTTGATCCCATTGAGCGTTACAAAGAAATCAGGATTTGGTTGATCCTTATCGGCAGAGTATTCCAGTTCTACCACCGTTCCGCCCTCAGCAGGCTTGCATGGCTCTGTCCCGGCATTTACGATTGCAACATCTATTTCCTGATCGTCTTTGGAAAGTTCCCCATAAATACGCTCGCCGGGTTGCAGAGAAACCTCTGCTGCATCATATTCTTCCGTTTCCAAACTCCAGCCGACTTGTATCAGCTGGGAAGTTTCCAAAGGAAGTGTGTAGTAAGTGCCATCCAGTACGAACTCAGGTGTCCCGTCATTTTTCAGCTGAGACAGAATGGCCTCATCCGTACAGCCTTTATCGCTGCCCGCAGCTGCCGGAGCTGATGTCTGAGGTTTTGAGCCGCATCCGGCCAGCATACTGCATACCAGCACACATCCTGTCAGTAAAGCAATCCATTGTTTTTTCATAAGCGTAAATCCTTTCTGCGATTCTATCAAATTTGTTTTATGTATGAACAACTCATATCCTATATAAAGGTCGATTATGCTCCTATCAGCGTCATGACCACATAGAGTACGATAAGCAGGAGCGCAAGACACATTGCACAGAAAACGGCAATCGTCGTTTTGACCCTGTGCCGCTCCTTTAATGTCAGAACCATCATTGCAAGTACATCAAAGGAAAAGAAGAACTGGCAGATTCCAGCTAAAACCGCCAACCATTTCGGATGAATGCCGTCTTTGCATGACTTTATCAGATAAGCGATAGCATAGGGAGCTGCCCCTAATAGAATCCCGTATCCAAAAATCAAAAAAACAATGGTTACCAGTCCAAACAACGCCATCAGCGGCAATGGGAAGAATGCCATCAGCGTTACATATACGGTGATGCTCCCTCCGACCAGGTAGAACGGGATCAGTCCATACTTGATGATCAAAGTGCAGTTCAGCAATGTCTTTCTTGACCACTTTCTTCCTACGGTCAGCACAACAATCAAATTGACGATTCCCATGATAAAAGGCAGAAGGATCGATAATATCTGCAATTTGATCGCATTGTCAAAACAGCCTGCCAAAAGGAAGAATGTATAAGACACAATTACATAGAGTACCGGGAGGATATAAGTCATTTAGCAGCCTCCTTTCTGCGCCGGATCAACCAGAGAATCAGCCAGATCAAGCAGACTGGGAACGAGAACAAGCCCAAAATAAAAACTCCGGCTCCAAACGATCCAAGGATTGAGTCCCCGGTGGCGATATTGCTGATGATTCCGAACAGTGCCAGACCAACGCTGAAAGAGAGCCAGCAAAAGAAAGCATATTTACTCTCTTTGGCGCTTGCGGGTATTCTTGATTCTCCCTTTTTATTTCCAAGCTGGGTTTTTAGCTGTTCGCTTAGAAGTCGTTCCTGCTTCTCTAATTCAGTGTCTCCGATCGCCCTTGCGTAATCTTCACGAAGTAGGTGATACCCCAGTTTATCCTGCGTATTTTTTGCTCGATGCAAAAACTGCTCCAAAGTTTCTTCCGCTTCTGTCCAGCGCTGTTGTTCCAGCAGAGCGGAGAACCAGTTCGCTGTAATGATGTTTTTGGAATGCTTGCTGAGTGCCCAAGGACGCCAGCGATCCAATCCATGTTTCAAATTCTCAAGGTTGTGATCGCTTTGATATGCCACCACATAGGGGTTAAGTTTCTTTGCCAGCCAGTGTTCATATTTGCAATATGCGAAAAAGCATAGAGCCAGCAGCACAAGGAACACTACAACAGCAATCCACATAGTCTCGTAAGAAAAAAAGTGATCATATATCAGGCACGCAACTCCGGAGAGAGCCGCAATGCTGAAAATTGGCCATGGATTTCTCATAATAGCAATATCTCCAATCATCTGTTTGAATAAAGATTCCGATATGGTCAAATTGTCATATCTATATGCAAACATTATAGCATTTGCATCATCTTTCGTCATCATTTTTCTGCTGTACGGCTAGGAATTTAATTGTAAATAAATTATGAATATATCTATTGCAATTTTACAAAAAGAAAAGCCTCATCCCTCGCTGATTGAGAGATGAGGCGAAATGATTATGCTGTAATCTCCGGGATTTCTCCGACAAAGTTATAAACGATTCTGACTTCCTGCACCTTCTGTCCGTCAATCTTCTTGACTTCGCCCACCAAAATTTTGCTGATGAGCCGGTTCAGCACCGCTTCATCCAGTTCTTCAATGGCTGCATAACGCCGGATTTCTTTGATAAAGGTGCGGACTTCATTTTCCTGTTCGTCAGAGTGGCGCATCATCAACAGCAGGTCTCGCAGGCGCTTCTGGTTAGCTTCCTGCTCCTGCTCCAGTGTTGCTGTCAGCTTCATAAAACGCTGCTCAGTCAAGATTCCTTTTGCCTTATCGGTATATAGGCTCAGAAACATCTCATCAATTTCACAATTCCTGCTTTCCAGTCGTTGACATTCCTTCTGTGTCTGGGAAGCGTCCAGAAGATACCGGCGCTCCATCCGGCTGCTCAGCCGCTGATAAAAAGCATCGGCATCTTTGAGCGCAGTCTTTGCCAGCTCCTGAATATCTTTCAGCACAAGATTGTATAAATCTCTGGCTTCGATCTTGTGGCTGGTACAGGCGTTCTTGCCCAGCCTGTTATAGGTCTGGCAGATATAATACGCCTTATCAATCGGTTCCCGCTGTTCGCCGGTAAAACGGTTCTTTCCGGTTCTGCCAACCTTTTCATACCGCACCTGCATGGACTTTCCGCAAGTCGCACAATAAATGATACCGTGGAACAGGTTATAAAAGGGGCAGGAGTTGCCCTTCATAATGGTTGGTCTGCGGTCAATGATTTCCTGCACCTGCTCCCATTCTTCCGGGGAGATGATTGCTTCATGGCAATCCTCGATAATTTCCCAGTCCTCACGAGGGATAATATCATAGGTGTTGGAGCGAATCCCTTTCTGATGTGTCCGGCAGACCAGATGTGCGCCCTTATAAAAGGGATTCCGCAGGATATGGCTGATTCTTGCACTTCCCCATGAATAGTAATTTACATCACATTCTGTGTTACTTTTTACTCTGGTGATTGGGACTTTATCATCCATGAGCTGCTTTGCAATCCGCATACATCCCCAGCCATCCAGCGCCATATCATAGATTTTTCGGATTACCGGTGCTGTCTCAGGGTCACGGATCAAATGCCCCTTATCCTCCGGGTCACGCATCAAACCGAGGGGCGGCTGCCCACCACAAAACTTCCCCTGCCGGGAACGGGTCATACGCCCTGCCAGCACCTTTTTGGAAATATCCCGGCTGTACATATCGTTCAGGATATTCTTAAACGGCGTAATGTCCATTTCCTGACGGGTCAGGCTGTCCACTCCGTCTGTAATGGCGATATAGCGTACATTGTGTTTTGGGAAAAAGATTTCGATATAGCTGCCAGCTTCGATATAATTCCTGCCCAGTCTGGACAGGTCTTTGGTGATAACGCAGCCGATCTTTCCCGCCTCAATATCGGCAATCATGCGCTGAAAAGAAGGGCGGTTGAAATTGCGGCCTGTATAACCGTCATCCACATAATACTCATACTGGAACATTCCGTTTTTTTCGGCAAAGTCCCGGAGCATAAGTTTCTGGTTGCTGATGCTCATGCTCTCATTATCGCCGCCATCCTCCAGAGAGATACGGCAATAAAGGGCTGTGATTTTCTGATTCACTTGTTTTTTCCTGCTCATAGTGTTCTCCTTCTATGAACAGGGACACGATACCATTATAATACCATGCCCCTGTCCATGATTCAACTGCTTTACGCCGCTTTTCGTGCCATTTCCTGATGCTCTAACCATTCCTCGAAGTGTTCGCAGGTCTGACGCTCGATCAGCTGCTCAAAGGCTTCCCGCATGGTTTTGTCCCCAGAAAACTCACGAACCACTACAAACTGGACTTTTTTATTCTGCTTCTTGTTTTTCTCCATAGGCTACCTCCATAGAATAGGGGATCAGACGGTAGCTGTGGCAACGAAGTCCGGCAACGGACATCAAAAAACCTGTAAACTATCGTCTGACCCTGATTTCTTACTTTTCAAATTTTCTTGTAAAATCTCGTTGCTTTCGTTGCCGGAAACATAGATAGATAATAAAAATCCTTTATTTACGGGCTTTTTCCATATCAAAACCATAAATTTATCAGCAACGAACCCGGCAACCAACTGGCAACTATCCCGGCAACAGACCGTCCTTGTCAGGCGATCCACTCCTGCGGAAGTTCCAGCTGACGGCATTCTTCTTCACTCAGTTCTACAAATCCACCTTCGTTGCTGGGTAGTTCGTTGCCGGAAGTGTCCCGTTCCCAGCCCTTTTGTCTGCCATATCCGGCAAACATCCGGGGATTGGAAAAAGGCTTCCAACCGGTCACGACCGTGTTCATGATCTCATTGATATTGTGGAGCTGCCACCGCTTCGGCTCATCAAAGGTATGTCCCAGCGCCTCCTTGAACAGCTGTTTTGAGCAGACCATGTTTCCGGTGTAGTGTTCCAGAAATCCCTGTATCTGTCCAGCTTCGGTGTCCTCCGGCATGAAGTCTTTCTGCACCTCCACCAGTTGACGCTGGATGGACTTGCTGAATTTCATGGAATACTTGCCGCTGTGGTAAATGCTCATAGCTTCTGCCCATACCTGCAACAGATACGCTCTGGAAGCGTCCTCGTCCTCCAAAATGTGAACCTCTGCCTTCTCCGGGTAAATCATGATTGGGAGAAAGCGCCGGTTCCCGGCTCGATCCAGCGGCAGAAAGTCCAGGGTATTCGAGGAACCACCGAACACGCACTGCCGAAGCCGGTCTTTAGGCTGAGATTCATAAGGTGTCCGGTAGGTTTCCTTCTGTCGGCTAATAAAGGAACGGATTTCTTCAATGCTCTTTGCGCTGCTGGTGGCAAGCATCTCTGACATCTCAATGATCCAGTGACCTTGTAGCTTTTGGAATACCCGGTCGTCATCCAACTTCTTCAGGTCATCAGAGAACCATTCGTCCCGGATCGCCAGCAGTCGGAAGAATGTGGACTTCCCGGCACCCTGACCGCCCACCAAACAAAGCATTTCTTCATATTTGGAACCGGGACGGAATACCCGGCGTATAGCACCCAGCAGGAAATGTTTCAGCATTTCTTCCACATAGTCACTTTCATCAGCACCAAGAAAATGGTGCAGACAGGATCGGATGCGTGGTGTACCGTCCCAGACAAGACTGTTCAGCACATCCTGAATTGGATGGTAACAATTTTCGTTTGCTACGATAGAAAGGGCAGCCGTGATCTTTTTCTCACTGGTCAGCTCATAGTTTCTCTCAAAATAGAGGAGAAGATATTTCACATCAGTATCCGTCAGAGCGCTGGTATTCCTGCGCCAGCCCAAGTCCTGTACAATGTCTACCCGGTCTGTCAGGAGATTAAGCCGGATGGCATCCCGCAGGAGTGGATCGCAGCAGAACACAATCCGGCAGTTGTCGATGGTGTTGGCTGTTTTTCCCTTGTCGGTAACAGAAAGGCTCTGCCGCACCTTATCAACGCTCTGTTCCGGCGCTATGGCTTCGGCTGCGCTCATCACAGCCTGCTGGGTGGCTGGCGATAAACTCTGATATTCGCTGTTCAATTTTCCTCACCTCTTTTCCATACTCCGCAACTACAAAAGCTCGTTCTTCTATGCTGTCAGACAGAAGAAGATCCAACAGATATTCGATATATGGCTGCCTGTGCAGAGCCTCCACAAACAAAGGATTCCAGTCATCCTCCGGTTGTTTGGGCGCATATTCTTCTTTCCATCGTTCCAGCAAACGCAGGTAGTCGCACAGCACCCGAAAGCATTTCTGCTCTGCCTGCCGGTATCGCATTTCCTCGCTGATTTTTCTTTTGATTACTCTCTTTTGTGGCGGATCGTGGCCTTTGCGGTCAAAGCTGATTGAGAAGTCCTCTGCCAGCTTTAAGGCAGCTTCTTTACTGCTTAGTCCAAAAAGACGGGAAGTGAAATCAATCACATCTCCATCTGCCTGACAGGCAAAACAATGGAACCGTCTGTCCACCTTCATGCTGGGATGCCTGTCATCGTGAAACGGGCAACAAGCCATCCCGTTGCGTCCTACTGAAATTCCATAAACCAAAGCAGCCTGCCTTGTGGTAACAGACTGTTTTACTGCTTCAAATACATTCGTTTCTTCCACCTCCAAACAATGCAAAAGGCATCCGGTTTCCATAGAAAATCAGATGCCTCACAATTCCATATCCTGTTTTCTTGTTGGAGCAATCCGTCCTTCACGCTCCCAGCGCACCCGGTTCTCCCGATCAGCGTCCAGTTTGCCTTGTGCCAGCTTCTCCTTAATGGATTTTCTGGCTTTATTTTTGATCTGCTCTTTGCCAGCCTGTTTGACCTCCGGTTTTAACAGCACCGCCTGTACCTTTTTGAGAACTTTTTCAGCAGACTGCTGTAATTTTTCTCGCACCCTACTCAGCAGAGTGTTCGCTATCTTCACAACTTCTGGCGAATTTTTGGCATTGGGCGATACCACGCTCTTTCGATATTTCTCAATTACTTCCATATCTTCAAGCTGGGTTTGTTCCCGAACCTTGTCGGTCACAACCTCCACCGCCTTGTCATAGGCTGCACCGGAAACATCTTCCAGCAAGGTTTCTACATCCTCAATTTTTAGCGTCAGTTCCTCCAGCTTTTGCTCCTGTGTCGCCAGCTGCTCCTTCTGCTTCATCAGGATATAATCCTGCTTTTCCAAATAGTCACGCCCACCATAAGACGGCTCCTGTTCCAGATGCAGCCCATGCCGTTTGGCAACGTCAAATAAGATTATCCGACAGACTGCATCAAAAGTCTGTTTCCGGTTATTGTGCTTTCCTTTTGGCTGTTCCGGTTTAGGGAGAGGGATACCCAGTTCCTCCAACGCCTTTTCCTGCTGGGGGCACAGCTCTCCATACCGATTTTCACAGTCAAATACATGGCGCTCATGGATGTGCGGAGTTCCTTCATCCAGATGGAGCGCCCAGTCTAAAATGTGGATATGAGAACCGAAACGGTTTTCAAATTCCTCATAAAATTCACTGACAATGAGCGCTAAAGTCTCTGGCGGAACGGATTCTTCCATAGTGCCGATCTGGTAGATGCTTTCTTCTGGACAGGTCTTGTTATTTTTCAAAAGATCATCCACAGTGCGATTGCGCTCAATGTGCCGGGTTTTCTCGTTCCGGGCGTTCTGAGCATTGACATGGTCGGCATAATGCTCGTAGTAATACATCTGTTCAATTTCCTCAAAGCTGAAATCCGGCTGCTCTGAGTTTTCCCGAAAGTCGTGGGTGGTAAAGCCCCGGTAACAGTCCCAGTACACATTTTGTCTGGCACGCTCAGCGTCAATGTGTTCGCTATTTTCTACATCGAACCGACGGTCATTGTGCCGGGGATTGTAAGTGCCATGCTTCCCAGATCGTCCATTGTGTCTTGTTAATTTCAAATATTTTTCCTCCTTCCTGCAAAGATGTTCTGGGCTGGGGAGGGCGGCAAAGCCGCCAGACCTGCGAAGTTTTGCGTCAGGTAATACCCAGTACAAGTTGACGCAGGCATCAACTTTCCCTGGGCAAGGCGTTTCACCCTTGACCCGATGAGGCTGGCTGCCCTCAACCCGCCAATGGGCATTGCCCCTTGACCCCAGCAGTGCGCTGCCGCCCCTGCACCCCGGCACAAAGGGCTGGCTGCCCTCTGTACTCCCGCACCGGCGAAGCTGGCCTTCACCGCAGAAGCGGTTTTTGCCAGTTTCACCGGCTCCGTATCCGTACATTTACGCCCATAGGCGAGAAGTGGATACAGAATACGCCTGCGGAAATTGCCGATCAAAACAGCGGGTGCAGACCCGATATTTTTTCGTAAATCGCCCTCATTTTAAGCGATTTTTTCTTCTGTCTGTATGACCTGAAAGCCATGCTCTTTTGCGCACTCCCTTGCAGCTGCCAGCCGTTCTTCGCTGTACGGCGGCACCAGCCGGATCGAAAGTCGTGACTTGTCCATCACATAGGTCACGCTACCTTCCGGCGTACTGCGTTCCAAGCGGCACAGCAGAGGGTACTTCCGGCTGAAATCCTCCAGTCTGCGTTTCAAGCTGGCATTGAAGGTGTAGATACTGGCAATCGTCTCGCCCTCATTCCAGTTGATGATGGTTTCTTTTTCATATTTAGACAGCTTCCTCATACAGTTCCTCCTCATAATCGGTGTTTGCTTTCAGCGCACGCAGACTGCGTCTAATCCGGCGGTATTCGTCCATCTCCATACGCAGATGATGGTAAAAGGCTTCGTACCACCTTTCCTCTGTCTCTGTCTCAATTTTACGAGCAAGATGAAGCATCTGGCTTTTCGCCTCCGGGTCAACAGTCAATGCTGTCAGCCATTTCAGCCTTGTCACTGTGTTGTGATGGCTGGGGCAGGCGTAAGCGTAAAGAATTTTCTTTTCCTTCATATTCAGTTTCATAATGATCTACCTCCATTCATTTGATGCGGTATGTTCCGCATCGTTTATTTTTCTGTCTGCCGGTCTGTCTGCAAAATATTCCTGCCCGGATTCTCTCCCAGCGTATTGTCCTCTTTGGTGCGCTCTTATCGTGGCGTCACTTCCCCGGAGGTCGTCCCCCTTGCAGTCGGTCATTCATTTTTCAAGGTTCTATGTCTCCTGACAAGAACCAGTTTACCGAAAAAAGAGGGCTGCTCCCGTATGTCCAAGACGCAGGAAAAACACATGAAAACCGCATATTTCCACGCTCTCGGAAATGTGCTATAATGAAAAACAAAAACCGATGGCAAGGAGGTGCTTTGATGTACACAAAACTGTCAATCCCGGAACGGCTCAAAGACCTGCGAGTGGTGGATAAGCACCTGACGCTGGAACAGCTGGCAGAACAGACCGGCCTGTCTAAGTCGGCACTGGGGAAATATGAGAGCGATGACTACAAAGACATCAGCCCATTTGCGATTGCGACACTGGCAAAGTTTTACGGAGTGTCCACTGATTATCTGATGGGCGTGTCAGAAAATAAAAATCACCCAAACACGGAGCTTCAAGCTCTGCATCTGAGTGACGCTATGGTGGAACTTTTGAGCAGCGGAAAGATCAACAACCGCCTGCTTTGTGAACTGGCGACTCATCCAAATTTTTTGCGGCTGATGGTTGATATGGAAATCTTTATTGACCAGATCGCTGATATGCGGGTGAACCAGATGAATCTGATTCTGGAAGCTACCCGGCAGACCATTCTTAAAGAACACGCACCTGGAGAAAATGATCTGTATATGCGGACGCTGGAATTGGGTCAGGTACAGGAGAACGATTTTTACAGCCATATCCTTCATGATGATCTGGACAGCATTGTCCGGGATATACGGGAAGCCCATTTGAAAGACAAGACCACAGCCGACCCACAGCCAACACTGGATGAGGTCAAAGAGAATTTTGAACAGGCCATACAGATGGGAACCGACACAGAAGCTATGATCCATGAGTTCTGTGATAAAATGCAGATTCCTTTTGAAAAAATTTCATCCGAGGACTTTTCGGCTTTTCTGCGGATACTGAGCCTGTCCAAACTGCTTAAAAACCCAAACAATATGCGGGGAAAAGCCAAGTCACAGCCGTATTATATGCCAAAAAAGAAAAAGCGCAGGTAGCAAAAAGGCCATCCACTATAAAAGTGAATGGCCTCAGTTTTTCCACCTTCTCAGACGAAAATCATCTCAGACCGAATGACTTCCTCTGCCCGGTGGCGTATGCTGTTCATGTGACCGACCCATGCAAGCTGGTCTTTTGCTTTCAATTCCTCCGTGACTCCCTCTGTTTCTTTTATCTGGGCAATGATACAATCCAGACGGTTCTGTGCCTGCTCATCCAGATCGGCAAGATATGTCCACAGCTTTCCAGACAGAAGCAATTCATTGTACCGGTCGGGACAATACTCTTGCAGATATTCCCTGTGCATCCGTCCCCACCGTCCGATTGGGCGGCTTTCCTCCGGCAGCTGTAAGTCTGGAATATAGTAGTCTCCGACCAGAACATAGTCCAGACCGTTACTGTCATCATGGATATGCTTTTTCAATTTCTCCATAGCGACCTCCTGTTTTCGTTTTATCCGAATCCAGTTGATCGTGTCCCTGTTCATCTGTTATTCAAGGCAACTGAACTCGTCACCATGAATTATGGCATATCCCGCCCACTGATCTGGAAGTTGGTGGAGTAAGACCCGGACCGCCCTTTGGTCTGCCCGTGGGTCTTGGTGTCGATGGTGGACTTGCCCAACGCCTCGGAAATGTACTTGTGGGTGCTTGCCTCGTTGCCGCCCAGATAGAGCAGCGTGTCCGAGTTGCCGGGGATGGTTTCCCAGGAATCCTTATACAGCTCCTTAATCTGCGCCATGTTCTGGATGATGGTGCTGCAGGAGATGTTGCGAGAGCGCATGGTCGCAAGCTCCCGCGGCAGCCCCGGCAGATTGACCGATGGCGCTTCGTCCAAGATAAAGTGGACGTGACACGGCAGTGCCCCATGGTGGATCTGGTCGGCGCAGTAGTAAAGGGTCTGGAAAATCTGGGAGTACAGAAGACTCACTAAAAAAGTAAAGGTCGTGTCATTATCCGGGATCACGGCATACAGAGCGCACTTTCGCTCTCCCAGCGTGTACAGGTCCATATCGTCATGGTCGGTGACAGCTTTGATCTGCGGCAGATTGAAGGGCGCCAGCCGCACAGCGGCAGACACCAAAATGCTTTTCGCTGTCTTGCCCGCCGCCTGCTTGAAAACCTTATATTGCCGCAGGGCAACGCTTTCCGGGTTCTCATACTCCATTGCCCGGAACAGCAGATCCAGTGGGGAGACATACTCATCATCGTCCTCCTTCACTTCGGCATATTCCAGCACACGCATCACCATGGAAAAATTCTGCTCGTATTCCGGCGCTTCCTGGAACAGCATGAGGATGATAGCCTGCAGCAGTGCTGTCTCGGACTTCGACCAGAACGGATCGGACTCGTGACTGCCCTTGGGCGTCGTTGCCTGGATCAGCGTGTTGACCAGCTTCAGCGCGTCCTTCTCATCCCGCAGATAGCGGAACGGGTTATAGCCGTCCGACTGCGACAGATCCACCAGATTCAGCACTCGGATGTCGTATCCCTGCCGTTTCAGATACCCTCCGGTGGCGGTCAGCACCTCCATCTTCGGGTCCGTGATCACATAGTTGCTGTTTGCTTCCAGAATGTTAGGCTTGACATAGCCGCGGGTCTTAGCGGCGCCGCTGCCGCCAATGACCAGCACATTCAGTGAGCGCCGGTGCTTGTGGGTATCCAGCCCCAGCCGCACATGGCGGGTGAGGATCTTGTTCTGCTTCTGCCGGAACTGCGCGTTGAGCTGCCGGGGCGAACCCCATGCGGCGGAGCCGTGTTCCTCGCCGTCCCGTGTCCTGCCCTGTCCGGAAGCATAGAGACACAGTCCCATGAGATACGCGCCGGTGCAGACGAGAATGGACAACAGGCTCTTGTCTGTCCATTGGATCTGGAAGGGTTGTTCCAGCGCGGCAGTTAAGTTTGATAGCAGCTCCGGCAGACCGCCGCCAAGGGACTGGACGATCAGCAGCGCCGCCCATACCACAGGGATATAGAGGAACAGAGCAAGTACCAGATCCGTTGTTTGGGATGTCTTTTTCAGCCGCATCACCTCCTGCATAAAAAATACGAGGCCGGCAGAGTAGAATGCTCTGCCGGCCTCGCTGACGAAACGGCTTTCTTACTTTGTTCTGCCCGGTCGTACTTTTTGATGGACCTTTTCTTTGGCCGGGGCAGACTTCTGCCGGGTATCCAGCTGCGCCTGATAGCCTTTCAGCCGTTCCAGAACCGAAGGCCGCTCACTCGTCATCGTCTCGGCAGCCGTTTCCCTGCCGCTGGATGAGGTCGATCTGCCTTTGGTATCTGGCAAGTCTGTTCCCGACCGAGATTCTTTTTTGGGCGCCACCTCCTGCCGCTTGCCCACAGGCGGTGTCACAGGCGTTTCCCCCTGCCGGGGGCGTTGCTGTTCGCGCTGCGGCGCCTCCTGTCCCACACGGGCTTCCTGCTCCTTAGAGGGGGCATCCTGCCGCGCCTGCTCCGGCTGCCCGGTATATCGGATGCGCTCAAAGATCATATTGGCGCGGTCAATCTCCGTTACCGGCATGATCACATCCACGACTTTTCCCTTGTTATCCGAATCACGGATGGCAGAGAACAGGATCTTCTGTTTTCCTGCCCGCTGCCTGAATTGCTGATACTGCTCCGGAGACATGGCGAACCGCCGCACATCGCGGGTCTCCTTCAGCATCTTTGCCAGATTGACTTTGCCGGAAATGGTCTTGTGGTTTTTCGCCAACGCCATAGTGAGCGCCAGCATATTTTTAATGGCGGAGCCGCTCAGCCGGACAGCGACCTCGCTGCCGGAGAGCATCATGCGTACCAGCTGGTCCGCCGCTTCACCGCCTCCGATGTTCATGTTCCTGCACCTCCTTCTGGTGTTCTTCTGTTTTCTGGATGTCCTGCTCCATTGCAGGCGTCTGCTGGCAGATTTCCCGACAGAGCTTCCACTTTTCCCGCTCCGCCCGGATCTTCCGATTTACCTCTGAGAGCTGCTCATACACTTCTGCCTTTTCTTTCTTCAGCACCTCCTGCGGAATGCCGCTATCCTCCAGCAGCTTCACGGCTTTCATATACTGCTCGAATTCCTCTTCCATTCCGGTGAACCCTTCCTCGTATAACGCCCTGCTGGGTTCCAGCGCCTCCGCGTCTGTCAGCGCCGCATAGAGCGGCTGGCGTTTCTTCTTCCGCACATTGAGGAGGGTCCGCTGCTTTGTCAATCTGCCCAGCGTTTCCTCTGTGCGTTGTTCGAATGCCGCCATGTCAGCAGGCGTTGTGATGTCATTTTCCCGTAGGAACGCGAACTGTGCCTGATACCGCTCAAAGCGCATGACCGCCTGCCGCAGATGCGGCGTCATACGGGGCGGGTACTGCCGCTTTTCGATCTTGCCCAGCAGATAGAGATAATGGACATAGAGGGCAAGGAAGCCACTGTGCTTGGGATGTTTCCGGTACGGCTGATACGCTGGACGCGCAGGCAAGACAGGCCGCAGCCCCGCTTCGATCTGTTCCAGGTTGCCCTGGATGGCAGCACGGATTCCGTCCTCTGTGAACAGAGAATCTCGCCTGCCGGGGTACTGGAAACGATCCTGTCCCCGCAGGCGGAAACCGAGCCTGCCGCCATGATGGATCTCATACCCCTTATGCTCCATGAGCAGAAAGAAGTGGCCGAGGTCGTTGGCGTCCCGGATGGCATCCCGCAAATCCGCCTCCAGCATGGAGCGGAAGGTGGGCTGCCCCCTGGACTGGCGCAGCCACTCAATGTAGCTGACCGACCTGGCAGGCTCGCCCTGCACGATGACGGATAATCCATGCTCCCGGCAGAGCCGGTCTGAAATGGCACGGATCTGCTGGTAGTAGCTTTGCTGCGTGCTGTGATACTTTTCGCCGGTATCTGCATTCACCGAATTAAATACAATATGCGAATGGATATGGTGTCGATCCACGTGCGTACCGATGACCGCCTCAAACCCGTCCAGGTGTTCCCGCACAAATTCTTTGGCTATCTCCAACGCCAGTTCAGGTGTGATTTCACCAGGCTTGAACGATTGAATGATGTGATAGCATTGACGCTTATCCAATCGTCCGGTTTCCAGCTTTGTTTTCATCATCTCGCGGTACTCTCTCCCTGGATCGCAATTAAAATGTGCTGTTAAAATATGCCCATCCGTTTTGTCACCATTCAGAACATAATCAATGGCTTCTTTTAAGCCGCCGTTACGGGGCAGGATTTTCGTAACAGCCATTACTTATTCGCTATCCGGAACATAAGCTCATATACCTGATCCAGAAGATAGAGTCCCCGTTTGGCATCCTCCGGCTTCGCAATTCCTGCATTGACGCTGCGGGCGATCTGGTTGATGTTGTTGCCGATATGATGTATTTCCGTCCGGAGCTCTTTAATTTCTTTTGTAGGGCGGGCTTTGACCGGTCGTCCCCCAATAAGCCGTGCAAGATATGCCCGTTTTGTCAGCCTGCACTCTTTGGCCTGACAGCACAGCAGCTGATACTGCTGTGTTGTCAGTACGATGTGCAGATGGTGTTCTTTCTTGTTCTCATCCACATTTTTCTCCTTCCTGCGGCGTATAGCCGCAAGTTTTTCCGCCAGCAGGCGGCATTGGGGACCGGGGTATCCTCGGCAAGCTGTGCAAATGTACATTTGCGCGATGCTTGCGCCAGCGCCGCCATCGGCGGCGTTGGCTGTTCCCCGCCGTCGGCGGGGCGCTTTTTGAGAGGTAGATTGATCCCAATACAGGCGGACACGGTCCGCACCTTTTCCAGAAAAAGAAATGTCTGGCAGCAGCGCCAGACATCCGGTTTCGCAGGGTCCTTCCGCACAGGGTGTCAATGTAACACCCAAAATAGAAACGGCAGGGTGTCTTGATGACACCCTGCCTGTCATTATTACCGTTCAAAATCATGATCGTGCGCCAAACGCTCCCGTTTCTCCAATTTTCGCATTGAGAAATCAAGAATTCGCTCTTTTCTGACCTGCAGCATGGTCTTATAAAACTGCTTTTGCAAATCAGACGCAAATGGCGTTTCGTCAATGATCGTAAATATTTGCTCCATGTTGATTCTCGGAAGGATTCGCTTCAGTGCCGCATTGCAATCCGGATAAGACAACGACGAAATGAAGTTAAAATAATTGATTCTCTGTCCGTTGATCTTTATGCCGGAGAGAGGTAGAGAAAAGGTCCGAAGATCCTGCTCCTTCTGGCTTTCCAGTGTATTTCGCATGATGCTTTCGTCAGCCTGTGGGTAAAGGCTGCTGCCGCAGTCATATACAGGAGCCAAGTGGATCTCATCCGTCATGGTATTATACAGAAATCCCCAGTTGCCATTATGCCGATCCCAGTTGCCGATCAGGGCATCTACGATAAACATATCCCAGAAGTGCTGTTTCAGCAGCGCGGGTGAAAAGGCTGTCTGGTCCTCCATAGCTTGTGTGATATCAGACAGTTCTGTACCATAGCCGCTGTGTCCGGAATTGATCACCGTATTTTTCAGAGATGCGAAGTCCTGCAGCACGATTCCTGGTGAAGTGAAATCCTTGCAGGCAACAACAATTTTTTCCGCACCGTTTTTTCTGTAGATTCCCAAAAGCGTTTCCTGTGCGGCAATACCAACGCTGTTGAAAATATGGCAGCCAATGTATTCTGAAATGCAGCTATTGGCATAACTCAACTCTTTATTTTTAGGAGCGGGTGCCGGGAATTTCAGCATATACTGTTCACCGTCGTAAATGACAGCGATCTTTGCGCCATTCGCTCCTGCATAAAACTTTTTGCGGGTGGGTAAGGCTGTAAAATCAAGCACAATACTCACTCCTTTCCCATACGGAGATATTTTTCTCTCAGATACCATGCCTGTTCTGATGAGATGACCTGCTCTACTTCATAGGAATTGATCAGCGCATTCAGGTCACACCAGCAAAGATCCCAATGGTTATCCTGCCTGCCGCTATCAATGATGTTCCATGATTCCTCCATTCTCAGGATGGATTCGTGGAGGTCTTCCGGCAGTCCACATTCCAAATAGGACTGGTCCAGCGGCTTTCCCGTTTCCGGATCATATTGTGCGTTTCGATCATTCATACCTGCGTCCTCGCTTGTAACACCATTCTATTGTTTTTATTATACCGACTTATCCCTGTTTTAGCAAGTAGTGTTGCCAGACAGCCCAATAGATCATGCCGCCTTTTCCAGCTCGGCCCGGATACGTTCCCGTGCCAGCTCCGCATAGGTGTCTGTGACTTCGATGCCGGTGGCGGTATAGCCCTCCTGCACAGCCGCCAGCACCGTGGTACCGCTGCCAGCAAAGGGGTCCAGAATATGCCCGCCCGGTTCCGTGATCTTCACGATGTCCCGCATCAGCTGCAGCGGCTTCTCCGTCAGATGGATGCGACTCTGGGGATTGCCGTATTTGAACACCCCCGGCAGACACGGGACCGGACGGCTGATAGGCATATCGCCGTTGGAGCCCCAGACGATATATTCCGCCTGCTGGCGGAAGCGCCCCTTCTGCGGGCGGCTGTTGCCCTTATCCCAGACAGCGGTGCCTCGCCAGATCCAACCGGCCCACTGGAGAGCGTCTGTCGCCGCGGGAAGCTGCCGCCAGTCGATAAACATACATACCGGCGCACCGCTCTTGCATACCTTTCGCGCTTCATACAACCACTCCGCCGCCCAACGGGTCCAGGAGCGCTGGTCCTTGGCGTCCCCATCGAAAGGGGGCGGCGCGTTCTCGCCCATACTGGAATACTTCCGGGCGGTGGATTTGTTTTTCTCCGCCTGGGTGCGCCCACCGGACGCATAGGGCGGATCGGTGATCACAGCGTCAAAGGTGTTGGGGGCAAAGGTCCCCAGCACCTTCAGGGCATCCCCCTGGAGGATGCTCCATTTCTGATTATCGCTCATACTCATGCTTCTCCTTCTTTTTCGTTCGATTTTCGCGGGGCGGAGACAGCTCCGTTTCCACATATTCGCTGATGATTCCCAGTGCTTCCTCGTAGCTGTGGCACGCTCCGCCCATGATGCGGGTCTGCATTTCCTTTGCTTCTGTCGCCATGCCATTCTGCCGAAGAACTCTGGCGGCAATACCCATCAGATTAAAGATGTTGCCGTCCTGCCCCAGCAGAGGGCAGAGGGGACGAGGTTTCTCCTGCCGGGCGGAGCGAAATCCACCCAGTCTGTTGGGAACATAGTCGGACAGCCATGTGCCGCCGAATGCGCCGTGGGTCTGCAAACGCCACATCGCCAGCTTTCCCATATCCACCTGAATGTTCTCGAAGGGGAACAGCAGATTGTTGAGTCCATCGTGCTGAAAAACCTTGACCGTCTCAAAGCGGCTGCCATTCTGCAGGATGCCGTCCTGCGTCAGCAGGTCATTGATGCCATCCAGCCACTCCTGCGCCTCGCCGCCGCAGCCCTGCAGCACAAGCCCTTCCTGATGCTCCATATCCCGCAGATCGTCCGCGGTGATCTTTTCAATCGGCATTTATCGCTCCTTTCTGCCGAGGCGTCTTGCAGGCGGCGTCCGTCCAATGGTCTTCTGATCCGTCAACACGGGGATGCCCAGCTCGCCGGCTTTATAGATCTCCTGCCACATCCCATCCGTCCAGACCGGACCGTACACATTCATCTGCTGGCAGGATTCCAGCAGGCGCAGTCCCATCGCCCTGGCTTTTTCGTCCTGGGCGGGATCGTCGGGATCTGCGACAGGTGGGAACAGCAGATGCGGACAGATAGGGATATTTCCCTCCACAAACACCTCCTGCGCTTTCTGCCGCGCAAACTCCACATTGTTTGTCACATCGCCCCGCAGCGGAGCACAGATATAGACCAGCTTAGGGCCGCTCCGTTCCAGCTCCGGCGTGCGCTCCCGGAATGCGGACAGATACTGTCCGACGGCATCCCGCAGAGCGGCATAGTCCGCGGCAGTGGGATGATAGGCGTACCATTCCACTTTTCCGTAGTCATCCCACAGGTGGGGAATGACGCCGCTGCGGAAGTTGGGATTGTTCGGCACCTGCTTTTTACCCCAGACATCCTGAAAGCGCAGCAGCGTCCGGTCCACCACGCCCTCCGTGCGGTTGAGCACCGTGAGGCGGATGGCGTCATATTGGCTGGAGATATGGGTAGAGAGAAACTCCGCCCGTACACGCAGGTCCTTTCCGAGATCTCCCACGCACACACGCCCGGAGAATTGAGGCCGATCCACGAGATCGCCGTGTTCAAACAGCTTTCGCAATTCCTGCTCATACACGGTCATCGCTCCACACCTCGTTTCTTTGGCGTTTTTGTTTTCATGGGACTTACTTCTTTTTGCAGAGGTTTCAAAGTCTCACGCCCGATGCCGCGGATCACGCTCCGGCTCTTGCCGCTCAGGACAAAGGTATCCCTTGTATCGTTGCGGACTTCCTCGCAGGGCAGGATCACGGCAGAACCGGTGATGCGGATATCCCCCTGCACCGTGCCATACACCTTGCAGTTGCCGGACAGGATGGGAGTCCCCATCGTATGGGGATCGTGAATGATCTGCGCGTTTCCGGAAGCCAGCGCTTTTCCGGTCATGGAGGCCCCGCGGAGATAGGCGTTGTCCTCGGCGCGGCTGTGGCCGCTCATCACGCTGCCTTTGGAAACATAGGCGCTGCCACAGGCAATGGCGTCGCCCCGCAGACAGGCGTCCCGATCCACATAGGCGTCACCCGCTGCAATGGCGTCATCGAAGATCCACGCGCAGTCTCCCGGCTCCGCGGACAGGTTGCTTTCGCTTTCCACGAAGCCACCTATGTCGCCTGCGCAGATCTCGCCGCAGATATCCCGCAGCGCACGGATGCGGTGCAGGAACGGATATTCCTCATGGGCAATGTCTGTGATCTCATATTTCTGATTGCTGATGGTTCTCATCTCCTTTTCCTTTTTTATGCCGCTTTTTGGCACAGGGCATCTTCTTTTCGGAATGCCGCATCGATGTCGGAAAAGCGCTCCGTGCGGTTGAATTTCTCGGACACCTTTCCCGGCATGGCCTGCAGCTCCAGCATTCTTGCCCACAGCTCCGGATGGTGGTCATAAAGGTGCCGCAGTTCCTTCCGCTTGGCATTCGGGCAGAACCAGCAGCCGCCACGGTCTGTGAACGCATAGACAGGTGAAAGCAGCCCTGCCGTTTGGCAGAGCTGCTTTGCATCCTCTTCGGTGTAGTGATATTTTTCCAGCAGGGACACCTGATCTCCCTGCAAGCGGCGCAAGCGCACCGGCTCATCGCTGGCGATGCCCACATACTGCACAGTATCCGGTGTCAGAGTCCTGTTATACCGGCGGATGGGACGGAGCTTGCAGTCCCGCTGAACGTAGCAATGCCCGCACAGAGGGAATCCGCGCCGAAGTCCTTTTTTCGGGCCGCGAGTAACTGTTCCGGCAAACAGGTCCAGATAGGTCTTATCCGAACGCAGCACACGGACAGGAACCCCCAACTGTTCCAGTCTGGGGAGCGCAGTCTCATAGATGAATGCCCGATGCTCCGGCACCTCGCCGGAGATCCTTTTATCGAACATCACCTCGCAGTAAACCGCTTCATCCAGCGGTTCCCCGTGCTCCAGCGCCAGCAGGATCGTGGCAAGGCTGTCTTTGCCGAAGGAGCAGGACGCGATATGCTTCATCGCTCCGATGCCCCCATATCTTTGGCGCGGCAGGCACATTCCAGCACTTTTGTCATGTCCGTGCGCTCCCAGGGCGCGTCCGCATGGGTGAAGTGTCCGTAATTGCAGAACTTTTGGAACATGGACTGATCCAGTCCCAGCGTTCCGATCATGCCGTCCGGCGTCAGGTTGAATACGGTACGGACAGCCTGCTCCAGCACATCATCGGAATAGATGCCGGTATACTCCGTATCCACCGTCACCGCTACAGGCTGTGCCTTACCGATGGCATAGGCAAGGCTGATGGTGCAGCGCTTTGCCAGTCCCGCCGCCACGATATTCTTGGCAATATAACGGGCCATGTACGCGCCGCTGCGGTCCACCTTCGTTCCATCCTTGCCGGACAGCGCGCCGCCGCCATGAGGGACGAGGCCGCCGTAGGTATCCACCATCAGCTTGCGTCCGGTGAGTCCGGTGTCCGCTTCAAAACCGCCCTGGACAAATCGACCGGAGGGATTGACCAGCACTTCGGTATGCTCGTCCAGCGGAAGTTCCTGCATGGCGGGTCGGATCACATGGCGCAGGATGTCCCGGCGCAGTTCCGGCAGGGGCAGCTCCTCCTCATGCTGGCAGGATACCACCACTGCGGCAATGCGGTACGGAACTCCAAAGCGGTATTCCACAGACACCTGCGCCTTGCCGTCCGGACGCAGGCCGGGGATGATGCCCTGCCTGCGGGTATCGGTCAACAGGCGGGTCAGTCGATGGGCCAGCACCACAGGCAGGGGCAGCAGCTCCTTTGTTTCATCGCAGGCAAAGCCGTACAGGATTCCCTGATCTCCTGCGCCGGTCTCCGTGCCGCCACACACAGCTTCCGCAATGTCAGGACTCTGCTCATGGGTGATGACCTCCACCTCATAGTCACTGCCGCCGTATCCGGCTTCCCGCACCGTCCTGCAAATAATGGCAGGGATATCCGGAATCTTCGCTGCTGTGATCTCGCCTGCGGCGATGATCTTTCCGGCTGTGGCCATGACCTCGCAGGCAACGCGGGCAGCAACATCCTGCGTAAGACAGGCATCCACCACCGCGTCCGCGATGGTGTCACAGAGCTTGTCGGGATGTCCCTCGGTGACTGACTCGGCGGTCAAAATGCAGTTATCTTTCATATTCATGTTTCTCCTTTTTCATCGGTTTCTTATGTGCCTCCGGCTGTTTCGGAACAGAAAGGATCATTTCATGGCTGTATTTGTCCTTGTACTTTTCGATCTGCTGCTCCGTCAGCGAGGCAAAATCATCCTCTTTAAGACCGGCAACAAAAAATGTGCCGCAGACAATGTCATACGGCACACCGTGATCATCGGTCAGAGCGCGGTTCCACGGCAGGCCCAGCAGCTTGCCCTCGTCATTTGCGATGAGCGCCACCGGGTCATCGAAGGGGTAAACTGCCTGAATGGTGCCGCCTACGAGCTCCTGCATGGCAGAAAGAGTGTGGTCGATCTCCTGCACTTCAGGCATTTCCATGGGGCGCACCACAAGGACTTTCATTTTTTCTGTGCTGATATGGGTTCCTCCTTCTTCAAAAGAAAAGCGGCAGCAGCAGATTCCTCTGCCGTTGCCGCAAATGGTGATTCTTATTCTTTTTTGGATGCCAATGTCCGGGTCTTCAGCAGGGCATTCTCCAACGCCCGATGATCTTCATGCTCTGACCACCATTGGGGACGCAGGAATCCCAGCGCCGCAGCCGCCCATTCATAATCGGTCCGTTCCAGTGCGCCGCCCAGCAGTCCCTGCCGGAATTTCCGGTGCCGTTCCCGCACCGCCGGGTCAACACTATCCCGTTCCAGATACAGTTCCAGAAATCCGCCGAGGACAGCTGCTTCCTCCATCGTGTAAAACATATCCGCACCCCTTCCACAAACAGGGGATATTGTAACACAGACCGTGGAAAATGAACACCTCTTTTTTCACTCCGACTGTCTGTTGCGCGGATACCGCGCCTGTGATACACTGTGCTTATGAACAAAAATATGAGGAGGCGGCTGTGATGATATGGTATTGGGAGCTTTCATGGCTGTGGAAGATGCTTGGCGTCGCTTTACTGGTTTCCGCGGTATGCGTCGCCGCGGCCGCGCTGATCAGCAAGGCGGCAAAAATCCGCCCCGGCAAAAAGGTTTTCCTGCTCGTTGGGATCTTGGCCTTTGTGATCTCTATTCTGGTGATCTTCTTTCTTGCACAGACGCCGGCGCTGCTCTGAGTTACCGCTCCGGTCCTCTGTTTCGCTCAGGCGCTCGCTTTGGCTTGTCAATCCTGCCGCTCCACACCTCGTCAATGGTCCTGCTCCACGCATCCCGAAGGGAGTCCACCGGCAGGCCGTTGGCTTCAAAGCCCCGCTGGATCACGCGGTAATAATATGGGGACGGCAGTGCAGGCTGGCGGCAATACGGCTCCGCCATGATATAGACCATAACTGGGAGCTCAGCGCCAGCCGCGTCTTTAACAGTCACGGTTTCTTTCGTGTAATGGCGGGGATACCCCTCATACCGATCCAGAGACTGTTCACAGTTTGGCGTGAGCTTCCACACCAGTCCGTGGACAGTACTGCCTTTTTTCGGCGCAACGGTAGCAAAGCCGCTGCCGCGGAAGCGCAGTTCGTAGTTTTCCAGCCTGACCGGTCCCACGATCTCAGCATCCGGACAGCGCTGCGCCATCTGCTCCAGATCAAGGTTGCTGCCGTAGGCAAAATACAGGTTTTCCTCCACGTCATACCTCCGGCATCGTCAGAGCGCCAAAGCGTTCCAGATGACGGAGCAGGGCTGCCGCCTGCGTCTCCGCATCGCCATCCGGCAGCGGACAGTCCATTCCCGTGGTGCGCATGACATTGTTCTGTACAAACCAGATGTAGGTCTCCACATCCGGGAACTCTGTGGGATCAAAGCTGAGATCCCGAAGCTGTTCCATGATCCCGGCTGCGGTTCCTTCGTACACGGTATCTTCAATTTGAATCTTCAAAGGCTTCACCTCTCCATTTCTCTGGATTTTTTCTTCTTTTGATTGACTGCATAGCTGTCCTTATCGAAACGCCACGCCCGATCACCGTCCAGATTTGCCAACAGGTGGTCACGGGTATGCTTGAATTCCTCGCCGTTGAGTCCCAGCCGCACCAGCCAGACCCGGAAGGTAAACAGCTCATTGTCGCTGTGGGTCTTGCGCATGACCGTGCTGCGCTGGGCAATAGCCTGGGCGGAGATGGCAAGGCACAGATTCACATAGGCGGCGACTTTTCCCGCATGGAGTGTGGAATTGAAGCAGCGCCATTCCACCGTCCCCCGGTAAAAGACCGAATGCAGATTCAGCGCGTAATAGCGGGTCCAGTTATAGTGGTCTGCGCTGCCGTTATCCCCCTCGTACCAGATATTCTCCAGCTGCGTCAGGTCCCTTGTCTCATCCGACGAAAGCCTGCGTGCCTGCTTCAGCATGGGTTCCCGCACCTTCTGACACCAGCGGGACGCCCGGCTTTCATTGACCTGCAGCGCTTTGAACAGGATATCCTCCTTGGAGTACATAATGCCGATGAGATTTTTCAGACTCTGCCTGTTATGATTGGCTGCGTCCACATGGACATGGATGCCGCAGGAGCTGTTGGCCTTGGCTCCTGCGTGGCGTACCTGCCGGACACACTCCTGCAGCTTGGGCAGTTCCGCATAGGTGAGCTTTGGCGTTACCATCTCCACACGGTATCTGTAGTCACCCGTTGCACGATAGCCGCTGCCGATCTTCTGCTCCCCGTGGATGCTGGAGTCGCTCATGACCGTCCACTCTTTGCCGTCCTGATCCGTCACACACCATTTATCGTAAGCGCCGCCCACATAGCGGGCGTCCGTTGCAAAATACGCGGCCAGCGCTGTTGCCGCCTGTTCACGGGTGATGCCGGTCATTTCCACTTCCACGCCGAAGCACTGGTCCTTCAGCCCGATCATGCGGCAGCACCGGCTTTCAGTTCCGCATCCACCTCCCGGATACGGCGTCCGATGGCTTCAATGACATTGGCGGTGACGCTGTTGCCTGCCTGCTTATACGCCTGTGCGTCGGACTGGATGGCGAGGATGCGGTCGATCTGCCATTCCTCAAAGCCCTGGAGCCGCAGACACTCCCGCGGCATCAGACGCCGGATGCGTCCGCCACGTTCCACGATGCCCTGGATACAGCTCGTCTCCAATGTGTGTGCGATATCCTGTCCCACACGACCACGGCGGGTGTTGCTCCCGGAAAAGCCGAGATCAACGCTGTCACCGAGATTCGCCTCCTTATAGCCTTTTTTCGTGGCTTCCTTGATGAGCAGAACGCCGGAACGCTCTGCTCTATGATTGGACAGCGTTGTCTGACCGTAACGGGCAGTGAGACAGCGGGCGGCCTCCGTTTGTCTCGCCTCCCCTGCACATAGATCCACAAAGGGTCTGTCCTGCGGAATGATATACAATCCTGTTTTGCCGCCCACACCTCCAGCGCCGGCAGTCTGCGTGCAGGCTATTCCGTCTGCGTCGTAGACACGGGAGCCTTGCGAGCCTCCGAGGACTTGTATAAGAGCTTTTCCACCTGTGCCGAAGATAGGAAATATTTTTCCGGCGCATCGGGGATCAAGATAGCAGATAAGGAACAGCCGCCTTCTGGATTGCGGGACTCCAAAATGTTTGCTGTTAAGCACCATCCATTCCACGCGGTACCCCAGGTCATTAAGCGTGGCGAGGATGACAGAAAACGTCCGGCCTTTGTCATGCGACAGCAGTCCTGGAACGTTTTCGAGCAGAAGATACGAAGGTCGTTTGGATTGAGCCAATCGGGCGATTTCAAAGAAGAGAGTGCCGCGGGTATCGTCAAAGCCCCTTCTTCTGCCAGCGATTGAAAATGCCTGACAAGGGAATCCTCCGCACAGAAGGTCGAAGTCCGGCAGATCTGCGGGGTCGATTTTTGTGGCATCGGGATAATATCGTTCCTCCTTTCCCGGCTCATAAATGGCCTCATAGCTGGCATTGGCATATTTGTCGATCTCGCAGTGTCCTACACACTGGAAACCGCCCGCGCGGGTCAATCCCGTGCGGAAGCCGCCGATGCCGGCGAACATATCAAAATATCGGATCAGGTCATCTCATCTCCTTCCTGCAGGGCAAGCAAAAAGCCGAGGACGCTTTCATCTACATCCACGGCGCTGCCGCTATCCTGCGCTTCTTCTTTGGTAAGCTGCGCACCCCGCAGTTCCTGCCGGATGGTCTGGCGAACGGCATCCAGCAATTCCTGCTGTCCCTTATACTCACAGACCATGCGGCAGACCGCGGCGGTGCGCTGTCCTGCGGGAATCTCCGTCAGCTTCTTCCACGCCCTGCGCTGGATGGGTGAGGACATGGAAAATGACAGATTGATCCGCTTTTTGTTACTGCTCATCGTTCTTTGTGAGCCGCTCTGCCAGCCGCTCATAGCCTTTGGCGTTGAGGGATACATCGTCAAGGATGACTGGGCGGCAAAGGCCGTCCGCAGCGGATACATTCCGCTTCAGCAGCGCCGCGCCGCCGCCCAGAAAAACAGCAGGCATGGCACGGGTATCCAGTCCGCTCTCCGTAATGGCGGAGAGCAGGCGATGGACATAGGCGTCTGCCTGCCGGTCAATAATTTTTCTGGCATCCTCGTTGATATGGACAGCATCGCCGCGCAGCACGCTTTCCATCTGTGCCGCCGTCATAGACAGGCCCAGCGTGCGGCGGATCTGCTCGCCGATCTCATCCAGACAGCGGATCATGCCAAGTTCCAGACTGCGGCAGGTCGATGCATTGGGAATACGGTTGTCCAGGCGCATCAGATCCACGGTCCATCCACCGATATCCGCCACGATCACAGAAGGCTCATCCAGCAGGATGCTCTGGGTCAAGACTGCGGCATAGCCCTGCGGGAACAGTGACACCTTACGGATGACGATGGAGTAGTCCTGTCCTTCATAGCGGAAATTCACCGTTTTCCCATCTCGGAGCAGATAGTCCCGGAATGCGTTTTTCTCCCGTCCAAAGCTGGTGAGGGGCAGTCCGGCCGCCAGATGGATCTCTGCCGCAGGCTCCGCATGACGGAAGGAGAGCTCCTTTGCGATAGCGGCCAGCGTGAGGAGGTAATAATCCTCTGTACGCGTTTTGTTCTTCTGCAGCGCCTGCCGCCCGCTGCCTACCACATAGAACTTTCCGCCGTATTCCAGCACGTCCTTCAGCGTATATGGCTCATGCTCATATGCCACCAGACCGGAGGGGAACGAGAAATGGGCCGTTTTCATAGCGGCATAGCCGTGGTCAACACCAACAATCATGGACTCGCTCATCTTGCCTCACCTCCACGGCTGCGTTTCTTCTTATTTGATGTCTGGCGTCGGTCATAGTCCTTTCCGGCATGGATCAGATCCCGGATCTCCTTCAGCTGCAGATTCCAGCGCGTTTGACCGTCCCACTCCGGATGCTTCGCGCAGAGCCGGGGCAGATATTTCTTCAGATCCGCGCCCTCTCTGGGAAACTCGATGCCGTCCTTATAGACGATATCTTGTTCCAGCTTCATCAAAAGAGCTTCATATGCGCTCCAATCTGTCTGATCATAGGCGCTTTTCCCAGTGAGCTGCTCGTAGGCATAGTCCCCGACATAGCTCAACTGCTCAAAGCAGCAATCGCCGTAGGGAACGACATCTGCAAGGCTGTCCGGGTCTGCCAGCGCGGCAAAATAGACCTCGCGCCCCTGTGCGATGAGCCAGGCGCGGAAGTCGATAAACCCATCATCGCTGCAGCCGTATTCCTTCATGATCCCTGCCGCGTCCCACAAGCCGAACTTGTCCGCGAGATCTTCATAGGCGTGGATGATGTCGTGAAAATTCTGCGCCTGCGTGGGGCCCATAGAAACCAGCCGGTCTTTCAGATAGGCCAGCATGGCATCCATGTCCTGCCCGCAGGCGTTTTTTGCCTCATGGATCAGGTCCCAGAAGGATTCTTTGTTGATCTCTGAGATCGGTTCCTTCACATTCTGTGTCTCCTTCCCAATACGTTTTTTGATGTGCGCTGCTGCACCCGCGCAGATCTTCTGATAAAACGCGCGATACTCCGGTGTGGTTTTGTCCACTTCACCGAGAATAGCACGCTCATAGGGTGTGCCGGGGACGATCTCCCAGGTAACGGTCCCAAAGTATGCCGCTTCCAGATACCGCAGCAGCGTGTGTCCGGCTGCCAGCTCAAACATTCCCCGGTTACCCTCATAGGGAAATTCCTCACAGACCTTGAGCCCGGTGACTTCTTCCGCGGCGGCATACAGCGAGAAACCGTCTGTGTCCAGCGTCGGTGCAAGCTGCGCGTACTGTTCCTCCGGGGACAGCATTTCCTCATGCTGCTCCATCTGACCGCTCCTTTCTTACCCAGCCCGCAAAACGCTCTAAAAAGTGAACGCGCCCATGCACCTTCCCGGCAGACACATCCAGCCCATTCATCTGCGCCTGAATGCGGCGCTGAATGGCTTTCAACTTCTGTGGGTCATTGCAGCAATCTACGATGACATACTCGCCGCCGCTGGTGGAGAGGATTTCCCGCTTGCCGTTCTCGTCCCGGATGCTGGACAGGAGCCGCTGTCCCAGCCGTTTCCGGTAGGCGTCCTGGAGCGCATACATATCTCCGCAGACATCATGCTTTTTCAAGATCTCCGCGATCTCACAGGAAGTGATCTTCGTCTCGGCGGACAGCTTTTGCAAAATCTCCGCCTGCGCGTCAGGCGGGATTCCCGTCCGGCTGGGCATCGTTTTCTTCGCTTTCTGCATCGGCACACCTCCAATCCGCGGGCAGGATCTTCTGCTCGATGATATCCGCAATCGTCCGGAACACCTCCGCCAGCTCGCGGGATTCCTTCACGGTATCCCGCATTTCCTCCGGAGTCATTCGCGTCCCGTCCGTCCAGCAGCGGATATTTTCTTCGGACGGCGTCAGCAGGACGGCTTTTTCATACGCTTTGCAGAAAAGCGCCGCGATCTTTCCTTTCCGGTCGATCTCGGCATCCTGCTTTTTCAGTTCTTTTTTCGCTTTTTCGTATTCCAGCGCTTCGGCGGCCGCCTGCTCCCGCTGCTCTTCCGGAAGGTCCTGAAGCTGCCGGGTCAGGTCATAGCCCTTGTTGATGGACAGTTTCTTCTTATCCAGAGCCTCCTTGATGACCTCCGGGGCGTTCTCATCGATCTGCATGACCTTGCCCATCGTGACCTCACCGATACCAACAGCATCCGCCAGTTCTTTACGAGTATTGACAGCAGTTTCTACTGAAGGAAGGTTTGACAATGTTGTCAAACCTTCCTTCGGACGATAATTCTGCCCACCGGCTACCATATTTGCCCTGGCTTTTGCCTCAATCTCCGGCTTCAGCTTCAGGGCGATCTTGCCCAGCTCCCACTTTTCCAGATTTCTGCGATTTTTCTGTGTGTCCAGCGCCCACTGCTTGGCTTCCAGCAAATCCTCAAAGGAAAACACCGCCATCATATAGAGCAGACCATGCTTTTCGCACAGCGCCTGACGGTTGTGCCCGTCGATGATCACCATGTCCTCATTGACGATGATGGGGGCGTAACAGCCGTTTCGCAGCAGATCCTCTTCCAGAGCGGCAGACTGCTCCGCGCTCAAAGGCGGGAGCAGCTCGGCCATCTCCGGCAGGATCACAGGGCTGCGTTCAGCACTGGTATATGTGATCCCGGTATTTTTCATCAGGCGGCATCCTCACAGACAGTCTCAGCATCCACAGCCTGTGCCGCGTCCTCCGCCTTGCGGGGAGACAGGAACTCCACATCGCTGGCCTTGATGAGGAAACCGGGCTGACGCTCCGGCTCATTCTCAAAGGTGATGGTCTCGAAATCACCGAACGCCGCCAACTTGCAGCCCTTCCAGGCAAACTCAGCGCAGCGCTCGGCCAGAGGGCCGCGCACCTTGATGGAGATAAAGTCGGTGAGACGGTTGCCGGCCTTATCCTTGTAGCGGCGGTCCGAGGCGATCCGCAGGATGGCGTAGGGCTTGCCGGTATTCTCGTTCATCTTCAGTTCCACATCGTGGGTCAGGTTGCCAATGGCAGTGATCTTCAGCATATTCAGTTCTCCTTTATTTTGAGTGTTTTTAGATTTGGATAAAAATGCGGGTGGTCTGCTATCAGACCACCCGCAGAGGGATACGATTTACTTGTTCCAGCTTTCGCTCTCGCCAAGCACAGCAGTGTGAGCGTTGGCGGCTTCCATGACGGCATAATACGCCCAATGCTTGCGGCTGACATCCGGGAAGGTGTTCAGCTTACGGAGATTGTCCGCGATGTAGTCCTCGTCCGCTTCGCGTCCCAGCAGGCGGTTGACGATGGTGACAACCTCGGCGCGGTTGATCTCGCGCTCTGCGTGGAACGAGCCGTCCCCGTAGCCATTGATCCAGCCGTGGAGCGCCGCGTACTTGATGTATTCAGCCGCCCAATAGCCGGAAGAAACATCGTGGAAGCCGCTGAACTGCTCCATGATCTCCGCATCGCCGTCGCCGTACACATCAAAGAAACGGACAGCCATCGTGGTAAACTCAGCACGGGTAATGGCATCGTTGGGGGCAAAGATGGTCTTGCTCTTGCCGTAGGTAATGCCGTTGTTGGCGAGGTATTTCACATAGCCGCTATACCAGGCATGAGCCGGAATATCCGCGAACTTGGTTGTTGCGGCTGTGGAAATGGTATCGCCGTTCTTCTCGGCAAGCAGTCTTGCGAAAATCGCGGCGGCTTCACTGCGGGTCATGCTGCGGCTGGGGCCAAAGGTGCCGTCCGTGTAGCCGACGATGTAAACGCCGTGGCGCTCGGTCTGCTCCACTTCGGGGACGGTCAGCTCACCGTTTTTGTCGGTCTTGCCTGCGGCAGACTGGCCGAGATCGCCCTTGACCGCAACATTTTTGCCCTGCTGGGGAGCCTTCTTGTGGTCGGTGACAATGACCGTCACCTGATGCTTGGCGTCCAGATCCGCGCCGTCCGGCAGCTTCACTGTGATATTGCCGGTCTTGCCGATGGACACTGCACTGCCGGAGATGGGGCGCTTCGTGTCCGTGCGGATGACCTTGACGGTCAGCGTCCAGCGGTCGCCGTCCGCGTCCTCATAGCCAGTAGTGACCTTGCCGTCCTCATTGGTCACGCCGCTGCCGGTGGGAACGGTGATCTGACCTGCCTTGTTCGTTTTGTCTGTGGCATAGTTGTCGTTCTTGTCCGTGACAGCGATGCTCATGTTCGGCACAGCGCTCTTGTCCTTTACAAGCTGCACGGTCACGGTGGTCTGGTCGGCGTAGTCCAGCAGGCGGCTGTTCGGCAGACGGATGGAGATGCTGTTATCCTTATGGAGCGCCACGGCGGCGTTTGCTACGGGATTCTTGGTGTCGGTATCCGTGACGGTCACAAGGTATCCGCCCACAATGGCCTCACCCCTGCTGTCCGTGGTGGCGCTGTTGTAGATCTTTTCAATGGGCTGTGTCTCCAGCTTTTCGCCACACACGGTACACTCCTTGTGCTTGCTACCCTCAGAGTCGGTGGTCGGCTGCTTGTCAACGATCCAGTCGCTGGGTTTATGACCGGCAGGCTCGGTATAGTCGGTCTTGGTGGTATCGCCGCAGCGGGTGCAGGTGTTGGTGGTGTAGCCCATCTCCGTGCAGGTGGGGGCGGTCACTTCGGACTTGTAATCATGTCCCAGCGCGTTTTTCAGCACTGCGCCGCACTTGGTGCAAAGCTGGGGTTCTGTGCAAGTCGCAGGCGTACCGGGCACATGACCTGCCGCCTTGTTACCCTCGATGCGGTGATAGCCGCAGCGGGTACAGCGGTATTCCATCACGCCCTCGCCGGTGCAGGTGGCGTTGGTGACGAGGGTTCCCTTATCCCAGCTATGACCGAGCGCATCGGTGTAGTCTGTGACGAAACTGCTGCCGCAGCCGTCGCAGCGGTGGATGGTCTTGCCGCCGGTTTCGCAGGTAGCGGCGATGACATGGGATTCGTAATTGTGAGGCAGCGCCGCCGTGATGTCCTCGATATGACGGTCGCCGCAGACGGAGCACTCTCGGACGGTGTAACCGGGAGTCGTGCAGGTAGCAGCTACGGGATAGGTTCTGTACTTATGTTCGCCCTTGGGGGTGGCAGTCTGCTTCATTTCGCCGCAGCGGGAGCACAGTTCCAGCAGCTTGCCGTCCGTTTCGCAGGTGGCGTCGCGGATGACGATGCTCTGCCATGCGTGACCGAGGGAGTCCACATAGTCGCGCTTTTCGATCTTGCCGCAGTCCGTGCAGAGGTAGCGGTCATAGCCGAGGGTGGTGCAGCCGGCCTTGGTGCTGTCCAGCAGAATATACTTGTGGTTTTCACCGCAGCCCTTGTCGGTGCAGCAATTTCCGTTGCAATTCTTGTTCTGGCAGCCGCAGTTTGGATTCCCGCAGCCGCAGGCACAAGAGCCGTCATCCTTGGTGGATTCGTCACGGAGCCAAACCTTCGCTACGCCGTTCTCGGTCATCTCCACGCCCTTGTAGCTGTAGGTGATCTCGTAGTAGACCATGTACTGACCTTCCTCCGTGTAGTTGGGTGCGGAGGTCATGGTGCAGCTATCCGCACTGTTGCCGTAGCGGATAGAGGTGCGGACACCGGCTTCGGAGAGATCGCTGACCGTGATGGTGTGGGGCTTTCCGTCAACCACGCCGTAATAGTCCGCAACAACCGCCTTTGCCGCCGTGTAGTCATAGTGGACGTAGTCGCACAGGCTACACTTCTCCACCACTGCAAAGCGGCCATTCGCCGGCTGGGGCAGGACTTCCGTCACCATATCGTGGCGCTCCAGCTTGCGGCTGACCGTATGATTGGTACCGTAGCAGAACGCGCAGTAGGTGCCGCCTTTAGTGGTGACAGTGTGATAGGTATCATCCGTGTATTCGTAGGTCACGGTTTCATCCAGTTCCTGCGTAAATGCGGCGGCACAGTCGTACAGCCAGTAGACATTCTTCAGATAGCCGTACTCGCTTTTGCTCATATTTGTGTTGATGCCGCCGCAGGTTTCGCAGACGGCTTTGGTGTAGTGATATCCGGTGTAGGCGGCGTCCTTGCCGGGAATACCGTCCATTGTATCACCCTTACCGACGCCATCCACCATCGTGCCGTCCGAATATTTCACATTGCGGCTGAGTGCCGGCTGACCATTGCGGGTATATTCGGGAACGCGGAACACCTCAAAAGATGTGGCTTTGCCGCACTCACCGCACTTGAAGGTCTCGCGGGTCACGACACTGTTGGCGTCCAGCTCGTTGGTGCGGCCGGATGCCTGCATCCAGTGCTCGGCGGGGTCGTGGTAGCTGTTCTGCTGCGCGGCAAAGGCGGTGGGGATCATGCCCACGCACATGACCAGCGTCAGCAGCAGTGCCAGCGCCCTGCGGGAATAATGGTTCTGTTTCAGATTCATAGATCCTCCTTATATTTTTTGTTTTTTATCCGCGTTGAAAATGCTGTTCTTTTGGCTATCGCCCCCTTTCCCGGCTGCAAATCTTTCTTTGCAGATACTCGTTCCAATCCTTGCCGCAGCGCGGTTTCTCCACGACAACGGCATACCCCTGTAACTGATACTTTTCCTGTAATTGCCGAGCGGCTTTCTGCCCAGGCTCGTCCGCGTCCAGACACAGTGCAATACGGCGGATCTCCGGATGCGCCTGCAAATAGGTCTGCAGTGCGCCGTCATAGAGCCCGCACAGAGCAACGGCGTTGGTTGCGTCTCTATGGAGCGTGAGGTAACTCATCAGGTCGATGGGCGCTTCAAAAACACGCACCAGATCTGACCGCGGATCGTGCGGGAGGGAGAAGCCTGTGCTTTTGTCGCTGCCGGGTGCATCCCCCTTGAAGCCGGGGCTGTCCAGATCATAGGTGCCGCGCAGCCCCGCGAACTTTGCCTGTCCGGACTCATCTCTGCCGACGAAGACGCAGTTATGATGTACCGCATCCTCATACAGCAGACCGGCATTCAGAAATTGTCGGATCACCTGGGCAGCGATACCCCGCTTACGGAGATAGGCGAAGACCCTTCTGTCATCCGCATTGCGGGGCGGCAGGGAAAGCGCCTGCTTCTGGCTGATTGACTTTGGCTGTGGAGCGGGTGCGTCTCTGGCTTTCCCGTGGAAGGTCAGCAGGTACTCCACCGCTTCCGGAAAGGATTTTCCGCAAAACTGCTGGAGAAAGGTGATGGCATCCCCGCCGGTATTCTGGGAATACCGGAACCAGGTACGCCGGTCCTTGATCCGCAGGCTGTCCATCTCCGCGGTAGTATGGAAGCGTCCCACGCGCTTGACCTGATAGCCGAGGTGGGAGAGCAGCTCTGGCAGGTCCGTCTCTCTGGCGATCTGCATTTCTGTGTCTGTGAAGCGATTTCTGATCTCGCTTGCCATGATGTGTGCCTCCTTCTTTCTTTGATGAAACGCAAAAAGCCGCCCTGGGCATCTGATGATCTCAGATGCCCAGGGCGGCTTTCTCCATGTATGATTCGTTTTTTTACTTCGGCGTTTGCAGGCTTACACGGCGTTATCTTCGTTGGGGGTGTCCGTGTCCGCTGGAGTGATCACGTCGGCCACATGGGGCGCGACAGGGGGCTCAGTGGGGGCGTTCTGCTCTGCGGCGTTCTCAGCGTCCGCTTCGTCCAGCGCCTGCGTGATCAGGTTCAGCACGAAGTCTCGCTGAGTGAGCTTTTTGCCGCTGCGGAGCATCTCGCGCTCCAAGTGACGCTTGATGCGCTGGAAGAGTTCTTCGGGAATCTGGAATGCCATGGTTCTGCCTTTTTCAGTCATTTGAATGCCGCCTTTCTGATTTTCCATCATGTTGTAATAGCCTTGGATGAGGTTGGCGATGTACTCGCTGGTGGTCTGGCCCAGCCGTTCCCGTTCTTCGCTGACCCGCTCATGTAGGTCGATGGGAATCTGAGCACACAAGTTTTTGGTAGTTGCCATTCTCGGATACCTCCTTCGTTTTTTGTAACGCAAGCATACTCGAAAGGTTACGAGAAAGCTATTACCAACACCACCAAGGAATGGCAGACAAACGAAGCGAAAGCAACATAAGCACCAATGAGACGAAAAAGGCCGCCGTCCGCTCCCACATAGGGAGCCGAACGGCGGCCTGCCTTCTTATTCTTTATTCTTTTTTAAGCCTCGGTGTTCGAGTTACACCAGTCCATAAAAACGACCGGCTGCATCTCTGAAATGTCGCCTCTCGCGGGGGAAAACTGAAATTTTGAAAAATCGAGTTTTTGCAACTTTTTCATTCCAAAAGTGGCACATTATATGCGAAAACGCCGCACTTTCGTGCGGCGTTTTCGGCGTTGCATCTTTCATCAACACATTTTGGTGGAGACGGTGGGGATCGAACCCATGACCTCTTGACTGCCAGTCAAACGCTCTCCCAGCTGAGCTACGCCCCCGATTCGGCTAATAAACTTTGCATAAAAATTATAACGCAACGGATCGGTTAATGTCAAGCACAGAGCATCTGGCAGTATCACCGAAATTGCAAAGTAAAAATTGGTAGTGCTGCCGAAAATTTAGGCGGAACTGCCAAGTTTTATCTGCTGTTGTGACTCCATCCCAAACTTTGTGTAAACCTCCAACAAGGTGTAGAATAGAAGTAGGATGACGGAGGTAATCACAATGGCAAGAAGGGAAAAACCCCAGAAGAAAACACACGTCGTGAAAAATTCGTGAGTTGCTGCAGCTGGCGAATGTAGGCAGCATGGATGACATTCAGGAACTGTTCAATGACACTATCGCGGAGTTCATGGAAAACGGTCTGGAGGCCGAGCTGGACGATCAGCTGGGCTACAGCCGGTATGACTACAAGAACAAGGACACGGATAACAGCCGGAACGGGCACAGCATCAAAACCCTGCGCACCAGTTTTGACGATGTAGAGGTATCTGTGCCGTGGGATCGCAAGAGCGAATTCGAACCCAAGGTGCTGCGGAAAAATCAGACCAGCGTCAGCCAGGACATCGAGGAGAAGATCCTGTCGATGTATGCAAGGGCATGACGACCAGCGATATCGAAGCACATATTCAGGATATTTACGGCGTAGATGTCTCTGATACCACAGTAAGCCGTATCACAGATAAAACCTTCCAAACCTTCCCGTAGCGAAAGAGTGGCAGCAGAGGCCGCTGGAGTCCATTTATGCGGTTGTTTTCCTGGATGCGATTCACTATCATGTACGCAGTGAGGGATATATCGTGAAGAAGGCCGTTTATATCGCGATCGGCATTGATCTGGACGGGCATAAGGATGTTCTCGGTATGTGGGTTGGCGAGAACGAAAGTGTGAAATTCTGGGCTACCGTACGGAACAGCCTGAAAAATCGGGGTGTCGAGGATGTTTTCATTGCCTGTACGGATAATTTGACCGGTTTTCTGCGGCGATTGAGGCAGTTTTCCCTAAAACTGAGATTCAAAACCGCATTATTCACCAGATTCGAAATTCCAGCAAATATGTCTCCTACAAGGATTTGAAGGCACTTATGGCTGACTTGAAAGCAGTCTACGCAGCGGTAGATGAACCGGCTGCTTTGGACGCGTTAGACACGTTTGCAGAACACTGGGGCAAGAAGTATCCTAAGATTTCTCAGTCATGGAGGGATAACTGGGCAAATCTCAGCACTTATTTTAAGTTTCCTCAAGAACTTCGGCGGCTGATCTATACGACCAACACTATCGAAGGCTTCAACCGTCAGCTTCGCAAAGTGACAAAAGCAAAATCTGTATTTCCGACCGATGACAGCCTGTTTAAGATGCTGTATCTGGCGATGATGGATATTACCCGGAAGTGGACCGGCCACAGACAGGACTGGAGTATGATTCATGCCCAGCTGGCAATCTATTTTGAGGATCGGATGCCTGATTAACAACCCGGCTCGAAGGTCAAGGGGCGCTACGCCGCCGGCGAGGCTCCAATGGACGAGGGTGTCCCTTGACTTCCGCCCATGTCGGCGTTATGTTGTAAACAAGGCGGGCGCAGCCAACGCCGCTCCCGCCTTGAAATATAAGTTCTATTTTATACCGCATTTGGGCGGTTACACAGAATTCGGGATAGTCCCGCTGCTTGCTTTGCAAACCGCTGTACTTTTTCTTCAATATATATATTGCATTCTCATAACAGCATAGTGCAGCAATCCCTGCCTGGATGACCGCGTCACACATTGCAGTAGCAATTCTGTCAGATTTGTGGTATTCTTTTTGTGAGCCATTAGGGTCTCTCCTTTACATCATGTTTTTTTCGACAACTATCTCATTTTACAAGAGCCCTGATGGCTTGGCTATTGCCTATTTGCTTTTGCGAACTTGATTATACGCTATCTTTTTAGTTTGCGTAACTTATTGTACCTTATCGAGTCTGCAAATAATTTTTCGCATAAATCTTGACGGGATCTCACTCGTCTGTATAATAATTTGACTGTGTGTATACACATTAACACAAAAAAGAAGCCGCCAACTCGGAATGGGCAAGCGAGTTGGCGGCCAATTTTTTAGGATGTTTCGTATTCGAAAATTACTAACGTGTTACAAAAGTGTTGCAAAAATTTTTTTGCGTTTTCAAGATGTTAGCCAGAGAAGATTATTCCCACTCAATTTCAAGAATATATCTTGTGGTGTCCATACGCACATATATTCTATATTTTGTGGTATATTATTTGTATTATCCATGTTATTCTGAGTACACATTTTTTTGTATCAAAAAATGTATCAAAAAAGAAGAAGTTATTCACTGTCGCCCGACGAATACAGTTGCTTTATTAGCTGAGCAATCATTTTTATATCAGCGGATAAATAGTCATTGTATCCGTTCAGGTCGTTTAATGCTTGTAGCTTCACCAACAAAGCGTCGAGTCTATCGCAAACAGCTCGGTGAACCTTACAATTACCTTGGATGACAAATTGCCGATCAAGCGCCTTATTTAGAAGGTAATCTTGTTTCATCATTCCACTGAGAGAAACAGCTAGTTCGATCTGTTCATATTCTTTGGGTGAAACGCGAAACGCACATGTTTTTGTCCTCACGCGACCGTCTCTATCGCAGTTTTTCTTAGACATCCGTTCTAACACTCCTCATTGAATTGAGATCGTCCGCAATAGCTTTTTGAACATTGTCAAACAAATGGCCGTAAATATCTTGTGTTGTACTGATGGATTTATGGCCAATACGTTTTGAAATTTCAAAAATGTTATATTGTTTACTGATAAGAAGGGACACATGAGAATGTCTCAATCCGTGGATTGGCATATCTGGGACATTAGCTTTTGCAATCAAAGAATGGAAATTGCTCGATAATCCGTGCTTTGTAAAAACAAAGATACGCTGGTCTGGCGTTAAATCATACTTCATTGCAAAGTATTCCGTCAATTCATCACAAAGAAATCGAGGAATGCTAATCGTTCTTACGGAGCTTTGTGTTTTAGGAGTTGTGATAATGTCTTTTCGCCCAACTCGGCTATATGTCTTATTGATGCGAATCGTTTGATTGTCTAAGTCTATATCTTCGCGCGTGAGAGCGAGTAATTCGCCTTCTCGAATGCCGCACCAATATAAGACTTCATAAGCATAATAGTAAGTTGGAAAATTCATAGCTTCATATGCAAACTTTTCATATTCTTCGTAACTCCAGAAAAGAAGTCGTCTACCTTTCACTCCCATGTTCTTGATGTCAACCAGAGGGTTGATAGAAATATACCCTTTGCCACTTGCATAGTTTATCAAAGCGTTGAGCTGAGATTGTACCGTTCGCAGATAAGCCGGAGAAAGCGGCTGACCGTTTGACTTTTTTGTTTCCTTGACATTTTTCTGCCATGCGGCGATGTCTGCGGCTGTAATTTCTTCAACTGGGATGCCTTCAAAATACGGAGCGATATAGCTGGCAAATATGTTGTGTTTGGTCTGCAGAGTAGACTGTTTCATATCCGAACGCTTAAACGAAGAAAGATATTCGTTATAAATATCCGTTATGGTATGCGTTGTCGAAGACTGAGACTGAGAATCTAGTTCATCCAAAAAATTTTCTTCAAACGCTCTCGCCTCTCGTTTTGATGAAAATCCGCGTTTCAGCGTAGTTACAAACTTATTAGTTTGAGCATCGAGATAGTTGAACTTTGAGTACCACTTCACTCCTTTTTTTGTAGTGTACTTATACTGAGGCATAAATATCCTCCTTCCCAAAAGAGGGGAAGAACCGCTTCTGAAAATATGACGAATCGATTTTCCCATGTATTGTAAGATACCCTTGATTTTGAAGTTCATCATTCAACTGGCGGATAATCTTATAAGCATAGGACACCGAAACGCCTAATGACTTGGACACTTCATCGGCAGTCAGCAATTTATAAGTTTTCATCTATTAGAACCTTTCTTTATAATAGCATACTTTTATAAGGTTTACAATAATTCGAAAAAAATGGGGTGCGAAGCGCCCTAAACCTTTATTTAATTGTACGCTTGATTTTATCGAACATTTGTTCTATAATGGGTTTGAGGTGATACTATGTACGACCCCATCAGCGGCAACGCCGCATATGCAAAGTATTCTCCGGTTACTCTGCCGCCGATTGAACAGCGCGCAGGGTTTGCCGAAGTTAGTGTGACACTCAATCCGCACACATCACAACCAGAGCTGATAAGCTATCTCAACAAAGGCTATCGTATACGTCTCGTCACCGGCTGCATGTTCAATAAAGACCTTCGTGCTACCGAGTACGGGGTTAAAATCGGCAATCATCGGACGAAGGTTTGGAAAACGCCCGAGGGCGTGTGGTATATCCATCCCAATAGGTGAGGCACCCTTTTCGGGTGCCTTTTTTTTACGGATACAGCGAACCTTGACGAATTTTAGAAAACGCGGTATGATTGGTATTGCACCACCAGAATCACCCGCAATTCGGCGGATTTTCGCAGTCTCTTACCTACTCGACTGCGTCGCCTTCTGTAAAAGGAGGTTACTATGAGAGACTTTCGATCTAAAGTTTGCTGTTCCGCTGCTACGGTAGCGTATGGAGTGCTTGCGGCCGCCCTTTGGGGCGCGCTGAAATTCTTCATTGAACAGCTTACCTGAAGTCTCTTCGGTGCTTGGAGCGGCAAAGCCGCTCCTTTTTTCTTCTTGAATCGCTGTTCTTTGTTGTTTGCGATCTTTAAGGCAGTCGCGAGCACGTTGTTGTAATTGTTAGTGAGCCGGCTCTTTTTATTTGACTATTCGCTATCCACTGCAGTATAATGCCGTTGGTGGCCTTTGGTAATACGGATCAATTTGCTATTCTCCTTTTTCGAAAGGAGGAAACTCATGTCACTGCAACTAATGGTAGTTCAGTTCATAATCGGCATCGCTTCGGCGGGTGCATGGTTCTGGATTGAGCGAAAGTTCTTTGGCAACAAGTAACTGGCTGCCACCGAGACGTTGAGAAGGTACCTCGACGTCTCTTTTTAATTGCCAGTGGAGCCGAGGCCGCCGGTTCTCTTCCCTCTTGGCTCGTCATCAACCGTGACGCCGTAAGGAACGAACACGCCCTGCATAAATCGGTCACCCGCTCGCAGGTGCATTGTCTTGCCTTCGCGGCTGTCGTTCGTAATCTTTGCCATGATGTGACCTTCGTTCTCGGCGAAAATGTAGTCCCCGTCCACAATACCTGTGCCATTATCAAGCTGCATACGGTACTTGAAGCCCATACTGGAACGTGGGAACAGCATCAGCACCCAGCCTTCTTCGATCTGGCAGCGCATACCGGTCGGGATCAGTGCCGACTCACCCGGTTCAAGGATAATGTCATACGGCACGCGGAAGTCATATCCTGCACTGCCTTCAGTCGCGCGATCAGGGAAAACAAGGTCGCGCCACATATCTTCGATGCAACCCTCCGAAATGAGCGGGTTGCATTTTTTTACGTCTGCCGTGAACTGCGGATAGCTCACGGTGTCAAATTCTGCTACGGTTAAATACAATGTTTGTCCTCCCACAAGGTAATTTTCCCGCTCGTCGCGGTCTTTTTAATATCAATTACGCGCTGGTTGGTACTTCCGACCCACGGCGCGTTTACGTCTCTTTTGGTCTCCAGATATTCTCCATCGACAAGGACATCGGCCAGTTCCACAGCAGGTAAAGTGCATACCTGCTCATACGAATAGCCAGTATACAGCCAAATGGTTTTATCCGGAAACTCTTCACGGATTGTCTGGAGCAAGCGAGTTACCGCTCCACGATTACCCGGGAACAGAGGGTCACCGCCAGACAGTGTAATTCCGTCGATATAATCTTTCTGAAGCTCTACACGAATCTCGTCCATCGCTTCTTTGTCAAATGGGATACCAGACATCTGTTCCCACGTCTGTGGGTTCTGGCAACCGGGGCACGCATGAGCGCACCCCGATACCCATAATACGACACGCAGGCCGGTTCCGTTCAGCATGTCATCCTTGGTAATGTTATGATAATTCATGCTTCACCTCTTACATGCTGACGCGGTCTTTGATTTCTGCGTTCTTAGCGTCGTTGTATCGTGTCTTGCCGTGAACACGAGTATAACCAAGATAGCCATTCATCCTATCAATCTTTGTGACGTCAGTCGATCCGCACTTCGGGCAGACATCCATATCAAGCTGTTCATACCCGCACTTCTCACAGTACGCCAACGACAGGTTTACGCCTTCGTAGAATCCCAGTTTCATCGCTCGGCGAATCAGCGAACGGAGGGCACCTTTGTTGTAAGATACCGGGTATCGACAATACTGGATTTTGCCGCCATTGAACAAATCCCAGAAGCGATTTTCGAGATCCTGCTTCTGCGGCGGAGTGATGTTCTCCCAAACACCGCAATGGAAGCTATTCGATACATACGGTCGGTCGGATACGCCCTTTACGATGCCATACTTCTTGCGGAACTGTTCAATCTGTAATCCACAAAGGGATTCGGCCGGCGTTCCGTAGAGAGCGTACAGAATGTGGTCTGCCCTTTTGAACTCCTCGGCCTTCTTGTTGATGTACTGCATCACTTCCAGCGCGAACGCGCCATCCTCGACGATAGACTTGCCGTTATACAGCTCCTGCAGTTCATTCAAAGCAGTAATACCGAATGATGCGGTCATTGGCGGGAGCAGCTTGCCAATCTTCTCCTCTGGTTCAAGATGGCCGCCAAGGAAGCCTCCCTGACAGAAACCAAGTGGATTGGTAGAAGCCTTCTTCTCGGCCAGATAATCGTAGGTCTTCTTATGGAGATTTCGAATCATCTCGAGGTAGTAGTCAAGCACCTCGTAGAAGTCGCGGTTCTCCTGACGGGACTTTGCCAAAATCATCGGCAAATGAAGGGAAATTGCGCCGAGATTAAATCGGCCAACGAAGACGGGCTTGTCGTTCTCGTCTTCTGGGTGCTCTCCTCCTCGTTCAAACCAAGGCGAGAGCGAAGCTCTGCACAAGCGGACTATGCCGCTCAGACTATATCATAGCTGTTAGGTCAGCTTTCCGCGCTTCCACAGCAGGATTCTCACCTACTGTGTACCCTACTCGGTTACTCTCTGAGGCAACCCTACTTTCGCCTCAGATACCCTTTCGGTAGTCGTTTCACATTTTCATAGCACAGCGATTATCTTGCTTTCACAAGCCTTCCCTGTTAGCAAGGACGTTAACGAGTCATTTCCTACTCACACTAAACGCCGCCCTCACACCCTGCATTTGCAGGTTCGCGGAATTTTACATGGGCTACGGTGCTTTTCTCAACCCATGAGTGACACGACACGGCCATACTTCTTATACATAGAAGGAATATAGCCCTCGCCGGTCAACGAAAGAAAATCTGGATACATGGCCTTGGTACTGCAATCTACTCCACACTCAAAGACGTCTTCCATCGGTTTCCCTTCTCCATGAAGCTCCTCATCATAAAGGAACGTCAGTTTCGGGAACAGCACTGGCTTTTTATGCCCAGCAGCTCCCTGTCCGCCTGCTCGAACGTTCATACAAGTCATGGATGCCATTCGGCCGAAGCGAGAATTGTCAAGACCAAACGAAACCGCAATGAACGGATAATCACCGCGACTGGAACCAACCGTGTTGAAACGATATTCCCAAGACTGGAATCCCTGTTCCATATCACGCTGAACCTTCTTCACAGCATACTCATCGGCGGCGGTCAGTACATCCTCGTGGTCGCCAAGATTGTTGTAAACCGCAATTTCTGTGTACTCCTCAAAGTATTTCTGGTACGATTTTTCGGCATAAGGAGCCAAAATCTTGTCTACTTCAGGGATGGTGAATCCGCCATACTGACAAGCGGCCGCGCTGATTGCAACATCGGAGATAACATCGAACGCCACGTCAAGCGTCTTTGGCTCATTGTACCAGACATTGCCCATCTCAAAGCCGCCAGTTAGGACGTTCTCCATGTCGAAAAGGCAGCAATTCATCGTGTCAAGTCGTGCAGATCGGTCATGAATGTAGATGTAACCGTCTTTCATAGCCTCGCGCTCTTCTCGATTCAAGAAGAATTTCTTATACAATGCACTGGACAGCTCATTGTAAATCAAACTACGCTGAGTCGGAACCAGAGCGGAATCCGTGTTGGCATTATTTCGGTCACCGATATAACGAATTGCCTGACTCTTGCGGTAGACATCATCGAGCATATGGACAAAATCCTGCTTGTAGTTGCGATAATCGCGATAACACTTGGCCACATCTGGAGCTACATCGTCCAGAGCTCTCTCGACTGCATTGTGTACGTTTGCAACCGGAGCAACGTCCCCGCCATGCTCTGCAAGGTGAGTCAACGTCAAATCAACAACGCGGCGGCATTGTTCATCGGACAGGTCATACATAGCACGATTAGCGGACTTACGAATCGCGGAAACGATCTTTTGACTGGAGAACGCTTCGATAGAACCATCTTTCTTCTGGATTTTTAGCATAGGCACCCTTCTTACTTAACTTCCTCGCGGCGTTTTTCAAAGTAGCCGCCCTTTACCTTTTCGATGAAATCGCTGGCCTGCTGTTCCAGATCCTGCATCGTGCCGTTATTTACAATCGTATAATCGTAATCGAACTGGTCAACATCACGGTCGGCGTGGTTGCTCTGGATTGGCTCGTAACCCGGTCGCTTAATCAGCAGCGTCAGAGCGTCAAAACGTTCCTTGGCTCGCTGAATCTCCTCCGGTTCACGGATGTGCATGAACAGCATGACGTTGTCGTGATCCTTTACCCGATTGAATTCCTTGGTCAGATACTCAAGCGGCGCGTCGGAATACTGCGTCGACAGGTCTTTCAGGTCAGACAAGAACTTTCTGGACTTGTCGTCCTTCTCACCGTTCCAGCCAAGCCGTCGAGCGACTTCCTTGATGATATCTACAGAGCTGATCTGTGCGATCAGCATATCGTAGAAATAAGCCCGGTCTCGGCACAAAGAACAAAATGTGTCCTTTCCGCTTCTCGCGGGTCCATTTACAATGATGATATGTGCCAACTTATTCTCCCTTCTGGCGGGTCTTCGGATGTCCGCATGTCATGACACCCTCGGGACAGGAGCCGGAAACACACGGCGCACCGGCGTTTTCAAAGATAGTCGGCGCAACCTTCTGGCATAAAACTAACATTTGCTCCGCCAGCTCTCTAATCTCGTCCTGTGCGCGATTACAGCACCGTAGAGCGAAGAAACTGAGCAATTCGCGTGCATTCATGGTTACAGAGAACGACGTTCCTGCGGCATTTGGGAGCACGCAGCGGGCATTCTCGTTAGCGTATTTTTCAGCCGCCGAGCGATCTTTCTTGTACTGTTTATACAGCGCTTCGTCCTCGTTCTTCTTCTGCTCCATAATGGCGTCAAGCTGCAGATAGAAGAACTGGCCGCTGTTGCGGAACTCGATATTGAAGTCGCCGATTGCGTACTGCGCGTACTTCTCACGGAGCTTTTCGCTCATGAGTGTTGCGTGAATGTCGCTGTAGGTCGCTCTGATCGTCTCCATGCAGTTCTCGAACATCAGCTTGGCGGCCAGATTATTCTTTACAGCCTCCGGCATCACGAACTCCGGCTTTGCCATATTGACATAGCGCTGACTCTGCACCGAAAAAGATGCGATACGATGGCGCGTAATCTGTGCAAGCAGAGAGCGGGATATCCCGTCGATACCGAACGTAAAAGACGCATGCTCTAGAACAGAAGTATGACCGGAACGTTTAATCTGTCGGATGAACTTTGCCGCCTGTTCCGGAGTAATGTCCCCCAGAATATCCGCAGCCGTGCCGGAAGAGTAACAACCCTTGCCGGCCGCCGCGACAACAAGTTCCGGCATTGGTGTCCAAGCGAGTAACTTTACGTTCACGCGGTCACCTTCTTCTTGCGCGGTGCGGTAATCTTGAGCCAGCTCTTTGGGAACGTGTAGTTCTTAGAACCGTTGCACTCAATTGTCATACAAACCTCTTCGGGATGATCGGCGCAGAGCTTGTCCATCTTCTTCTGGAGCGCAGGGTCATATGTGAACACATGTGCTGTGTCGTCCTGCTGGTTGTAGTCTACGATGGTTTCCATCGCGGTCTTTGACATTTCTTCCATTCTCATCACTCTCTTTCTTAAAACAGGTCGTCGATTTCGCGGATGCCATTATACGAGATGGCACATTCTTCGCAGCAAAACAGGTTGCTGTCTTTATCTTTCCAGAGCTCCCAATCCGGAGATAACTCATTGCCGCAGTTTTCACAGCGGCCGATAATCTCCGGAACATAATCGGGATCTCGTGGGTTCTTAGGGTTTGGGAATTTAGGAATCATACGGCGTACTTTGAGTCCTCCGGCGTTTCCGCGTAAAACGGGTTCTGCGTAATCGGCGGATAATAACTTCCGTAATGGTTGTCGTCTGTCTCATCCGTGGTAGTCGTCGTTCGGGAGACAACCTTCCCGTCCTTGTCCAATTCTTCGATGATTTCTACTATGTGTCTCTTAATCATGTCTTCCTCCTTAACCGACCAGATGATACTGGTCAAGATACCAATAGCCGGATTTGTTCTTCGTGCATCGGTCAACGTAAATGATGCTGCCGTTTTTGATTGGATTCTGGTCGTACTGCCGCGACCGAAGCGTCAATCGAATGCGCTTACCAGAACCAAGTGACTGTGTAAAGCAAGCATAACCCCACGGTTTTCCGGTGTCTTTACTCAAAAGTGGCCGAAAATCCGACACGAGAACAAGTCTGCGGTCTTCTTCCTTGCCTGTCCGGATGTCCACATACCCGAGAATTTCCTGCTGGTTCTCAATCTTCACGCGGAACGGAAGGTCTTCGATACCTGCCGCCAGTACACGGTCTTCACATTCGCGGAGCACCTGAGCGACGATTCGCTTCAGTTCCTCAGCAATTTCCTGCTCGACAGCGAGAAGCTGTTCTTCCAGTTCCGGCGTTGGGTTCTTTTTAAGAGCGGCCGCGAGCCGCTTTTTTTCGTCTTTCAAGGTACTCATCTGCAGGCTCGTGAACGTATATCTTGTCGCTGGCTGGCCGTCCTTCTTGAGACCGTCGGCGTACTTCGGTACAATATCAGCCAGAAAGCTGTTATCAACGCGCTCTCGCGGCATGGATGCTTTTGCACCGTATCCGAACTCCTCGCACAGAGCGATGATGTTTAGAACCTCGCGGTCGTTGCCGTAGCTTGAGAAGTAGCTGATTTGAGCCAGAGGCTCGGTGGTGGACTTCATAATGCTCTTTGGTCGGAGAGCCAGAAGAACGTCGGAAAGGTACTTCGGCGGCTCCTGCCCGAGCTCATAAAGAGCAACGGCGGCAGCCTTGTTGAATCCCTTGATAGAGGTCAGCGCGTTGCTGATTGCGTTGTTCTCTTCGTCTGCGGTTACCTTTCGGTTATCCTGACCAAATTTGAACGGCGGGAACTTGATATTAAAGTAGCTTTCGGCTTCATCCTTGGCGGCGGCGAGCTTGTCCTTGTCTCCCTTCTCGTCCATGATACGCATGAAGGTTTCATAGAACGCGAGAGGATGATGCTGTTTGAGCCATGCACCGTAAAGGGAGTCCAAAGAAACACTGTACGAATGACTGCTATTAAAGGCATACTGGGCAGCATCTTCGATGATTTTCCAAACATTTTTAGCCTTTTCAGCGGCATCAGTTTTATTGATGTTTTCCTGTTCGACCAGTCGTTTTGAGAATGCGTTGATAAATCGCTCATGATAAGCAAGAACTTTCTCTTTACGTTTCTTAGCAATGTTCTTAATCGCCGCGTAACATTCTGACATCGGAAAGCCGGCGTAGTTCAGCACTGCCATCTGTTGTTCCTGATACAAGCAGAACGACTGCGGTAGCTCTTCCGTGCGAAGCAGGTCGTCGAACGGCTTAACGTCATACGAAAAGTCCTGTCGAGATTCGAAAATCTTATACATTGACTTAAATCCCGGGCGAATTGCGGCGATGAACGCGCAAAGCTCGGAAATATTGGTCGGCGCGTAAACGCCTACTCGGCTGGCAGTTCCCGGCTGCTCAACCTGATTGATACCGAGTGTACAGCCCTTGCGGTAAATATCCCACACGGGGTCTTCCGACGGGCACATAGCGAGCAGTTCATTCACGGTCGGGACTTTAAGACCGGCACGAGTGTACCCTTTATTGATAAGGTCAACCACGGCAACACGGAGCAAGTCATTCTTCAGGAAGTGATTCTTCTCCGCCCAGTGACCATCCATTGCGCAGCAGATTCTGTCTTTGATCTTTACAAGACCAATCTTGCGGCGAATACTGCCCTGATATAACAGGAACGCGCACGGTGCTGGGGACCAGCTCGTGATGATGCCCTGATACTCGGTCGAACGGAGGTAAACGTCATGGAATCGCTTGTCGATGTAGTCCATGATGTCGATGGTGTCCTTCTCTTCCTCATCAACGGTATGGAGCTTGTTCTCATATCGTTTAATCTGGGCGGACACTTCATTCGCCGTAGCAAAGTCGATATTCTGTGACTTCGCAAACATCTTCCACGCAGCTGACGCTTTTTGCGTGCCGTAAGCAAGCATCTGAACCGCATGGTCACGGCCGCAGACCTGAGCCTGACCTTCTGCGAAGATATCCTGTTCAGCTACATTGAAGTCAATATCCGGCAAACTGTGGGTTTCGAGGATTCGAGTTGCGGTCATAAAGCGTTCAGGATACATCTTTACCTTGGCTGCGATTCGGTCAACCTCAGTAAATCCGAGCAGCTTGTTGGTAAAGAAACTAACCGCGCTTCCTCGACCAGTATTAGTCAAATGGCCGCCGAGCTCTTTTCCTCGCCTGATGACGTGGTAATTATCAATGAAGTAGTCTGCCATGTGGCACTCGACAACCGTGTCGGTTTCGGATTTGATCTCTTTTTCATATTTTGAAAGCAGATCCGTGGCAACCTCGGCCTTGTAGTTCTGCCAGCCTTCATCAACCAAACGAAGATACTCGGCATTTTTCTGCTCTTGTGTCCAATCTGGGTGGAGTGAGAACAGCTTCAGGCTGTCGTCGAAGATATCGCACTCGTACTCCTCAACTTCGAGGAAACAGTTTGTCCGGTCGATTGCCTCCGTGATCTCAGCTTCTGTCAAGACACCCTGCTCGCGGAAGCGTCGGACGGCAGTGTCGCCATCCGGGTAATCCATGAACCATTCTTCCTCGTCATCGTAAGCCTTGCGGTCTTCTTTGGAAAGAAGAAAGTCGGAGCGGAGTTCTGCGCCGTTTTCCTCGATGTAGTGGCTGTCGCAGCCCATGATAATCGGTGCGGGAATCTCTTTTCGCAGATTCAGAATGTAACGGTTCAGCTCTTTCTGCCGTTCAGAGGGGTGGTACTGCACCTCAAACATGAAGTTGTCACCATGTTTGTCGTACAGCTTCTTCCATAGAGCCTTGAGCCGTTCTTCTTCTTCGCCGAGATACTTCCATCCGGCAACACAGGCAGTTGTGATCCAAACGTCGCCCGCCGGAAGCAGGTCGAGAAGCTCTTCATCCAGTCGCGGCTGGTAGTAGAAACCATCCTCGTTCGCCTGACTGAGAACCTCGTTAATCCATTCGCGGCCGTTTTCGTTCTTCGCGCCAACCCAAATATGACAGTTGGAACGGTCTTCCTCGTGACGATCCCAGACCCAGTAAGCCTCAGCGGCGAACAGGAACTTCAGACCGTACTGCTTTGCGAGGTCGTAGCACTCGATATATCTCCCCTGCCAGCCATGCTCGCAGCTGGACAGAATGGAATGTCCGAGCTCGACGGCACGTTTGGCGTAATCCTCGTAGGTCACGACCGAGTCGCTGACGCGAGGGTTACTGTAGGTTGTGTGTTTGTGGTAGTTCTGAAAAATTATGATAGCCGCTCCCTTCGCTGATACAATTCATTCCAAACTTCCGCTCCATTATCTACGGGAGCCATCTTTTCGCCCAACAGGTTGTCACGGTTACGAACCCAATCCACCCTGCAAAAGCGTTTCAGCTTTTTGATTTCTCCATCTTGCCGCGGGTCAACCTCCTCATCGAATGCGATGACAATACGGACACCCAGTTGCAGGAGAATCTTGGTCTGGTAAGGGTTGATGTGCGAGGTCAGTACGGCACAGCAGTTATCGAAACCGTAGCCCGCCGCCTTGAGTACAGACTTCGCGCCCTCAAACAGGATGACCTCTTTCTTCCGGAGGATTGCTTCGCGGTTTTCGTAAAGCCCGAACAGCGTGTCGAGCGCTCCGAGCTTTACGAGATAGGTGTACTTGCGGAGTTTTTTCTCCTTAAAATCAGGGTCGAGTGTGCGGCCGCAGATACTGAAAATCCGGCCGTCTGGCAATCGGATCGGGTGAACAATACGGTTTGACAGCGCATCATAGCGGTAGCCGAATCGCTTCATCTGGTCGAGAGGGATACCCTCATCGAGCCAAGACTGGAACTTCTCCGGTCTCCATTCGTACTGTTCCATCACATTTTCCCCTAGGATTTTGTGTGGTTCACACACATTTTTCTGCTCTTTTCGTGGCGCGTACTTCTTGAGGGCCTGTACAGCCGCCAGATGGGTAGACGGCAGTGACACACCCTCTGTGATTCCGGCGTAGGCTTTGAGTCGCTTGACCGCTTCTCGCAGAGATACATGGTTGTACAGCACCTCAAAATCGGCAACATCGCCGCGAGCTCCGCAGCCGAAGCAGTAATACAACCCTTTGGAGCGCGTAATCGTGAAGGATGGTGTGTTCTCGTCATGGAAGGGACACAGTGCGACGTATTCGTTCTCGCTGCGCCGCTCGACCTCGAGGTACTGGGAGATGTAGTCCACGATATCAATTTGTTCTACCACATCTCTGATTTCCATAGTTACTCCTTACCTTTAATATGGGGCGTTTGGGTCGTGCTGTTTGGCAGCCTGTTTGTAGGAAACAAGGTTGCCGTTGAACTGCAGGTCGATATACTCATCAGAGGACATCTGTTCGCCGTTGCGGTTTAGAACTACGCGGAGCTTCTTGTTTCCGCATTCAATGCCGTCTTGGCTGATCTCCTGCGGGGTTTTGTTCTCAATGGTGAGAATCGTAGAGGCGTTTCGAGCAATCTTTGCGCTATCGGCCAGTTTGCCAGTTGAAGTTGTCTGCGCGGCTCCGAGACCAATCAGTCCCATGTCACCGCAAAGAACATTCTTGACCATATCGACCAGACGTCCGAGCTGCTGATATGTGGCGAATGCGTCATCGGAACCGACGCCGCCTCCACCAGCACCGCTTCCGCCGCCCTTAAAGTAATCGATTATCAGAACCTGCGTCCCCTGCGAATGAATAGACTTCTTCGCGGCTGCGTAAATTCCATTCGGGTCAAAAATCGGCATATACTTGTGGGTGAACTTTCTGGTTTTGAGCCAGCTTCTCGCCCGCTCAAGACGGTCATTCTCTTCGGCAGTATATTGACCGGAACAAATGCGACTGTATTCGATGCCGGTTAGATTCGACATAAGGCGTTGCGTGAACATTCGAGAGCTCAGCTCGCTGTCCAGATACAGAACGCTGTAGTCTCGCTTCAAAAGGTCAACCGCTTCGTTCAATAAAAACATACTTTTACCCTGCTTAGCATTCGCACCAACGATCACTAATTCGCCTGCTTCGAGCTGAACGTAGTTGTTCAGCGCCGGGAACTTAAACGGCACGCCGGCCATTCCATTATTCTGGCGGTCTACGATTTCCTGCCAGAGTTCGTCAACGACGTCCTTATAAGCCGGTAGTTCGTTGGTCGAAGAATAATCCATGAGCACGCCGTCCAGAATGTTATAGATCTTTTCCTCGATATGGTCTTCGTTCTCGCTGAAGCAAAGGTTCTGGCACTCGGCGAGCTTCTTATAAGCGTCGCGCCGGAACGCTTTATCCAACACGTTGTTGACCGCAAGCATATACTCAGCAACCGAGCTGCGGGCAACCATACGGCTCATCTCCATCAGCTCGTTCAGTTTGCCGGGAGTGAACTCTTCAGCCCACTTTTTCATGTTTTCCTTGGAATTTAGAACGTTCATAAGGTTGTAAGGATCAACCTTTTCGACGTTGTTCTTCGCAAGTTCCGTAATCGCATAATAGAGGCAGGCGTTCTCCGGATCTGTAAAATGGCGGGGCTTTAAGTTTTCCGAATGGAAGCAGAATTCCGGATGAATGAACAATGTTGAAATAACGCCGGCCTCGCTTTCTGTGCTCTTGATGTCGTTTACGTTTACGTTCAAATTTAACCTGCTTTCTTACTTTTTTTCTCTTTCTTCGGTTTCACATAAGCGGAGGACATCGGGCAATGAGAACGCACGGAGCAGATTTCAGTGCAGAAGAAGTCAGCCTTTCCAGCCTTTTTCGCGTCCTTGGCAGATTTGAAGTTCTCACGCGCCTTGATGGAATGCTTGTCCAGCCACTCTTCGGTCTCGCAGGCGGTCTTTACAGACTCAATGAAGTAATCCTTGGCCGCGATGCAGTCCTCTGCTGTGCAAGGCTCGATGTAATGCTTCTGCCCTCGAAACAGGTCGAGGTCTGTATAAGCCGGCCAGACGCCCATCTTCTCATGGACAAGATAACCGTAGAACTCAAGCTGTTTACGGTACTTCTTCTCCTCTGCTTTGCTGGCGAACTTCTTCTTACTCTTATGGTCTACGATAATGTACTCGCCGGTCTTTTTGTTCTTGACCAGCAGGTCGATATAACCGATGACCTTGTAACCCTCGATTTCCGCCTTCATCTCAAGCTCTACACCGATGACTTCATAGTTCGGCGAGAGTCCCTTAAAATGACGGGCGAACGCGAGACCGTCCTCATAGTAGGATTTCTCAAGGTCTACATAGCGGTTAAACGGCCACTTGAGCGTTATTTTTGATTCGTAGTCGGTGAGATACAGTTCCAGAAGCTCCTCCGGCTGCATGATACCTTTGAATACCAGTTCGAGCCATTCGTGCATCTGGCTGCCATACTGGGCGAATACGTTTTCGTCCTGTTTAATCCTCGGCTCAGCGAGCCGCTGAAGATAGAAGCCGTAGGGGCATTCGTGCGCTTGCGCCGCAGAAGACCAGCTCCAGACTCTATTCTTCAGCTTTTCGGTGAATTCGCTCACTTAAAACAGTACGTCGTCGGACTCAACCGGGTCGCCGGAGTAGCCCTCGTCAATACTCGGCTTCTGGTTGCCGCCGTTGTTCTCGGACTTACTGCCGCAGAAATTTACTTCGTCGGCATGGAGCGACCAAGCAATGCGGTTGTTACCGTCCTTGTCCACAAACTTGCGGGACTCCATAGCACCGGAAACAGCGATAGAGCTGCCCTTCTTGAAATACTTGGACACGAACTCAGCGGTTGCGCCGAAAACGGAAATGTCGAAAAAGTCGGTCGGGCGATTGCCTTCCTTGTCACGGTAAGTACGGTCTACGGCAACAGAGAAGTTGCATACGGAAGTGCCTGCGTTGGTGGACTTGAGCTCCGGGTCGCGAGTCAGGCGGCCAATAATTACGATCTTGTTCAAATTTATATCTCCTTCTTGGTGTTTTACTTCATCGCCTTAATGGCGGTGGTGATTTCGGTGCAGAGTGCGATGGTCGGGATTTCGGTCGGCGAATCGTTGCCGTTGTTCTTCTCAGCAATCAGCGCGTAAATCTTGGCGCGGTCAACGCCCTTCTTAACGGCTGCCTGCGCGGCGGAAACGACCTTCTTACGAGCGTCGGCCAGACCGGTACGTTCCTTTTTGACGCCTTCCGGCATGTCCTCGCCCTCGTAGATAAATAATCCGAGGCCGTGCTGTGCACAAGCCTTAGCCAGCGCACGCATCTTTGCCTTGTTGGCGTCGGTGGAGGTGACCTGATCTGCCTTCACAGCGTTGTTCTTGAAGTCCATGATGGCATAGGTTTCCTTCGCCTCCTGACCATTGATGGTCACGCTGACTTCAACCCATGCGCTCTTTCCGTCGTCAAACCACGGACGCGGCTGCGGCGTGCGCTTGACAGTGCGGGACATAACCGGAACGCCGTCCTCATACTCCGTAATGGTTTCCTCATACGGGTCGGGCTGGCAGGTGTAGACATGATAGGTCGCGTCAGGATAACGCTTCTTGACCTCTGCCCACGCAGCTGCCCAGCTGATGTACGACAAGCCGTTCTTCTTCTTTACCTTTCCGGTGACATCTGCATCATACAGCGTCTGGAAAATGCTCTTTGTTGCTTCGCTCACTTAGCTGCCTCCTGCTTCTTTTCGCGGCGCTTCTTGAAATACTCGAGACGCTTCTCGTGCTTCTTCTGGCGGCGCTCCTTATTCTTTGCGAGACGGTTCTCGCTCTGATACTTTGCGCGAGACTTCTGCTTCGCGCTGGGTTTGTGCTTTGGGATTCCCATGTTGTTCACTCCTCGTAATAAGATATTTATATAACCCCTTGCAGGGCGTGTTGGTTAAAAGTCAGTTTGCTCGGATTTATCTCCCGAGGTTTCGGCTTCAGATGTGTCGTTTTTCTTTCTTGTTCCCTTAAAATTAGCCTTGAATTCGCGGTATTTTCGAGTGTATTCATAAGATTTTCCGAAAATATTATTCACTGCTTTATAAAGCTGCGGTTCATATTTTTGGATAATCTCCAACTCTTCCTCGAACTTACTGCTAAACAGACAACCGGCGCAGCCTGTGCGCTTTAATCCGTAAACTTCGTAACAGTCCGAATACACAATGCCGTAATGCTCCTTATATTGTTGCTTGTCCTCGTCAGACCAAAAGTACAGTGGCATATACCGCGCAATGCCTGAACTGTGCAGTGGCTCGAAACAAGACGTATGGCTTGTCGCTCGCATTCCACCCTCTGCGCGGCGTTCGCCAACGATGTTCAGCATAGCATTTTGTTCTTTCAAAAAGTCGTACGCCGTATCCTTTTTTGCGCCCTTGCAACATTTATTGCTAATTGCAAATGTTGGGGGGGGTATCCAACATAAATTCTTTCAGTCCGGCGTGTGTCGAAATCTGAAAGCGCCCTTTCTCACCGTATCCGTTGCCCCACCATTTTAGCGCCGAAACGCAGTTTGAGTATTTTTTAGCCATTCCATCGAACGTATCATCTTGCCAATCGAAATTCTTTTTTTGCAAACGTCCGATATACATTGCGTCCATTTTGGATAAAAACGGCACGCCATATTCCTTGCACCCAACCGGCACAGTTTTTTTCGCTCTCCGCCGTACAATCTCAATGCCGTACTGGGCTTCCAGATCGTTCAGGTGATTCTTCGTAGCTTGATACTCGATACCCGTATCAAAAAACACATACGTAATCTTCCGCCCATTCCGAACTCGTTCCAGCAGATCGAGCATTACATCGCTATCAGAGCCTCCGCTAATAGAACACACCGGATTTTTATAGCTGTCCAGTAATAGGTCAGCTTTCTGTAATGTATTCCGAATGAGCTGATTATTAGGAGCGGTGTCTAAAATCTCTTTCTTTACCATATTTATCAGTGCTCCACTGTAATTTCCTTCATGTGGCTGGCTTCCATGTCGGCCAGCTGAAGCATCGGCACGAGCTTGCACTTCTCGGCTGCCGCGCTCATTGCCCGGTCGCCGCCCTTGACGGCGCTGTCAAAACCGTTCATGTGCCAACGGATTGCCAGATACTCGTCAGGTGTCAGTTCCATAAATTGCTGAATGATAAAGCAAGACTTCTCGCCGTGGCCGCCCGGAAACACCTCGTCGAACTTATACGACATGTACTGCTCCCAGCGACCATCTGCATCTTTGCGGAAGGCAGGCTGCTTTGAGTAGACGCGGATTTTTGTAAAATCATGCCCTAATGCGGTGATAGCGATGGTTTCGTCGCTGTATTCGGCCACATCATACTTCTTGCGAAGTTCACACAAGCACTGATAAACATTCAACGAATGCTCGCAGAGGCCGCCTTCGTAGTTGCCGTGGAATCTGGTTGAAGATGGAGCCGTGAAGAAGTCACTGTTTTCCAGATAGGTAATCAGGTCTTCGAGGCCATCACGCTTTACGTTGTCGCGCAGAACCTGAAGAAACGCTCTCCGATTATCTGCCAACTGCTCCGGGCTTAAAAACTGTGTTTTGTCCGCCATTATTTCCCCACCCTTCCGTAAATACGGTTCATAATGAAGTGAAGATCATCCATCTTCTCTAAATAATTGTCTGCAGCCTTTGTAGCCAAAAATCTGGCTCTCTTTTCTTCTGCGCGTGCGGCAGCCAGTTCAATTCCGAGATCAAGATCCCAAACATCTTCCGGATTGCAAGACGCAATACCGACAAAACCGCAGGACTCGACCTTTACCTTTGCCGACTTCCCGGTTGGATGGCTTACCGAATAGGTGAAACCAGTGAGCGGATGAGTAGTCCACGGGGTCCACTGTCGCTTTCCCTTCGGCGGCTTGTCCTTTTTCTTAGCCGCGAGCTTCAGCTTCTTCTTGAAGTGCTCGAAGGAAGTGGACTTCGCCCAGAGAGCATCAAGCTCGTCTTCGGATAAACTGAGTGTAATTACCCTGTCGTCGGACGTTTTTTCCGGCTCTTCCATGCCGATGATCTCGAAGAAAACGCCGAACTCGTCTGTCGGCAGGGTGTATGACGCCTGCAGGCAAGATCTTGAATCGGAATAGCACCGATTCAACGTAATAGACTCGGAATTACATTCTGCAACCTCGAAAACGTCTCCAATCCGATCACAATTGAAGAACGGATGAATAATTTTCGCGCGTGTTCCCTTCGCTAATCTCATAAAAAAATCCCTCTTTTCGCAATTCTATTGGGTTGTTTAATCGCCGACTCCGTATTTTTCGGCGTATTTTTCGATGAACTCGATCATCTCCGGCTCTTCCGAAAAGAACGGGTCGCAGCCTAGCACGTGCATAGACCCCAAGCAGTTCATCATGAACTGACCGAAGCGCCAATCAGGCAGTTTCTTCCACGCGACCTTCAGACGGTCGCAGAACTCGTCAATTCTAGCCGGATTTCTCATACTCATTCTTCCTTTTTGGCAAAATACTTAAAGTCTTTCCATTTGATCTTGACGATCACACGGCTACCGCAGCGGTCTCGCAGCTCAACCGCCGGTCGCCCGACAACACCCTCCATCATGGCGGTTCCCATTGTGCTCTTCGGATGACTTGTCACGAAGTCGATGCCGTCCTGAATGGTGCCCTCGCAGACAATCGGAACAACGTCAATGCCGAACATCTTCGCGGTTTTCTCGACCATCTCGCGCGGCTGATAATTGTCGCCGATCAGTACATCGAACAGCATGAAGGACACATCATCTCGGTACGCGCCGCCGTTCTGAATCTTGGGGCCATAGCCCTCGCCGAACAAAATGACCTCACGCTCACCGAAAGTCTGTTCGAACAGCTCCTCAACTTCCTGCGTGCCGAACACGGAGACGAGGTAGTTCATCAGGGGTACCGGCATCTGGGCACGGTCGGTGCGGCCGCCGTAGGAAACCTTATGGCCATCCCAGTACACGCGGGTGTTTGTGCCGTCCAACTTCTCGGTAAACTGCCACGGTAGGTCTTTCAGAAACTTAACCGTCGGGTTACGGAACTTGCCAAGCTGCAGACGCTTATCACCCTCGGTGCTTCGCTCAAAAACGGTTTCGATTTTGTGGTATTCTCTCATGTGCTCACTCTCTTTCTGTGGTCGCTCTCGTTTTTTCTCTACATATACTACTATACAAAAATCGCGATTTTGGGACGCGAAAATCCAAACTTTTTTGATTTTTTGAAAATATTTTTGAATGAGGGGAAAATGAACGCCGCACAGTTGTGCGGCGTCTTTTAGACGTAATATTCAGCCATGTCGTCCAGCCTCAAACAAGCCAGTCGGCGGTATGGATTCGTCAGGTTCCCGCATCCGCAGTCGATGCAAAGGAATCCCTTGCCGTGGAAGATGTGGTACGGCTCTTTGTATCGCTTGGTCAGATAGCAAGTCGGCGTGTGCCCTACTATATAATGTGCGTTGCCGAAATCGTCATCGGCTTCCACCCTGCCCCAGATCATGTCGAGGAACTTGGTTGAGGGTCGGCCGTGAACAAGCGTCCACATCATACCGTTCACTTCAACTGACTCCATTGCTGGCCGCGAGTAACAGTATTTCAGAATTTTGATTCGCTCGGCAGTCGTACGATGATAAAGCAGCTCGCGGCGCGTCTTTGCTCCGCCGTTCTGTCTCCACAGCGAACGAGCCTCCGGATATGAGTCCTTGCTGAGCGTTCCGAGCATCATATCTTCGTGATTTCCGATGATAAAATGCACGTTTCCTTTATCGATGATTTCCAGAAGAATCGAGACACCATCAGCACCACGGTCGATAACGTCTCCGATGATGTAAAGCTGGTCGTCCGAGCTGAAATTGATAAGTTCCAGCATCTTGTGATAGCGGTCAATCTCGCCATGGATGTCGGACATTACATATGTTGCCATTGGTTGTCACTCCTTGTTTTTGTAATTTATTTATGGTATAATTCAATAAAGAGGTGAGATAATGAGTCAGTATACGGACATTTTAGAAAGATACAGAGCATTAGAAAGCATGAAAATGGTTGCCGCGGAGTTGAACATTTCTCATCTAACTGTCCGGAGAGCTCTCATTACTGCCGGTTTATTTACTTCAGCACGTGCTGAACAAATTCAACATCTCTATGCTACGGGTATGTCGATTAAAACCATCGCCGAGCACTTGAAAATTTCAACCAGCACTGTATCTTCCTACCTCCCATACAGCAAAGGCCCACGCAAAGATTGGGCCGCTACTGTGAACTCAATGCGAATAAAGAAATGCCGCGAGAAAAAGAAACTCGCTCAAACCTTAAAAGCTGACGATTGACGTCAACTTTTTTTAATCGAAGAATCCGCCGGCTGCCAGTACAATGAGTTTAATCGCGCACGAAATTCCCTGTACGCGAAAATCAATTTTGCCCGGCAGCGGTTGTCCATGATAATACCACCCAATGTAGAGTTCTAATACTGTCCATACGAGGACAATAAACTGTGGAATTCCGATTTTTAATCACTCTTTTCTCTTTTTGCGAGTTTTTCTCGCATTTTCTTTGCTATCTTATTGAACTTTGTGTTAAACGGTTCCGGCACTGGAAACTCCGCGAAGTCGCCCTTCATCAACTCGTCCGGGGTTTTCTCCATCTCCTTTAGGATGGCGATTGTTCCGGCTGTGTTGTTCATACAGTACCGCTTCAGCTGATCTTGATGACTTTCAAACCATCCACGAACCAGATGGAGCGCCTGACAAAAATAGCGGCGCATCGGCAGAGGAATGTCTTCGCTCTGTTCTGTGAGATATTCGCCTCTCATAATCTTGTGGTAAAGCTCCTGTGCTTTGGGGCTCAAATCCGAGATGTTAACAGTCGTGCGATTCATTAGTCGTCCTCCATTAAAACAATGCCGATATACCATTTAAGCCATGCCAGTTCAATGCTAACGTAACATTCACCGTTATGGAACAAGATGGTCGGCAGAATGTAGAAATCGCGCGTGTATGTGCCTTTTGTCATCCGCATGTCCACCCCAATACTGCAAGAATTAAGATGCTGCCAATCACACAAAACTGTCCAATAGCCTGTTTCAGAAGCGCTTTGTTGTCATTTTCCCCGAGCAGCCATTCAACATCTGAATCTCCCACGAGATGAATTCCTGCAAAGAACAGAGCGACACCGATAAGGCATAGAAAAATTCTGAACATTATAATCAAGTGTGATACCCTTTCTCTTTCTTCGGCACGTTCTCTTTTAACCATTTGCGATTTGCTTTGCACTGGTTGCAGTTGTTTGGGTTCTTGCAAAACCAGCAGTCGTCACGGTCGAACCAGACATAGTGCGGAACCGATGGACGGGGCTTTCGTTTTGCTTCACCCATTGTGAGTCACTCCAAATTAACCTTTTGTGTTATCGAAACTTAGTTGATATTGATCCGGCCATTTCTTTTATATGAGACTCGATGGCTTTTGCACATTCAGAACAAACTTCCTCATGAACATACACTCTTTCTTCCTTGGATAGAGATCCGCCCACAGCACTTACACTGACCTCATATAGCGGTTTCGTCAATCCATGGTAAATTTCTTTCCCACAGATATCACAAAATACTCTGGTCATTATTGTTCACTCCCTAATTGTTCAATGTATGCTTCAATGTTGTCTGCACAATCTGGACATACTAAGTTGTATGTCTCCTCCACGATACGCCCACTGAAGAACGTAATCTGATATTTTTCGCCGCGTTCTCGGTTACTCAACTCTTTACCGCAGATATCACAAAACGTTCCGCTTCCTTGGCTTGATCTAAGTCCAGTAGTCGAGATGGCATCTGGATTTTCAGATGACTCTCGCACCGTAACCGAACAGCCAGTTAATGTCACCAAGAATAAGCAAATAATCATAGCGGCAACAAAAACTTTTCTCATTCGTATACCTCGTCGTAAAATATGTTGAAGCAGTCTGAACTGCAAAATCGTCGCCCAAAACGGAGATCGGAGAATGGAGTTTTCTTCCCACAGATACAGCATGGCAAGCTGATCTGATGCTTGAGAAGTGTGTGCTTTGCTTCTCCGACTTTCATGTCAGGGAATCGCTCAGAAAAGTCCATATAAAAACCTCATTTCTTTGTCCGGGAAGATTCTAAAGCTCGAAAATATGCTTGCTCTCGGGTTCTCACATTCAAATCACTGACTGCGGCAACATAAACCTCTTCTCTGCATTCTGGACAGAGCGCAAGTCTTTCATTATAAGAAAAAGTTATTCCTTTGATTGTCACCCATTGTGGTCTTATCACTTTGTCATACGAAACACTTTTCCCGCATTGCGGGCAAAACGCAACACAAGTCACTCGCTATTTCCCTTTCTATTTTCGTTTATAACTTCTACTGATATATCGCAGTCCAGCGATTATTGATTCTCTCTCTGGTGTTTGTCCACCCATACGGGCACGCCATATACAGCCAGAAGAGAAGATTCAGCCGCAGTCTGGTCAGCAATGGGATGCTACTACGATGTCTTGCGCGTTTGCGGCCTTCTTTTCGGATAGCTCGCAGGCGTTTTTCGAGCTCTCTATCAGTCATCGAACGCTCCATTCGAAATTGCATCCTCTCTGAGCTTACGAATAAACTCGTTCAGTCTGCCGGCGTCCCAAACCTGCATATCCATATCATCGATAATCGCGTATACCTTATTGTTCGGGAATTTCTTCTTGCAGTTATTCATGAAAAACTGAAGAGAATCCCATTTAACTCGGCCGTATTTGAACTTTACTATTACATATTCCCCCGGCTTCGGGTCAATCTTCTTCATTTCCGTCCAGGCACTATTTACCTCCGCCTGCAGACGAAGGGTTTTCAGTTCTTCCTGCATTGCCGAGTATTCGCTTTTCTTGATATACATCAGTTCCACCAAACCTTTCTGTTGAGTCCAAACGGTCGAATCGGCCAGTCTTTTTCGAAGTAATATTTTGCATCCAACAGATACAGCAACAACTTCTGATAAGGGAACAACTGTATACCCATGTATTCCTCGGCAAATCGAACAGTTGACATTCTTCGAAAAATACTCGCGCTTCTGTAAATTTGGATTTCCTTGTTTGTTTTCATCAGAACACCCATTCTTGATATATTTTATCCATCAAGAGCTCCAAACCGTTATCGAGTGTCTCTTGCGGAATTTCTCCTGCCAGTTTCGGAATTTTAAGGTTTCTTTCGATTACGAGGAACATTCTGCAAAGTTCAGACGCATATTCTTCACTCGGCGGTGCTGATGCCCAGATGTCGATGTACTCGATGTCATTACTCATCCGAAAATCAGTGATTATCGAAAACCTTAGCAAACGAAACATAATTCTCATGGTTTGGGTCAGGTATTGCGAATATGACTTCAGCAAAAGGATATTTTCCTGCAAGGTCTCGCATGATCTCAGCTACCTCCGTTGGGTTCTGTCCAAATACACCGCAGCCGAACGCGCCAAGAACCAGCGTATCTACTTTCTGCACTGCGGCAACGTCCAAAACAAAGCGAATACGAGAAAATAAGGCTTTGCTGTTAGTTGCGGGATCTACGTTCGCGTACTTAGCACCTGCAGAAAAATTGGGAGCTGCACATGTAATGACGTCGCAGGTCACATCTCCCCCGTTGTGGTAAAAGTGTACATCAGGGGCATAAATGGCGCGATTGGTGTACATTGCTCGGCGCAGCGTTTTTCGATTCTGACTATAATACTCTTCCTCAAACTCACGCAACACATTATACAAGAACGACTCGTGGCACAGGCACTCTTCCTGTGCACGACTGCCCTTTAGGAACATGCCGCCGGGGTTCTTGTAGGACGCGAAATTGAGCACGGCGACCTTTTGCGAGGGATGCTTTGCTTTGCAATTACAAAGTGCCGTAACAGAATCTTCTGCGAGCAAGCGAAGAACCGGCACAGAGGTGGGTGCGCCTGGCATGAAAACGCGCTTGCGTCCATCCTCATCATCGTAGATCTTAGCGTTGGCAACGCTTCGTCTTATTTCCTCGCTGTGTTCTCTCGTATTCTTAGTTGTCCATTCGGCAGCCCTTTTAGCTCGTGCCTCTTTGCCTATCCAATAATTATTATTTGCCACCTGATTCAGTTCCTTTCACGCTCAGATTTACTTTTCGATAATGAATTGTTGTAATTCGCTGATCATATCGTCAGCCGTAGTGGCCCTCTCGGGCGAAACGGATTTTGTAAAGGAGAGTTCTACGTCTGACTGGACAGTTCCTTCTATTGTGATTTTGCAGTTAGGTACAAAATCCGCAGGAATTGTCACTTCAACTACACCCGGCCTGACTTCATTCCTGATTTCGGCCGTTTCGAAAGAGCAATCAATCTCTCCGAGTCTGACCGAGAATAATTTCATGCCAGCCACATATATGTCAGTAATATCACCTTTTTGAATTTTTGGAACGTATTGCATAATCAAATCAGCCTTTCTTATTGGCACGATAGGAATAACATGATTTGTTGTGGCAATCTGTGCTACAATGTGGTATACCCTTTCGTTTGTAATCTTTTGGGGCGATAATGTTCAAAATGATGTCACGCTCATTCAGGCAAGTTGCCATATATGACATTCTTGCTTCAACTGCTTCTGCGATTTTTCTGCGATACCATCTCAAAAACATAACAATCACTCCATTCGATATGCGAGAACCAACGCGGTGTATAAAAAATGTTCTGAAGACTTTCTGAACACAGTTTGATACTGAACCTCAACTTCGCAGCCATGATTCTGAAAATCCTCAATCGTACTCGCTAAGCGTTTATTAAAATCGTCCGCGGAACCAGAAGTAATCATTGCCGTATTCACATATTTTTTCACGTTACGCACCTCTCATCGTACAAATCAAGTGGAATGCGAAAGCCATCCAGAACAAAACCGAGAAGATGAAACACGATTCTGCGGCACTTCTAAGCTGCCATCGTAGAATTCGGTCACCTTTTACTCGGCCAGAGGACGTGTTTAGGATAAACCCGGCCACACCGAATAAGAGTGCAATAATTCCTGCTGTCATAAAATCTCCTTACCGCGCAAAGTACACAAGTATCATAATCATTGCTATGATTCCGAGAACTGCTGCGACTAGTTCTTCTTCTTCTGTTGACGCATTAACAATAAGCCAATCCATTGTCACAGTTATAACGAAGAGCGAGACCCAGAAGATCATCCGACCACCCCGAGCATCATCAGGATCATCAGCACCGTGCAGACAATCAGCGCATACACGGAGAGTCCGAGATTCAGTGCGTCATCACGAATTGCCGGGTTCCTGCGGGTTTCTTTGATCTTCTTACATGTCTTCTTTACGTCTATGACAGACAGAACAAAGAACGGAATAATAAGTAAGAGCCAGTAAAGTCGCATTTAGGTTACTCCTTTTCGTTAGAATAAGTGTATTTTCGCCGGAACATCTTCAGAGGGCGCTCATCTTGGCCGATGACTTCTGCCTCATCGTCTGGCTTGTATTGCAGCAAATCAGCCGATGTGCAGCTGTATACTCCATTTTCGTTTACGAATTCCGGCTTTGTCACCCAGACTGTGCCGTAGTATGGGTCGGCGATTGCTACATATGTAAAGTCGTCTCGCACAAAAACGTCGCCAGTCCTGAGATCACGCATTTTCTTTGTCTGTGGAAAGTCCATCTTGAATTACCTCTTTTTAGATTGCTGACAAACTACTTCGTTATGTTTTGCTATCACGTTTATATCTACGCCTACTACTTCAACTTCTTCTTCCGGAACGACTAAAATGAAGTCGAAATCGCCATCAAAAATCATTTTTTCTTTCATAATTTTTGGTATTGTCACGATCATTGTGCAGCAAGATAGGTCCACGAAATATGAGGGTCCACTTAACGCTGCATAAATAACCCCGTCTTTCTCAAAAATATCGCCAGTTCTGAGATTGTTCATTTTTTCTCGATATGGAAAACTCATTTTTGCTCTTTCTCCTTCATTCTTCCTTTTACTTGTGGATTAACCGCGAGCATTAAGCCAGCTTTTATTTTGTTCTCCTTCGCTATTACTTTTTAACTCTGCTAAGCTGCAAAAATCAAATTCTTTGGCGATAAGTAATCCAAACGGATTAAGACAATCCTTAATGCCTCCCTCTCCTACTCCGTAGAACTTGCAGTCTCGGCAATAAATGATTTGTGTATCACCAGTCTGCATTGACAACCACCTTATGACCTTTCAGCAGAGCGACTGCCACGAGCTTTTCGATATCGTTGTTCGGCCAGTAAACATTTTTGACAGAATACTTGGCAAGCTCACGAGCCTGTTCATCCGTAAGTACCATATCTTTGCCGTACCAATCGCTATCGCCGCCCTCAGCGTAATAGTCGATTGACTTTAAGAAATCGTACCAGTCAGGCCCTCCGGCGTTGACCTCGTTGACATCCTTTGTCGTTACGAGCTTGCCGCAGTCTGGACAGCGGAACTCTTGTACTTCCTTAATCGTAACGTCGAGGCCCATCGTCGTTTCCTCCTCCATAAAGTCGCTTGCCGCAGTACGGGCAATACCTATATGTGTTGATTACATGGTTGTCCAGATTGCGCTTATAATGACATCGAGGACAGATGTGATCCATCCAGCCGTTATCCGCCAGCTCGACAATCCAGCGGTTGGATGAATCGTCGTTCTGTTCTTCTGATGTTTTCCAGTCTTCGATGTGTTGTCCCCACATAGGGCTTCCCTCCCAAATGTCGATGAAGCTGTCGTACATTACCAATCTTCCTCGGGATCGTATGACGGATTAAACGGGCAGTCACCGCAGCGAGATTGAAGTTCGCCGTTCTCATCCTCGTACCAGTCATCACCGTATCCGGTGCATTCGTAACAGTAGTCGTTATCTTCCCACATGTTTATCTCTTCCTCCACACAGCTGCTACTGGTCTGCCGCACTCGGGGCACAGAACGAATAATCTCCGGCCGTCGTCTGTGCCCTCGTAGTCGTCTGTGCCCGCGTGATGGATATCGTCCGTCGTGTACTCAAATACACATTCGCACCCGACACATCTATGTCTTCGTGCGCCGAATTTTCCGTGAGTGATTACTTTCACAGTTCCACTCCTTCGACTTCGGCGCGGGCCAACAAACTGAATAGCATTACAAAGCATTCTGCCTTATAGTACATTCTTATTTACCCCCTATCGCACACGAACATCCGCCGCATTCCTTCTTCAACGTCGGTATCAAGGCACTGATCCCAGTTACACTCCGGACAATGGATAGTGATTGCAGAATATACCATTCTTCCGCGCTTCATGCTTTTTTCGATTTCAACGTCGTCCTTGGTGATTGTGTAAATACAACCACATCTTTCACAGATGACTGTAAACTCCCTATCAAACCCGTGTTTAAGTATTTTCACTTCTCTCGAACCTCCGGCTTGTTACGGTAAGCTACCCACTCATTCCAGTACCGGCCTGATTGAGGAGCAAAACTCAACATATAATCCACATATTCTTCTCGGTTTCCAATCATATTCATGTTAATGGAATCGACAAAGCATGGGACAATCTCTTTTGGATAATCAGGAGTTTCTTTTAGAACCACCCAGACTTCTTGGCCGTCCATACTCATCAGTTCATATGGGGTAAGTGGCCGAGCATCTTTGCTTCTCTGCGTTTCAGCACGAAGTTCTTTTAATTCCTCGAGCCAATTTACATGCTGCTCGCTTAGACTGGCTGACTGATAAGAACGGTTTTCTTTAGAATCTTTTGTTCTCTTGCGCCAGTATTCAATGGCTTCGTCTAACGTCACGCTACAAACACCTCATCGTTCAAATAGGTTTTCAAAGGCATGGATAACACGAAGAAGTCGTTCATCCAGATAAGATTCGGCCTTTTCTCTTAATTCCTGCGGCACGCCATAGTATGCTTCGGCTACACCGCCGGTAATTGCGGCAATCGTATCGCTATCACCACCGATTGAAATCGCGTTGCGGATAGCATCCTCAAAACTGGTCGATTCAAAAAACGCTTCGAGCGCCTGCGGGACGGTATCCCAGCACGCCAGAGAATACGAATACGTTGGCCGAATTTCATCCAGAGTGAAGTCCATTTGGTAAAAATATTCGTTGATGTGTTTCTTGATCTGCTCTTTTGGCCACCCGATTCGCGCATAATACGTTGACACAGCCACCGCGCTGGCACCAATGAGCGCGTGAACATGATTATGCGTTACGCCGGTAATCGTATCCGCGAGCGTTATCGTCTGTTCACGGCTTGCGGTAACAAAGCCGACAGGAGAAATTCGACTCGCAGCTCCATTCCCATAGCTGTTGGTCGGCTCATCGGATTTGCTATTAACCCAATCTTCAAACCGTGTGCCATAGTCTGCGGCGGGGTACTTCTTTGCAAGACCGCGCAGCCACACTCTTGTTCTCTTCTGTAATTGTGAATAACTTGGTCTGCCACCGTCTAACAATGCACCTGCGACAGCAACTGTCAGAACTGTATCGTCGGTGAAGTGGCAGTCATCCGTGAACAACTCAAAGTCTTTGGTTTTAATGTTATCGTACTCGAATCGTGAGCCGACAATATCTCCGATAATTGTGCCGATCATTGGTTCACCTCATTGGCATATACGATATCTTGCATTGTATTTTTATAGCCGCAATACGGGCAAAATAGGGATTGAGTTTCTCGGCAAACCACAAAACCTTGTGCTTTCTGCCATTTTAGACATGCTGGATCGTAGACGATTATGTTCTTGCAATCTTTGCAAATATACCGATAATTTGTCATTTTCTTATCCTCTTAAACAATGGTTTTATAAGCGTTTCATCACGAAGATATGCAATGTCCGGCCGTAAACTACTTTCGTTTCTCCGTTAAATAAACATTTCAGTCTGTAACTCGTTTCTTCCTCTCGGACGCGCGTCCGAGGATTGCTAATAGTTCGTCCTCAAATGTGCGCAAATTGCAGTCGTCGCATTCCCCTTTGCTGCACATACAGCACTCATCGGCTAGCGTGGTATCAAGACTTCTGACGTCTTCAAACAGAGCATCTAAAAGATCTTTGTAGATTCTCTCCTGTGAAGTTGGCACAACGTCGGAGGCAGGGATTTTCTTCAACACTCTCGCTGATTTCCATATAGCTTCATAAGCTGAGCGCGTCGGGGCTTTCCCTGCAAGATCGGTTATAGCATCAAACGCAGCTTTACGGTTAATGTATTCAGCCATTTTCGCACCATTTTTCCAATGAGTTGTACTTTTCTGCTTCTCAAAGTAAAACTCAATCGCTTTTTCGTTCTCGATCACATTCCCGTAAACTACGCCAACCTTATAGATGTAATTTTCACGCAGCTTTCTCGGAATTTCTGCGATATAGCGCCGGAATGTTTCCAACGTATTGGCTCTCTTGTAATGATTACACATTCGACAGGACGGCATGAGATTCGAAATATCATCTGTTCCCGCATCTTCAATTCCCCATGCCCTCAGTGGGAGAAAATGATCTACTTGCATATCTTTGTATGCCATCTCTCTTCCGCAATAAGCACAGTGTCCGTCGTATTTGCGGTATACTTCTTCGCGGATTTTCTTACTTATCGCCATTGTTTTCCTCCTTGATCGTCACGCGCAATTCAACCGTTCGACCATCTTTGAGTTTCCACGCCCATCCGCTTGAGGACGCTTTAGAGCAACCAAAACCACCAAGTAGTTCCATCACCATATGGTCACGAACAGCTTCAATCGCTTCTTCTGTAACGTCTGACTTATTACGCCACAAGGATTTGTTCTTTGGCTCAAGTGTTCCTGCGTAGATGCCAAAAGCGCCACAGCCAACATGATACTCAGCCATTGTCCGCACCTCCGTCCTTTTTTAAAGCTTCTTCCCGTAGTTCACCGAAACCAAATTCATCGCCGTATTTCAGCGAAGCGGAAATTTTTTTGCAAGTGGGGCATAGATAACAGGTCCATATACCGTCGCTATCAATTACGCAACTGCGTTCCATTAAAGTTCCTTTATGAAAATTTCGTCCGCAGCCAAAACACATATGGTCTTTCCGTATTTTAACGGTTTTCTGCCCAATCACTTCAGTCATTGTCTGCGCCTCCATTCATCTTTTCGCGGAGAACAAAACATCCTGTCATTCCAAGATACTTTTCCGTCGTTGCCCGTAGCACATTTCTTCGACTGGCAAGTTTGACTCGCTTTGTGGTAGTAGATACAGTCCTTGCACGGATTTCGCATTATTCTGTACCTCCGTCCATGTACCACCGGCACAACGTCGGCGGCAGGCAAAGTCGCAATCTCTGATGCTATACAATCGGCAATACCGGAATGGCGTCCAAGCACGCTGCCATATCCAAGTCCATATTTTTCAGCCTTCATAATTGCTGCTTCTCGCTCAATATACTTGCTCATACACTCACTCCTAAATCATTCTGAAAATCGTTTCTTGGTGACCTCTATTGGAAAGCTTTCAATTTCGCTTGCCCACAGTGTTTCGCCCCCGAGCTCTCTCCAGATCAGAGGGAAACCTCCAACTCCATCAAACAGGCTTGCCATCGTTGCCGGCCGGTCAAACTGTTTATACAGTCTGCTAAGCACCCATCGCCAGGGCGGCAACGCAATCGAATTTCCCATTGCCTTGTATCGCCCCGTGTTTGCGCTCTCCTTATGTACCTTCCCGTTTGAGTCTATCCATTCTCCGATGTCAGTCCAGTTATCCGGAAATCCCTGCAATCTTTCGCATTCAAGTGGCGTCAGCCGTCGAATGAATTTATCCCTGCCTGGCTTTACTTCAATCACCGCCATTGGGTCGTGCATGCAGTTCAGTGTCTGGCACACATCCGGCGTGAGATGTGTCGCAATGTGTGCCTGTCCATTTCCTACGCAAACCGGCCGGAACAAAAGCGGGATTTGAGGGGAAGCGATCAGTTCTTTTCTTCGAACAGACACGACTTGTAAGAGAAATGAGGGAACACAGTGAAGCAGCTTCAGGGACAGCAAGTCCTCGATACATGGTATGGGAAAACGTCGTCGGAGCTTTCAGCAGCCACAAAGGAGAAGATTTCCGACGAGTCCTCGAAGAAATCGCGAGGATCGTCGAACCAAATGCCGTTATTCCTGAACCTCCGAAGGGCAAATGGAGAACTGCCGGATGCGTCATGGGAGACGGATGGAGTATCGCTTGGCGCGTACTCAATGCACAGTTTTGGGGAGTCCCCCAGAGTCGCCGTAGAATCGCACTTGTCGCAGATTTTGGAGGAGAATCCGCTCCCGAGATACTTTTTGAGCGCAAAGGCGTGTCAGGGAATTCTGAAGAGAGCAGAACGAAACAAGAAGGAGCTTCCGGAGTATCTGCGGCTAGCGTTGGAGATCCAGTCGAAGACTGCATAATTCTTGATATGACGCACGCCTGTGATGTCATCAGAGAATGCGGTCAGCGTGTGCCGACACTCCAAGCCCGCATGGGAACAGGCGGAAACCAAATCCCGCTTTAGATCCTGCGATACTAACATCTTGGCAAGGACTGCCACCGATGACGCAATCAACGACCGGAACTTCGCGGCCGTTTATCTTTGTGATATCTCCCAGATGTTTCGTAAACTCGTTCTCCTCTCAAACTTGACTTTGGTTGTACAATTCTTTTGCTCTTGCCTGAATCATATCCCAAATTTTACAGTCTGAGATGTTTGTGTTCAGGTATTTTTCTATCCGCTCAGGCTCCAGTTCGTGCTGGTGAGCAGCCATAAATGTTTCATGAATACGGCCGGTCGGCTTATTACAGTAACTCCATTCGTCGAATTTTCCGCTGTAACGAAAATCCAAGATATTCAGCGTGTCACCGACGATTGAAATCGTTACCTTTGGGCTTAGGCTGAAGCTGGCACACAGGATACGGTCTTCAAAGGTTTCTGCATTGCCGTATCGGAATGTCCACTTCTGCGATTGCCCGCCGCCGACCATATCATGACCCTTGCAGTTCGGTTCGTTTCCATTCCACATATTCTGGGTGAAATTCGGAAACGATTGGAAAATCTCGCCGCTCATACACCGTAGCCCCAAATGTAGAGGAACATCGGAATAAGCATTACTGCGCCGAAGAGCATCCCTGCGGCGATGTCGCCCAGTCGATTTAACGTTTGTCTTCTCATAATCAGCCTCCGAATTTGTTGTTGCGGAACTCAATGCTGAACTCGAGCCGTTTGACCTGCTGCTCAAGCTGATTCCATTCTTCTTCATAGCGAATCATTCTCAGCTTGATTGGCTGCGGCCGACGAGAGGCTTCCTCGCAGAGCCCCATGAACTGCATCATCAGGAACTCTTTCGGCGCGGCGCGTATGACGCAGATTCGTTGCATCGTAAACAACATCGTTGCCAGCGGAAAGTGCTTCCTTTGTGCGCTCATGCAGGATATCGAAGACCTGCTTGTGCATCTTCTTGTCGCCGCCGTCTGCTCCGATCTCAGCACGGATATCGTCACTGGAGAGCACGGTTGCATTCGGAATCTGGCGGGCGTAGGTGGTTTTGCCGGAACCCGGCACGCCGACCATCATGTAGAACGTGGGTTTCTTCTCTGCCATTTTTATCGCTCCTTCGCTAACTGTTTGTTGATTTTGTTGACTGCGTCGACTAACTCGTCTACCTTCTGCGCGAGCATACGCTCGGCCGTATCAAGAAAAACGCCGTCGAAGTTAATCGTCTTAATCGGTTCGCAAGAAACCTTTGCTTTTGGAAACCTACTGCAACCGATTTGAGCAAAATGGTCGTAAACCGATTCGTTGTGTTTGACCTTTACCTTTATCTCGGCACCCTTCATGCTCTCCGGAAAAATCAGGCTGATTGTAAGCACCATCCCCAACTCAGCTGTGATATCATGGAATGAACTCACATCGCTAATATAGCCACACTCTCCTGTGAGAAGTTCTACATACTCACCTACATGAAAGTCCACTTTCAAATTACCTCCCTTACCGCTAACTCGATGAGTTGGTTAAAAAACTTTTCCGTAATTGAAAAATCAACCGCAGCCAAAAAATAATCTGCATAATCCAATGCAACAAGTTCTATTTCCGACCGGCGATACCTCGCATGAGGAATAATCCTGTGCGGATAAGTGATTTGGAGAACCACACGACGCATCCTTTCCGGAGGATTTGGAAATAATTCCGATGGTGCGAAGAACCAGAGTTCCGTATTGCCACCCCAATGATCCATTCTGTCGAACGCGACATTTCCAAGCTCCACTTTAATCGCCTCCAAACGTAATCTCTGTGGTCATGTCAATTCTGCCCTTGATTTCTACTTTGGCAATAACGGAGTCTGCGAGTATTTTTTTCTCAAAAACGCCCGGAGCGATTTGCTTTACGGCTTCTGTCTTATCAACAGTTACTTCAATCTCTGGATTTTCGATCTTGAATAACCGGAAACCATCGACGAGAACTGTAACCGTGTGCTTTTCGCCATCGCCTAAGATGCCAAATTCAGATTTCATAATGACTCACCTCAAATAACACTTACTGCGGTTGCCGCCAACAGGAATAAAACCAGAATGGAGGCAGCCAGATATACGCTTTTACTCATGGGATCAGCCCTTCCAAATCATTGGGGAACCGTTTTCGTCAACCAACAGGGTAAAAACCCCGGCCGCTCCTCTATTGTGATTAACCACCGAATACATAACTCGATTTGCTGCGTTATACACAATGCTGTAATCCACAGCTTCGTAAACTGTTATGAATTTTGCCTGCAGACTGGTTGAGTCTTCGAAGCCCGCTGCCGCAGGCTGTACATCGCATGCAGTCAATCCGAGTGCCATCATTACGGCGATTAAGCCGCCGAGGAAATACTTTTCTCTGTGAATCATTTCTTGATATACACCTTTCTGTACTGGACACCCCAAGAATTCATCTGGGAAGCCGGCATCAAAATATCAACAGAGTTGCCACGAATCGCCCCACCTGTATCACATGCGGTCATAGTTCCGACACCTTCAATATAGATTTTCGTTCCAAGAGGAATAACAGACGGGTCTACTGCGCAGATCGCCCACTCGTTGCCAGCCAGAGGTACACCGGTTGCGGTTACGCTGTAGCCTGCATTCTCCGAAGGGTCACTCGAGTAGCCAGTACAGCGGAAAGTTCCCAAAAGCCGACCCTTGGAGTTTTCCTCGGCCTTTTTCTTTTCCTCAGCAATCGCTGCGTTGTACTGCGCGATCAGGTCGATGACGGTTTCGTTATGCTCATTCCACATCTGCTTTGCGTACCAGATGGTGTAATGATGCTCTTCTGCGCCGAGTGCGCGGGCATTTTCTGCGAGCTGGTGTGCTGCATTGCGCTGCTGTAGCGCCGTATCAAGATCCTTCTTGATGTCCACGGAACTTACTGCTCCGGCGCTTACGGTAAGTACAGTGGTCAAACAGGCGGCTGCGGCCGCCGCTCGTCGAAGTGCGTACTTGTTCATATTCAGTCTCCTTTGTTCTTCAGTTGGTCGATTACATCCTCTACAATACGGTCATATCCGATCATATCTCCGGTTGTGTATTGGAATTCGATGCCGTTTTGGTTCAAGGTTTTCAGGATGAGCTCGGCGACACCATCAGCTTCAGCCTCTGTTTGGTTGCGTCCTGCCGGGTTGTATTCCTTCACTCGAGCAAGAAAGTAATTGAGATTGTTGTAGGTGTTCCAAATGTTCAGCGTGTACTGCTTATACGCCTCTCCGTAACATGGGTCATCTTTATTAAGATAAACCAGTCCGAGAAGTAACGGAGAATCTGTGATAACGACATCTACCTGATCAGCACAGCGCCGTAGTCTGTAATGCTGTTTTGCTGTGATGTAGTCCTGTGCGGCGAGAGCAGCTTCGTTTTTCTCCCAAGTTTTGTCTTTCGCAAACTCGGTTACCAGTTCAGCGTTATACCCCAGCATTTTCAATCTTGCGAAAACATACGCCGCACCGGTAGATTTACCGCTTCCGGGGCCACCGAACAAATTTACGACAAGGGTTGGCATTTTAATCACCTCACATTTTGTCGAGCTCGTTATAAAGCTCGGTTCTGGGTTTGTACGGCTGAAATTCGCGGAGCAGCATTTCTTCAATAGCTGCAATCTGCAGCTTGACTTCCGCCCGCTTCTTAACGATTTCAACCAGCTTTTTATACAGCTTATAGCCTTTGCAGGCGGAAAGCCTTGGGTGATCTCCGGCGTAATGGTAGAGGTCGCTGAGCTGCATGTCATACTGACTCTGCTCATCTTTAAGCTCGTCCATCATTTCACGGAGTTTGGATTCGCCGCGAACGGTGCGAACAGAATCACGGCCGAGGGTCTGTCTTGTTTTGCTCGGAACCTGTGCGGCTGGCTTTTTGTTTATGATCTGACTGGCTGACGGCTCGATCTCTGTGATGCAAAACGCACCGAACGATGGCTTTACATTATGTTTGAGAAAATTTCTTGCTGCCGTCTGGCTGAAGCGTTTAGCGAGATCGCGGTTTGTTGTAATCGTTGCTCGTGATTTCCCGTCTACCGCGATATAAGCCATCTTGGATGGTGAAAATAAACAATACTGCTTCTCGTCCATCGCTAATCTTCCTTTCTTTTTGCTGATGGAGAAGGTGAGACTTGAACTCACTCCTTTGGGGTTAGAAACGCAATGTGCTGACCGTTACACCACTCCCCCATTTTGCTGCTCTCGACCGGAGTTGAACCGGTATCTCCCTGCTCTGCTTTGAGCTACGAGAGCAGATCACCCGCTGACGGGGCGGGCAACCCGTTTATGAAATTGTTGACGTCTGGGCAACGTCGTGCCCCGCGCGGCTTGGAAACCTTGGTTGGGAGTTCCTCCAATTTGAATTATTTTTGTCCTGCGCGGCGGACGTGGTCACCCATCCGAGATTCGAACTCGTAACTTATCGGTTAAAGGCCGATTACTCTGCCAGTTGAGTTAATGGGTGGTTTGGAGGCGTTGCCGCCTCCCAGCATTGAAAGGAGTTGCCGACTTGCGTCGGTGGTGAGTCCTGCGGGACTCGAACCCGCAAAATCTTTCGGTTATGAGCCGAAAGCACTAACCAGTTGCGCTAAAGACCCGTGTTGCGGCGCATTCCACGCCGCCGTCCGTCTTTCCGGATTGTCGGAGAGTTAAACAATGACCCCTTTCGGGGTGGAGCGCCTGACGGGGATCGAACCCGCACTCTCAGCTTGGGAAGCTGATTTGCTGCCATTACAACACAAGCGCATATTTTGCGGGGCTTTCGCCCCGCGAGGTTATGCCGCGGACGAATCATCGATAAAGTCGTGCCACATTCTCAGAGCCTTTACCAGTCGGCGGTCAACCGACCGCTTTGTAATTCCGAGAATTTGACCAATTTCTTCAGAGCGATAGCCGACTTTTCGGTAATCAACTACAACTTTCAGATCACTTGGAAGCCGAGCGAGGAAGTCCAGCAGGTCAATGCAGAGGACGTCATCCGGCGAATTCATTGGGCGGCGATTTTTATCGGAACATTTGATCGCGTTATCCGTAGCTTTATTGTGCTTATTGATGGTTCTGGTGTAGGGAACCATCTCCGCCATGATGCAGGAAATTGCATAATGGGAAAATGTACAATCCTTATTCTGGTCGTATGTCACGGCCGCTCGCCACAATCCGCATTTTGTCGCCTGCTCCACATCCTCGTTGTAGAGCAAGGTCGGGTAATATTTGCGGATAACGAAATATCTGATCTTGTCATGCTGCTCAAACAAGAGCAGCGCTTTTTGATATTGGCTTTCATCAATCATCTGCAATCCCTCCGATTCTGGTTTTCTCGCAAGGGATTTATACTCGTTCTTCCTTTTGTGCTGCTATGCAATACTCATTCTTCCTTTTGGTGTCCGCCGGTCATGTGTTTTCCCTTACACTATCTACTATACAAAAATCGCGATTTTGGGACGCGAATTTTGAAAGTTTTTTCGGTTTGTATGATTGCACAACAAAAGGACGGCTAATGTTAGCCGTCCTTATCTATATTGCACATATTATTTTAGCTTTTGAAGCCTGTTGAACTCTTGAATCAGCGATAAAAAACGATTTTCATTGGTGACGATTCCGCTCCAATTTCGGCATTGCTCAAAGAACCATGCTTTTTTGCTAAGCTCTCCTATAATCTCACCGGACATTTCCTCATACTGCTCTATTTTGAGAAACAGATAAGACTTCGCCAGAAATTGCGGCACGAGAGAATGCGGCGCTTCAAACTTCTGATAGCGATCCAGTCGGTAAACAAGATTTTGAATGGCCGCCGCGGTGACTGGTCGGGAAGAATTGAGTTGAATTAACCGCCCTTTCTCCAAAGGAACAAATCGAAAAATGAAAGGCTCCACCTCTTTAATCACGCGAGATTTTGTTTTTACCTGCATTCTGTCCTCGTCCATATCGTCCGTCGTTAATTCCGCGATTTCATCAGCGGACAAACCCAAGGCGAACATAGCCAAAGCGAGAGCCTTTTTATTATTCCTGCCGGAACGGAATGGGATTGAGGCGAGCACGTTGCTCATCTCTTCAAATGAATCAAAGAACTGTTCTGACCATGCTCCAGCCGGTTGACCGACTGTCTCATCGATTGCATTCAGCGTGTTTGGAACGTTGTGCTCCTGAAGAAATTCCGCATACTTTCGCACGTCATACCGCACGTTACTCGCAGTTTCCGGTCTATCCCAGACGGAGTTTTTCAGAAGCTGATTCCACTCCGTTCCAGAAAACTCTTCAACCGATTTGCTGGTTGCAAACTCTATTGGTTTAGATCGGTCAAATATTCTTTTGATTTTGATGCAGTCTTCGTGCTCCAACGACTGCATATACGCTTCTCTCAATGGCTTGTAATCGCTTTTACCGTCCATACTGCAATTCCTCGCATTCATACTGATACGGCTATTATAACACAAATACGAGGAATTTAACAAGGCTATCAGCAGTCTTCGTCTTCTCCGACGCCGACCGTGAAATAATACGGAGACTGTCCTGCTACGCGGAGGCTGAGAAAGAAAATGTCCGGCTCGGTTTCTTTCGCAACCGCCCAGAGCAGGTCGCCTTCGATGAAGACCTTGCCGGTCATCACGGCTGCCAAGTACACGCCGTTTTCCAGAGGTTCAACCGAATCGCAAATCATTTCGATTGCGGCTGTATCGTTTTCGTGATGGGAAAGCTCCATCTCGAGGCTGATGAAGTTCCCCTCTTGGAGAAAATGATTCAAACTTCTCCAGTCATTAAAGAAAATTGTGGTCATGGCTGCTCCTCCATTTTATCGAACAAGTGTTCGTATTTTCCGATATGCTTATAATACCATTTTTACCTTGTCTATGCAATGGTAAGTTTTTCATGCAAAAGAAAGAAGTCCCAATATAGGGACTTCTCGCTTCTGCTTCTTTTACTTTTGCTTTTCTGCTGCTTCTCTGGCCAGACGTTCCGCCCGGTGAGCGGCGCGGCGCTGACGAATTTCATCGTCAAGTTTTTTACGCTCGTCGCTGTTCAAGTAGGCTTCCTGCTTTCGCACAGCCTCCTCTTCCTTGCGTTTCTTCTCCTTGTCTTCTTTTACGCGGGGATCGATGGATTCATCAATCGGATAGTACGGCTCAATGTCGTACTCCGGATAATGCCATCCTCTGCCCGTTACGTCATCACGGTGATAGACACGATGCACTAGTTTATAATTAAATTCAATTCCGAGCTGCTCGCACTTCCACTCGAAATATTCAATCTGCAATCCGTGGATACTGGTGTTCCAATACCCTGCGAGGCGCTTCCAGTTTGTTTTGAATCCTTTATTAGCGATACGATATCTGGGCCAATCTTCGTCTGGATACTCAATAGACTTCGATCTGATGTCCAGATATTTATCGAACAAAGCCATACTCTCCGGCGTGGCCTGATCTGGTCTGTTAGCCTGTTCAGCCCGCTGGCGTACATCTGCTGTAAACAGAGCACCCAAGCCGAGAATCAATTTGAAACCGGGTAACATAATATCCCTCCTTAGTTATTCATACACTGGACAATAGCGCTGATAATGATAAGAACAATCATCCAAGTCCAGACTGCCCAAGGGCCGCCGAAAAAGGCAACCAGAATCTTTTCAGAAAGCGGCATTTTCGCCTGTGCACTGCAGAATTTATGAGCGATCATAGTTGCTCCGATTTCACAGGCAATATCACATTCTTCTTTTGTGATAACACCTGCATCACGAAGAGTTTGAAAATCTTCCATGCTGCAATGCTCCCAGTTGACTTCCGGGGCATCTTCAAACAACAATTCCAACCCTCTCCGCCAATCAAAATCATCATCGATGTCAACGCTGTCAAGACCCTCTTTGGTGGTATAATACCACCGTTCTTCTGCCGAACCTCTCTTCAATACTTTCTTACTCATAAAAATTATCTCCTTATCGTAAATCTGTCATTATCGTAATTATTCAGCCCAAAAGTATACAATGAATCACGAAGGCCGCAATGAACACCCAAAGGTAAATCGACCATGGGCCTCCGAACAGCACAATCAGAATTTTTTCGTGAAGCGGCGTTTCCGGGAAATGAAGTGCCTGCGAAAGCATTCTGGAACCAATGCTAAGCGCCATATCGCACTCTTCCTCAGTGATCACTCCTTTGTCACGGAGCTCCTTGAAGTCGTTTGCGCTGCAATTCTGCCAGTTTACGTCAGGCGCATCCTCGAACAAAAGCTCCAACGCCCGACGCCAATCGAATTCCTTGTAGCTGTCGAAATCTTTGAGACCTTCTTTCGTGAGATAATAGCGGCGCTCTTCTTCAGAGCCGCGCTCGGGTACTCGCTTTTTTGCCATTGCGCTCACTTCTCCTCGTTCTCTGTAATGTCTTTGCCTTTGATATCATCCAGTGTGAAGCCGTAGTCGAGGTTCTCGTACAGCTTGTTTTTCTTTTCTTCGTCCAGACCGATGTAACGAAGCGTTGTCCTCCCACTTGTATGATTGAGTATCTCTTGCACATACGCCAGAATCTCCGGCGACTGCTGGTTATCCATGAACAGGTGATAACCGAACGTTTTTCTCATGCTATGCGTGCCGAGCTTGTACGGGAGATTCAAATCCTTGCCGGCATTTCGGAGGATACGGCCGAACGAGCCGCGCTCAATACTCTGATTTTCCCCTTTTTGAGAGATAAACAGTGGTGTTTCATTCGTGTGATTTGGAATCGAAGCCACTAATTCACGGTAGCACTGCATTGCAAAATTGTTAAGCACTACTGTCCTGTACTTACCGGTTTTTTCTTCTTTTAAGCGGCATTTACCGTCTTCTGCAATATCCCCGATTTTAGCCTTACAGAGATCTCCACATCGTAAACCTATACTGCATCCAATGAGAAACATCAGTGCGTTGCGAAGCTGACCTTTGTCGTAGAAATACTGTGCAATCTTGAGGATGTCTTCTTTGTTGCGGATGGGATCGACCGTACCGTTCGCGCCGACTGTTGTACGGCGCTTGACCGAGGCTTCTGCTCTGGCGGCTTTCTTCTGAGCCTGCTCTGCCTTCTGGCGGCGCTCCATTTCGTCAGCCAGAGCGGAGGCAAGGAGATTGTAGTCAATCGCTGCATACCTCGTCATGTTCTGCAACGGCTCTACGTTCTCGTCCTGATAAAGTTTAATTACTTCCGCTGCCATATTGTGTAATCTCCTTTCGCTGCTTATGTGTCAGTTGTCGATTGCGCTCTGAATGCTCTCGACGCATTCGTTCAGACTCTCCGATGCGGAATCGAGGAAGTCGATGATCTCGGAAAGTGCTTCGCCCTTCTCGCTGTCCTGCAGATTCTCCGGCATGTTATCGAACTTCTCTTCCTCACCGTCCTTGATTTCATCCAGTTCCTCGTGGATGGTTTCGATACGGCTGATCAGGTCACTGAGCTGCTTGCGATTCATCTTGTTCATGTGTCATTCTCCTATGCTGTTCTGTTATTCTTGCTTGCGTCATACAATGCTGTCAGTAAGTAATCTCGTTCCTCTGCTACAGGAAATGTTCTTGCTGTGAAGTTATTCAGCGCCGACTGGATTTGCTCTACGCTGATATTAGCCAACTGCTGGCTGAGAGCGTAGCCGCTTGTCAGTGTGTTATCAATGCGAACGTGTTGGCTTGGTGTTGCAACGAGTTCATAGAGCAGACTGGTTGTCCGTTTCACTAAGGCTTCGTCAAAACTTCTGCAAAGAATTTCCTTTGCATTCTGGTTCATAACGCCGCTGACCAGAGCCGGGACTTTCGTTTCTCTCTCTTCCCTTTCAGTCTGATTAGACTTAGTCTGATTATACTTAGTCTGATTAGGGTTCGATTTCCAAACTTCTGGGGTTTGAAAATCAAACTTCTTGGGTTTGATAATCGAACTAGTCTCAAAATCGAACTGGTCTGAACTGGTTTGATTATCGAACTGGTCTGTGGATAAAGTAGTTTCAGAATCAAACTGGTCTGTGGGTAAAGTGGTTTGATTTCCGACCGGTTTGATTTCCGAACTGGTATCAGAATCGAACTGGTCTGTGGATGAGCTTGTGGATAAAGTGGTTCGGTTTTCGAACTGGTCGAGCAAGGCCGGGTCGAGAACATAGATACGATTCGGCTTGCCGAGCCCTTGTTTTGCTCTGCGAATGAGACCCCAATCTTCGAGCGTATCCATCAGCTTGACCGCTTTTGCCTTTGCACAGCCAATGCTTTCCATCACTGAGTCAATGGAAAAATAGACATACGGCGTACCGTTTTCATCTCGCCATTTATTCGCGATAGAGAGATTGAACCGGTCTACAATTAATGCGTATAGGAGCTTGGCATCAGCGGAAAGTGATTTAAAACAGGGCAGCTTGACCAGTGCTGCCGGAAAGCGAATGAACGGAAAGTCGCTCACTCGATTGGTATTTTCTTTCATTTTCTTTGTCCTCCGAGTTTTTTCCCTATACTATCTACTATACGTCTGACCCGAAAAAAGGACGCGGAAACCTGTTAATAATTTGTGAACAATTTATTTGGCAAATAACCACGGCTTTTCACTTCTAACCTGCTGATACGAGTAACTATTTACACTCTTTAACCCAAGCGAAACCGCCAGTCCGCAATTGACCGCCTCCATTTCATCGTAGCTGCAGGAGCCGATTCGCTCCATCAGGCGGCTCACATCGACCGTCACAACCTGCTCACAGAGAGCAATGGACGGAACGTAACCGCGAACTCGAATGTGAGTCGGAAGCGGACGATGCTTTTGCGATGTGGTAAGATACACGATCTCTACCACGCCGGAAGCGCGATTGTTGGCGTTATTGGATACAATGATTGCCGGTCGGGTTTTCTTCTGCTCGAAGCCTACTGCGTTGTCGTCATTCTTGATGTAAAAAATGTCGCCGCGGCGAATGTCTCTGTCGTTCATAAATATTCTCCTTATCGATAAATGTTGCTCTTAATGATCTGCATACGGTGCTTTTTCCTGTTTGCATCCTCGGTGATGACAACGAGTGCATCGGGATGGATGCTGGCCGAACCGAGATAGGTGCCGTCCTCCTTGAGGTCTCTGATCCTCTGGTCGATAAACACGATGCGCTTTTCTTCCGTCGGGAAGAGATAAGTGGCATTGTCGCCGTCATCGTAGGCAAAAGTGGCTGCGAAGCTCGGGTTCTCTTCGTCGAGGAGCTCTTCTCGAGTCATGCCGTCGATGATATCGCGGTCACACTTCGGACACGGAGCGAAACAATGGTCGCTGATGATTTCCTCATGAATGAGCTTGTTCTCAAACCAGATTCCGCAGTTATCACAATGAGTGAGGTCATCGTTGTCCCACATATTATCAAAACAAGTGTCGCAGACAATTCTTTCGTGCTTTGTGTCATTGTTGATGGTGCGCGGCTCGGGAAGCTCACAATCGTCAAGCGTGAACGGCTTGCCGCACTCGGTGCATTTGTAAATCTTTTTCATGTCTTTCCCTCCTTATTTCACTTCGGTTTCGGTGATTTCCCACACGGTTTTTGCGTAATTGCAGGGACTGCAATAAAAAGAGTAACAGACATACATCTGGTTGGGATCGTCGGTCAGGAACTCGGTTTCGTCCTCGTCCCACTCGATTTCCTCCTCATCCAGAACACCGCTGCGCTTTACGCTGTCACGCATAATGCTGTTCAGCGTGTGCAGATTCTCACTGGCGGCGATTACTTCGCCGCCAGAATTATCTTCATTATCGTACCAGTAGCGCAGAACATAGATTTTTTTCATTTTGATTCCTCCAATCGGTCGGATTTGTTGTTTTCGTTCGGTCGTTTTAATGTTCGTTGAACACAACCTGCTCGCCGCGCTTCAGCGTCCAACAGCCGGTGTCAGTCATTGCACACTCGGCACAGTTGCCGTTGCACGGCTTTGCATCTGCTCTTGCGGTCGTCGTGCCATCCTTGAAGCGAACGTGCGCTTCGGGTAAAGAAAAAGGATTGACCATTTCAAGGTCAACCCAGCCGGAAAGAATAAGATGTAAATTGTCGGGGATATGCTTGCCGTCACTCAAGACAGCGTTTACAAAATCATATCGCTTGGTGAAGCACAGGATTTCGCAATGCCGATTGCGCTCGGCGATACCGATCATGCGGAGCAGATAATCCTTGCTCGGAATGTCGCCGCTGACGTGGAACCGAAAGTACCGGTTAAGCATTACGGTTGCCTCTACTTCTCTCCAGAACGTCTCAGGGTCGCTCTGGAGCACCTTGAGGTTATGCTGGTAGGCGTTTCTTACGGTCGGTCTCAGACGCTCCAGCTTAGCTGCGTAGCACTTCTCTTTGCATTTGCAGTCGCGGCAGGTCTTAATGGCCGGCAGGCTGACGGACGGGATTGCTCCCATCTTGGAATTGCCCGGGCTGATCTTAATATTGGTATTGATAGTCATAATGTATACACTCCTTATTTACTGCTGGTTGATTACTTCATGGAATGCTGCGGATGCGGCATCGTTCCACGCCATGCCGTTGTCTTCCTTCTCGCGTTTGAGGTATGCCATACGGTTCATGGTGTCAATCGAAATATCGCGGATATGGTCGTAGATCAGATCGTCTTCGACCTCGATAGTATTTTTGATATCTTCAATATCGTTTTCGTGCTGGATGGTTTCGAAAACCTTCTGTTTCACAGATTTTTTCAATGTAACAGGCGAAATATCCCATTGAAACTTGTGACCGAAACTCGAGATGGAATTATCAGTCAAAGACACCTCGTCCTCGAATTCGTCGTCCGAGCCGAAGAATGTCTCATGGTCGTCTATGTTAGAACCGGAGATGATATCGTCAATCTCCTGCTTGATAAATTCCTTTGCTTCCTTGTAAGTAAGAAAAATACCTTCGGTGCCAAAATATCGTTCTCCGCAGTCGTAATAACTGCGAAGCTGAGATACTGCGAATACAATCATAACGATTCCTCCTTATCTTGCGATTGCGGTATTGTGAAGGCGCTGGTCAGGTTTGAAAGAACGTCCGTGCTCTACACCCTGATCGCGGTACTTATTCGCCCAGGCTCCGGCGGTTCTTGCATGAGACGTGCTCGTTTTCATGCTGAGATTGCCATAGGCGTCCTGCACATCCTTCGGCGTCATCATGACCAGTCCCCACTCCTGATGCTCGGCGTCCTGCTTCTGGTATTCCTGATCGAGACCGGCAACGAAGCCGTCGCCGTAAGCGTTGCAGGCAAGGCGGATATCGGTTGCGCTGTAACCCTGCCACTTTCTCGTGTGATGAATGGTGCGCTGTTCCCTCTTGACGCAGTCAATTGCGTAGCGGAGGATGCGCTCGGCGATTTCAATATCGCTTTCAAGACCCATCAAAATAATCGTGAGTGCCTTGCTGCGCGGCGGTTTGCGGCAGTAATTCTTGCAGCAATAATGCTTGGCGATCACGTCGCTCAGCTTGTAAATCCAGAAGTCGGTCATGGTCGTGCACTTGATATCGGCAAGAACCTTGGTCACGACCTTTTCTTTTTTGCCGGTGCACTCTTCCGGACGGAGCTTATGCTGAGCCATGAGGGCGCGAGCCTTGAGAAGAGCGGCTTTCGCTTCGTTTTCATTCGGGGACTCTGCCAGTGCGAGGAGCTTTGCGATTTTTTCCTTGATGTTATTATTCATGATGTATACCTCCTATTTGGATATAAAAAGCAGGAGCTGTTGGCTCCTGCTTGTGTCATTATTTTATACGGATTCAATTTTAATAGGTTGTTCTTCCGATGCATAAACCGGAATCGCTTGCGGCGTATTTCTTCCAGAGCTTTTTGAAAAGTCTTACGACACCGTCAAACTCGTCCTTTTCCTTAGCAATATCGGCAAGGTCATATGCGCTTGCTTCATCTGGAACTGACCAAATCCACGTCATGTATGCAGTTTCATCGTTCATGCACATTACGAGATGGTGCATTGCAGTCAGAGTGTCGTAGCGTTCCTTTTCTGCTGGCGTGAGATTGAGCTCTTCCTGAGCTTTTTGTAATGCAATGTAATTCATAATTACCTCCTAAACATCGTTTTCATGCCCAATACGCACTTTATTGCTTAATCCCAGTTAACAAATTTCTCAATCTCTTCCTTTTCGATACCAATTCCATCTAAAAGGATCAGTAATGTATTAACTGTATCTTCTTTATCAATCGACTGAAGCCAAATCCAGTCAAGGATATTGCAGATTATCTTTCTTCCATCATTATCAATTGTAAAATTATCCAAAATATACTGCCAAAGCTCATCCTTCATATCTTTTTTCTCCTTTATTTGTTTCTTTCTCTCTATATATATATTCCGGAAACGAATTTTATCCAAACATTCGCTTTATGCTGTTGTGAAAATCTTAAACTCTGATTTCCACTCCATTCGTCTTCTCAGAACGATGTTTCACAGTCTCAAACCTGTACATGTTCTCGTCGCAATAAGGGCAATAATACGGATATTCTTTCCGTAATCCCTTCGTGGTTTCTCGCTTGACTTTATGGCCGCATCGCTTGCAGTATCTGTTTTTGATCATGTAGAGTCACCTCCCAATCGTATTTATTCATCGCCGTCTTCAACTATATCTTCTGCATAGCATTCACCGCCGTTGTTATACATACAAGCTGTGCAGGAGTACCAGCAATTCTGCTGTCCGCAAGGACCTACAACACCGCCCCAGCCGGTTTGAAAACCAACGTTGTAATGACAGCTATCACAATCAAAATCATCGGGTAGGCCAAAGCATTTGTTCTGGAAAGCTCCATCCATGGTGTTTTCTCCTCTCTGTTCATCGTTTTATTGGTCTGGATTGCCGTTTTCTTTGCTGATTTCCTCATACACTGAGGGATTGACGATAGCTAACAGCCTTTCAAAATATGCGTTCATGTCAGACACATTCTGAAAATGCTCCATCGCCTTATCGAAATTCGGCTCCCTAATCATGTCGGATAATTCTTTTATCACATATTCGTTTTGGCATTTGATTGCATAATCAACCATATTGGCAACCAGCTTGTCAACCCTTTCTTGATTCGGTCGGAGATATTTTCTCGGCATTGGAACACCGCAGCGCATCGAAATCTGACCGTCCGGCAGAAGACGATACTCTTCTGGCTGTTTCTTTTTTCGTCCCATCTTATCACCTCCAAACTCTTGTTTGCTTATTCCTAACGTTCGAATATCGATCTTGACTGAAATCGTTTGCAATTCTAACATCTGTGCGAGTTGGATACATCAGGACTTCTTATATTTTGCAACTGCATCTTCCCAGTTAGCTATGATACAAACCTTGTCTATTTCCTCTGCAATGCGTTCTCTTTGCTTAGAAGAAACACAAGAAGTATTTTTAAAAGCTCTACCTATTGATAATATAACATCATCTAAGGTCTTCTCTTTTTTGAGTTTTAAATTATACTTTCTTAATAAATCCGGTAATTTCTTTTTACGAACACTACCGTGAGTAATAAACCATTCTACCCATAATGCTTCTGCAAATATTTCTTGTGGTAATCTCATTTTGCACCTCTTAATCCACTTTTGAAATCATCGTTTCTTTCATTTACAATTTTCCTCATAATCAAACATTGCTTCTTCTGGACTATCATTCCAATCATTGCAACTATCTGGAACATATCCATACTCAGTATCAAAGACTACGTATCCAAATTCATATGAACTGAAAGGATGCTCTCTTTTGAAATCTTCGAAATTATCATATGCATCACCAGTAGTTCCATCTTTCCGTTCTACTACAACCACTCTAATTTCATATCTATCATTTATTTTCATATTTTATTTTTCTCCTTCCTTATGAGACTCTTGTTTTGCGTTTATAAGTCTTGCAGAAGCTCCCACAAATCGTACTTTGCACATTCAAGATCAATACGGTCGCCCTCATACATAAAGAGGAGATCATCGTAGGAATTGATTTCCTTTACGAGCTTGCGGATTTCCTCAATCTTTTCTTCGATTTTCATAGTCTTCTCTCCTTTCAGATACCCGCTTCACGATTCGATGGTGATCACGAACGCCTTTTCGCCGTCGAGATCAACATCGTCTATCGTTACATCAGCGCCTAACTTCGTCAGCACGTCGCGGAGCTGTTCTTTTTGCAGATCCTTCTGCTCATCAGTTCCGCTAAAGCCCCAGACTGTTTTGAAATACATTACTATGCACTCTCCTTGAATATCAAATTCTTTGATTAAACGCTGGCGTGTACTGGAAAGCAACATCATACATCGGCTTACCAGTAATCTGATCTCTGAATGTGCTGACGAACAGGCTTCGTGTGAGACCCTCTTCTTTGAACCATTCGTCAATCACTCGCTTGGTCAGTGGAGTGAGGAACACATAGAGATCAGATTCGTGATGGTACATCTCTTCTCGCGGATAACCGGCTGCTTCGAGTTTTTCCATCAGTGTCATAAATATCTCACCTCTTAACTATTTAGTCTGCGAATCCCAGAAGATATGCAACGCCCTTGCTGTGATGCTCATCGAACCAAGACCAAATATCTTCCTTGTTGGTTCCTTTTGGCCAGATGTAATAAGGTTCGTCAAGTTCTTCTGTTTCGGGGTTAAAGGGAATATCGGTTAGATTGTCCCAGAGATCTTCTACATCAGAATCCTCCGATTCGTTGATAATTTTCCATTCTGCTCGTTCGTTCCCATCCGGAGCGTAGATTTCAGCTCCTCTTGGAAACAGCAACGTAAGGTCATTCGACTTCAAATTCTTCAATATCAAAGTCTCCATTATATTTTGAACATCCAATATCATATGCTTTCATGTATTTATTGAAGACACCAACAACTTCATCTTCTACTGTAAGTACATATACTGTCATAATTATTTCTCCTTTCCTATGAAACACGTATTTAGATGATTTCAACATACCACCAACCGGTGTATTCATCTTCTTCATGGTTGCGTTTATCTTCCTCCGGGTCATAGTAGCCGGTAGAGAGCATCACTTCTTCGCCCTGTTTTCTGTACAGCTCTTCAATCCGGTCTGCCATCAACTCAGCAAACCCTTCGGTTGCACAAAGGATTTCTCCTTGGATATCTGACCAGTAAGCTGCGTTGCGGTCATGACCTACACCCTTCCGGATAACCTCGAACCATTCAACCATCGGGTCGTTGCCCATATCACGGAAGCAGCGGCCATTACCCCAATCGCAAAACGCTCTCGGATTGTCTTCCCTGTGGATGCATTCATCACACAAGAGAATTCGTTCACCGCAATGCTTGCAGGTTGTGCGCCAGCCGTCTTCCGGTGCCCAGTCGGGCACCGTGTTTTCTCCCATGCAATGAGGGCAAACCTCAACTGCTTCGTGGCGGTATTCAGTCATGTTTGACACCTCCTTCTTACCAGCTACTCACATAATAGAGCATTTCGTTATCAAAATCTGTGGTTGCGAGAACATTTTCAATGACTTCGACAGTGTGTCGGAGGTCATCGAAGTAACACTCGTCGTACTCGTAGCTGCCGAAGAAAAATCCTTCCTGAACCGGCAGCCATCTTTTCGCTTCCGACACAGGATTCGAAGAATTGAGCACTCGTTTGCAGGTTCTCAGCAGCTCTTCAAGGATACCTTTCGTGCATTCTTCGTGATAATCGCAGTCATCATCGCCGGCCTGAACGTTATCGACGAACCATCTGTGAATCTGGTTTGCTTTTCGCCAGTAGCCAACATTCTGGATAATGTCACTATGCGGATATACATGGTTTGTGTCCCAACTTGCAAACCGTTCGACATAGTACGGACGAAGCAATTCCATGACTTTTTTCGAAGGAAGATCATCTTGGCTTGCGCCGCACCATTCTTCAAAAGAAGAAGTCCTATATTCGTTCGGCCGTTTACAGTAGCCGAACCATTCTTCAGTAGCACATACCTGTTGAATTGTTACGCTGTCCAGTCGAGGAGCTTTCATTAAGTACATATCCAATCCCATATTTATTCCCCTTTCTTTGCTTTTCTGACGAGTTTGTCCGTCAGGTAATTGTTTATATTGTTTTCGTAGTCGGGAGCGCCCCATTTATCTATGAATGGCAGGTTGCTTACGTAATGACCGTTCATCTTTGTGTTTGCCGGGGCAAACCCTACAACGGTATGCTTTTCAACCTTGCCGGTAAAATCCTGAATGAAAACCTCATCATAGAGGTTGAGCGTTTTCGGGTCTACCAGTTCAGCCGTGATGAATTCCGTGCCAAGCTGCTCCTGTTTCGGCTGGCATTCGTCGATTGCACAAAGCATTTCGGTGAGGTCGTAGCCCTCATGGGACTCGTTTTCGAGAGCGATCACATTGGGATTCCAATGCTTCACAATTTTCCATTTTTCAATTTCGTAAACGCCATTGTCAAGATATAATTCACTGACAAGCTCGGGCGTCATAACGGTCGTGCCGCTCATGTTTTCAATACCGACCGAGCAGCTACCGCCAAAGTAGTTGCCGATTACCTGTGCGAGTCGTGCCGTACCGTATGCAGGATCGCTTTCAGGGCTGCGGTAACCCTTCAGCTTGCAATACTGAGTAAAGGCGAGTACCGAATCGTACCCGCCATTCCAGTGAACATATACGCCGATGTTAGTACCGACGCCTTTGATGATTGCTCTGTTTCCCATGATATACTCTCCTTTTCTTAGTTGCTCTGCGGCTTTTTCTGTACGAGATAGCTGCGTCTGTCCAATTCTTCGATCATCTGCTCGTCTGTATAAGACTCGAAGTTGTAGTCAATCGTGGCGGTTTCTTCAACCCATTCCTGTTCATCTGGGTCGAAGCGGAAACGCCAAATACAACCATCTTCGCCGATATAATTTGCTTCACCCTCTGCGACATACGGTGCTAAGGTGTCAAGAAACTCAATGGTTTCGTCTTCATAGTACTTATCGCTTTCGTAGAAATCTACACTGTCTTTGTCGATGTTCCAATCAAAACGGACATCGAGCGCATCCAGTTTGTCCTTTAATTCTGTAATATCCGCATCTCTTTTAAGAGTTGCGAAACCGCTGCCATTTGCATAATATCCCATGATTTGTACTCCTTCCTTAGTAGTTCATAACGATCTCGCCGTTTTCGTTAAGAATCAACCCTTCATCGTCAGCATCAATAGAATCCCACAGCGGTTCTGCCATGCTTACGCATTCACTCAGATCGGATTCCGCGAGGATATCACGAGCCTTCGCGAATGCGTCTTCACGGTTGGTCGCCTCTACTTCGATGTAGCCAACAGAATCAAACCCGAACGGTACCTTTACTTTCATTATGTTTTCTCCTTCCAAATTCACATTTTACGTTTGAAAACAACTTCTACGACATCTCCACGCGGTGTTTCAATGTAACCGTTTCTGAGAGTGATCTCATCGTCTCGGAACCCAGACAGGTTGAAATATGCTTCGTTGTCGTCGGAAAGCAAGCCTAAACCCCTTGCAAGGTTCTCTGCGGCGGCCTCCGGACTGGTGTAAACAGCAACGATACGATCAATTTCATCGCCTCGCCCAGCAATTAGCCAGTCGATGTCGTCATATTCAAGGGTGTTGTTGCCAACGAAACATTTGAGGTTCTCGTTAAAACGATCATGAGCATTGTCAATAAGGCTATGATATGCAAGATCGGCTGCTTCACGGAGCATTTTGTATTCGTTTGCCATTTTCTCAAAACTGATAGCCATAAAAATCTCCTTAATCCGTTGTCTGGTAAAAATATGTGAGTTCGTCACCCTTGAGGTTTTCCTGAGCGTACTGTGCGGCACGCTCCCAGATGGTGTTATACAGTCTGGCGAGCGGTTCATTGTGTTCGTAGTGCTGCCAGATCTTCCAGTTGAGCACCATGACCAGCTCGGTCAGGTACTTATAATCGGTTTTCCATTCCTGAAAAGCGCGGTTATATGTATCACAAACCGCGTCAACACCGAAATTATCTGCGATGCTGAAATCATCCCAGAAGGTGGTGAACGGCTTGTAGCCGCACACTTCTTCGATGTTCCAGCGAGGAAGTTTTGTGATGTCCATTTTGTTATGCCTCCTCAATGTAGGTTACAACAGGGTTGTCGAAGTGGTTTTCTGCGAAAAAATGTACGATGAGATTTACCAGTTCGACCGTATTGCTCGGGTCTTCCAAATCGAACTGGGTTTCGTCATGTTCAATGTCGGAAGTGGCGAAGCCGACATTGATAGAATGACGCGGAGTTTCGCTTGCGAGACGCATCAATTTATCAAAGAACTCGGCGTCAATCGACCACTCGCACCAGTCATAATCACTACCTTCTGCATTCGTAGGAGAAATCATGACACTTGCTTCTTGGTAAAGCGGATAATCAACCGGAAACTCAATGCTGATCTCTGCGGATACTGCTTCCGGATACTTGCCACCTAGCAACATGCGGGGCGCGGTGAAATACAACGTGGTCGTGTTGTACACATCACTGTCGCACCGCTCATCAAAAGCAATTCTGTTCCAGTTATCCGGAACTTCTTCGATGGGAATTCCGGGCTTATGTCCGCCCTGATTCTCGGACACATCGATGAACCGGGCTTCCGGTTCGATAGTACGAAAGTAGGCTTCCGCCGCTTTTTCATCAGAAGCAAGAATAAGTCTTGCCTGATATACGCTGTTCTTCTCGAACGTAACTTCAAATTCTGTTTTCATAAATGACGCTCCTTTCAAATCCTCCAACCGTATACCTCGGCGATTTTGTCACCGAGACGCCGTGTAATGCGGGTTATATCTGCTCTGGTTACCGTTCCGCGACAGATTTTATTCAGGAAGTTTTCCTTTCGGGTGTCGCTTACGTCAGGCTTGAACACTCGGTACAGATAGTGGTCGGTTCCGTCATGGTGGATAGCTTCACAGCAAAGGTCGCCGCGGCCGTCGAGATACCATGTTGCGTAATCGGTATTTGCAACGAGGCAGTCTTTAATCGAGCGACCTTGGATTTCTTTATACCCCGGAATACGACCGTGCCAGCGGCCGAGATCGGCGATTACGACAATCTTTTCATCCACGGGAATGTCAAGGTTCATGCGCTCGTCGTCAAGATGCTCGTTATTCAATTCGTACATCAGGTCGATGCGCTTATCTTCATCCAGATCGGGATACTCATCGTCAAAGAAATCCTTCCAATCTTCATAATCGAGATTGTAATTGCTCCAGATTACTTTCTTTTTCATATGTATTCGCTCCTTTTTAAGCGTTCGTCCAAACATTTGTTCGGCAATTTGGGTAAAAAAGAAGAGCTTGCAGGTTGTTGCAAGCTCTTACTGTGTTGATATTTGATTATACGATGTAATCCATATATTTGGTGATTTTCTTTTCCTCTGGATGGAATCGGTTCCATCCATAAGCGAAATTTTCCGCATTGAGGAGAAGATCGGGTTCGTTTTCGCAGATTTCGATTTTGCTGTCTGCGAGAAACAATGCGTTGCAGAGTGCTACTGCGTTTTCTCTGGTCAACCGAGTAAAGAATTCCTTTTGGACAAGACGGAATACTTCTGTATGGCAATCCTCGAGACAGTCTTCGAGGGTTGCAGTTTCTCCGCGACCGAACATCTTGTCCAAGTCACTGGTCGGTTTGCCTACTTCGTCTGCCCATTTGCTATAAATTGCGATATGTTCATCGCTCAAATCCATACGAGCGATTGCGGTCACCAGCCCCATACCGTATTTGTCCGTAAATTTGCTGTGGAATGCATAATGATCCATGTTTTGCCTCCTTTTGCTTGCCATTATAACATTGTCAAGGTACAATAACAAGGACTTTCGCCCTTGCAAATGACGGTTTTGTGGTTACCAACGTCGGGAATCTTCGGTGCAGCGCTGAATCATTTGCTCCATAAGTACGGTTGTGCTTTCGCTGTCTATTTTCCACTGGCGGAGCGTGTTGCACATATCCTGTGCAAGATGTGCTCTCTCTCGGGTGTGACCACCATCTGCAATGGCGAGTGCTTCGTCCCACTCACCATTAGGATCGTTACGAGCTGCCCAGCGAATTACGTCGGCCAACGTGATGTTGTCTGGCTTAGGAACGATTTGCATATTATCGCGCCAGTTCTCATCGTTCACGTTGATGAGGAATTTGCCGCGATTTTCTCCGCGCTGGCGGGTGTAATGCAGGACGTTTTTGTCTGCCTCATCTACATAGAGGATACAGAGCGGGAATTCATCCCACTTCTTTTCTTCCGTGTGCAGCGTATCGTGGATTACATCACGCTTCGTAATCAGCTCCTCGTCATACTCGAACTCATCGCCGTAATTGAAATATCCGAGTTCAGAGAAAACGCGATAGCCGCCCAGATCGGGAGCAACAACGATTGCATCAAAGTCACCGTTAAGACCGTTTGCAAACGCCAGTATGCTTTCTTGGGTGTAAGGAATAATCCGATTACCGAGGTACTTAACGCGATTCTTGTTGCAATCATCCGGATCGCTGGTAATATAAAAGCAATAGCTAATGAATCCGTCATAGACACCGTTTGTTTTGGTGTTACAACAGGTGATTTCAAGGTACACTGCACGGCCATCTACCAGATGGAATGCGGTGCGAATGCGGCAGTTGCCGATTGTTTCTTTGCTGCGCTCGGCACCAGACCAGCCGGCACCCTCGAATACTAATGTTTTCATACTGCTGATTCCTCCTTTTCAATGATGAATCCTTCTTGCGGTTCGAAAATGAACCGTCCGGTGTCCTCAAACGTATACGCACTTACCGTTACGGAAGGTTACTACTTCGTGTACCATTTTTAGACTTCCTTTCCACCAAAGAAATCCAGCAAATAACTTTCGTAAAAATGCAATTTACCTTCATGGGTTACAACATACCGCTTACGGCGAACTGTGTGATTGCGGATAGTAATTACCTCAACTACCCCTGATACTTGATGAATGTCAACGATTTTGTCCGGCTCGATACGGGACAACTGTTCTTTGATTTCCTTCTTCGTCATTTGATTACTTCCTTTCTTAAATTATGTTGGCTGCGGGCTTTATGGATGAACCCGCGAGAACCTCTACATTATTTACTATACAAATCGCCCTGATTTGGGACGTTGTAATTTATGGTAATTAGGCGATTGTGGAATCGCTGTCGGTGAATTCGGAACGCATTTGTTCCGAAATATCGTAAATGAGCCACTCCATCATCTTGCGAGTGACTGGAATTTTGTCCAGATTTTTGCGGCTAAATATCTTACGGACTTCATCTGCTTTGATGAAACTTGAATTCGTCGCGCAGGAAGTGCCGTTGGTTGCAAAACTATATTTGTTCTCGATGGTTGCGGTTACGCTGCGGTTATAACCGCACATCTTACAAACATCGATTGCACGATAGTATGTCTCGCCATCAGAGAAAGCGACGAGAACCTTTCCGTATTCACTGTGCGTGAATTCTTTCAGTGGCGGATACTTTTTCTTTTTTGCCGGACTCTTGCCGCAAAGTGTCGGAACTATTTCGTCATCGACCCACTTTTCAAATTCAAAAACCAGATCAACCTTTCGCCGGTTTATGAGATTATGAACATCGTAGACCGATAGATAAGTTACGGAATCAACACTTCCGTTTGTTTTTGGTGCGAGGATAACTCGTTTATCCTCGAAAAGTTCTGCAATGCTTGCGGGGTTCTTGTATCCCAATGCTTTCAAGACGGGGAGCGCCTTGAAGTACGGAATATTTCCAATTCTGGTTGCTTCGACCGTGCCAAATTCCGGGTGGAAAAACTTTTCGATTTTGTTTTCTGGCAGAATCGGTTTCAGTTTCGTTCCCGTTCGTTTCGGCACCGGCTTTAAGACCGGCTCCGGAATAAGTTCCGGCGGGTTGCTCTCAAGTTCGTTTTGGGCAAGCTCGATTGCGTGCCCGAGAACGTCGAGGATTCGTTTCGTGTTAACATCTGCCATATGTATTCTCCTTTCAGGCTGCGCGGCGGCTGTGTTTGCCGCGGTAATTTATCTCCGCTTGATAACGCTTCCAGAGTACATTTGTGGTGTTCCAGAAATTGCCCACGGCAAACGTTCCGAATACAACCGTTCCGAGGAAGTTATCCTCGCCGGTTGCAACCGTTGCTACGGTTGCCATGATAGCGAGACCTGCGAACATTGCGGTAGAAAAGTAGTGTTTCATGAGGTTCAGACTCCTTTATTTTCGATTTTGGGTATAAAAAATGCACCCTTTTCGGGTGCTGCGGGCATTTGATTTATTCCGTTTGTTGTGATATAATCTGGTTGTCACCAACTTTTGATCCGCTCCGGCCAGTGATATAAATCTTTACATACTGAAAGTATGTGTGCGGCATTACGATACATAGCCGCAGATTTTTATAATGAAATGGAGGGGTCACTGTGGAGCAGAACGTCTTCGTGCTTTGCTTTGCACTGATCGTACTGGCAATCAAGTGCGGTTGATGACAACACCGGCAGGCTTGCGCTTGTCGGTGTTTTTATTTTGTGACAACCAGATTATCACCGCCTTTCGGCGCGGATGAGGGCTTTAAGGATGAACCCTCGAGAACCTTCCGGCAGGAATCATTTTCAAATTACTTACCTTTCGGTTTCTTGTTCTCCGCCCTGCGGTGCAGATTGCAAGACCTGAAAGGCTCGGCCTTTTCTATTGTTGGGCACAGGCTTTTTCCCATGCTCGGCAATCATAGGCAACACTCCTTTCATTTCATTTGTTGCAGATCATCAGATGCGGGCGATTGCCTTACAGCCGATGATACGGCCGTTTTCGTCACGGACAGCATCGTCCGTGATAAATACGTCGGAACGGTCACGGCATGCCTGCGCGGTGCAACGTAGTCCTCGATGTTCCAGAAGTTGCCGTCTTCCGTCTCGATGGTTGTTACACAGTAGTCGCGGTCATCGGTTGGATACGAAACCGAATAGATTTCGCCAGCGATTGTGCGCGTTTCCGGTTTATTTTCAATCGGATTTGCTGCCGGAACGGTTGCAGTTGCGGTTGCGGTCGTGGTGAGTGCTGCGAGAATAAGAGATAATGCGGTTTTCATAGGTGAAACTTCCTTTCTATGTGTCGGTTTTGGGTAAAAGAAAAGCACCCGGATTGGGTGCTTGTGTGAATGGATTTATTTTGTTTTCTTGCTGAGATCGAGACCGTATTGAGCCTCTAACGCTTCGGTTATGAGCGCGTTTACGGATTTTCCGCGAAGGTTTGCTTCTCTTTGCAAAACCTCACGGTTTCCTTTTGGAACTTGATAAACTACACGTTCATAGTTTGCTTTCTTGTATGCTTCACTACTCACAGTATCACCGCCTAAAATTATGGTATAGGCGTATTATATCACGCTTGCGCGGATTTTTCAAATTGTGCAGACGGTGATTTATTCTAAAAAAGGGTGCACTTTCCCTGCGGTCTTTTTGCTTGTGTTTTCAGGCGTGCCGGTTTATTGCGACACGCCTGTTTTTGCTATGTATTGCATACTGTTTTCGTATACTTTCAGATTATGAAAAAGCGGTTGCGTTTACTTGGCGGTCTTGGCGGTGGTCTTGCGTGCCTTTTCTACGATTGCACGGTTCTTGCGTGCGGTCTTGGCGTCCGGCTTGGCAGTGATAACGGAATTCTTGCGTGCGCAGGCCACGGACTTCTCGGTTGCTACGGATTCCTTCTTGCCTTCTTCAACCTTGCCAGAAAGCGCGTTAGGCGTGCCGGTTTCCTTCTTGGCGATTGCGTCCTCAGCTTTCTTCTCGGCCTTGGTCTGCTTGGGCGCGGATACCTTCTTTTCCTTTACGCCGGTGTCTACTGCAAAGGACTTTTCTTCAATGCGCATTGCGATAACGTTCTGGATCAGGCCAAGGATAGACTTATCTCGATCAATCTTCATGACGCCGTTCACATTGCGCTTGGCATTGCCCGCAGAGGTCTTGATGAAGTGAAGGCTTGCGTTCGTCGGGTGAATCTTGGTATCCTTGCCAAGAATCATCATGAAGATTGTGTCAAGCTGAGAATACAATGCCTTGTCATCATGCGCGGTGAAGTCGATGATACGCGCTTCGCCCTTCTTATTCACGCCGTAACGCAGGTGCGACACCTTTGCAGGGCGGTTTTCATCGGACAGCATATCGCCGTGATACAGGGCGATATTGTCAGCGAACCGTTGAATATACTCGAAGTATTCCGCGTCATGTGCGAGGGTCTTTTCCGGCATTTTTTCCTTCTTCATAAAGGCGTCAATAGCGGTGAACGGAATACGAACGTTTACTTCTACGGTGCGCAGGCCGTTATCGTCGTCCTTTACGCGCTGTGCCGTGATAAACTGCTTGCGCAGGAATTCCTCAGCCGTGCCCTTTGCAGACTCAGCGATAAAGTCGGCGCGGGTCTTGGTGTTTGCTTCCTTTACCTTATCAGTGTAGACAGCCTTTACCTTCTCTTTCTGCGCGGGCTTGGTGTCTGCGCTGTTATACAGGGTTTCGAGGGTGGACAGGGACATAGCTTTTAGGGTCTTTGCGCTAAAGGTTGCCTTTGCAGTAGTGTTGTTCTTAGTCATAATAAATACCTCTTTCTGTTGTGTATATGGTTTTCTGTGTCGGGACTTGTGTCCTTTAGAAAGCGCACAAGTCGTAGCTTGTGCGCTTGTAAAAGATACAAAAATATCGTACTGTTGCGCTTTTAGGTTTTTGCGTCCGCCGATTCCTAAAGGGGTTTACACCCCGCTTTCGTAGTGCCCCCGCCCCAAGTGCCACTTTGGACGCGGTTCGTGCATAGGCTTTCATCCATACACGGGAAAAGCGTGTTTTTCAAACCGGACTTAGCTGTTTTCACAGAGCGGAACAGGGGCAGGCGTTAAGTCTTTCCTGTCGTACTTCCGGTATAGCACGGACTACCAGAGACGCTACTTTTTCCACGCTACTACTTAACCATTTTTTCCGCTTTTCCGCGCTTGACAGGTTTTCTTTACGGCTTTACCAGATGATAGCTACACCGCACATTCACTTTACAGGGGTTTTCCGCCGTGGTTTGCAAATGAGCATTGCAACGGTGGAATGTCCCCGCGCGACTTTTCATATAAAAAGAGGGTTAAGGTTTTCGCATTGCTACTTTATCCGCGCGGTGCATTCCGCGCTTGAAAAGTAGCTTTCACGCCTGTTAAGTTTTCAAGGTGCTTTGGGCGGTGTTTCCGAACTGCGTTCCGCTTGGCACTGTGTGCCCGTACTGTGTACGCTGTGGTTCACAGGTCTTTCGCACTGTCCGCGCTACACGGTTTACACCGTGTCCGCGCTCGTCATAATGCACGCTATACGCGTTCCGATACCGCGCCGACTTTCGGCGTGCACGTTCGGGGTGCTATACCCGACGCCTGTCCGCGGAATGCTGTCCGCGGGGGCTATGACTTCTCACAAGGTGGACACCTAACGGAGTTTAACCGCCCTTTTCACCGTGAACGGCGTAGCACAGTTAAACGTTCGACTTCTCGAACCGGATACCGTACACCGCACAGCGGGTGTCTTTGGGGTGTACCCCCCTTTTGGAGTGTCTCCATTATAGCGCGGGTGTACCCCCTTGTCAACCCTTTTTTTCAAAAAATTTTTGGGGCAATTTTTTCAAAGATAATGAAAACGCACGCGCGCGTAGGGGTTCGCAAAACAAGCGAAAACAGGCGAAAACAGGGGTTTTGAGCGCGGAAAAGTTTTTTGAAAAAATCAGAAAAAGCGCGCAAAAAAGATTTTTTCTGTCGTGCTGCGCGCCGATTTTTTGAAATTTTCGCCCTCTGTCACGCCCTGCATATGCGGACAGAGTACACCAAGCGACGTAGTATTGAAAACTATATTGTATGGAGTTATCCACAAGGAAAAGCAGTTATGCACAGGGTTTCCCACAGGGCGAAAAAGCACAGAAAAGCACAGAATGCACAAAAATACACAGAACGGGCCTGATCCGAAAATCGACTTTTCGAGTATACTATAAAACAGCGTTCCGGTACTTTTCAGCAGTGTAAATGCTTCTTTTTTATCATAGGGGGCATATTTTACACTTTTCCAGATATTTTACCAGTTTCAGGAAGGGTAGTTGCCTCATCTCACTCTACCCCATATTTTCCCCCTCTTTCCCCGAACTTTCGCTCTCCTTCCCCTCCCTTTTCCCTTCTTCAAACCCCGTTTCCTCAATTTCGTGCGCTGTTCCCGAGTTTTCGCCATCTCTCTTTTCCCGAACACTCGAAAAAGGTGCATTCCTATAATCTGCTGTAACCGTCAGCTCGAGTATAGCCAGCCAGGAAGCTCTACTGGAGCTCTGCAGAAGCTCTACGCAAGCTCTACCACAGCTCCTGTCATACAGCTGCTAAACAAACCTGTAGCTAACCCATTGCTTCCTTATCTCCCGCCAGAAGGAAATACTATTACCGTAGTCCTACACAGCACCACACTCGCTTGTATTCCCATAGCTTACAGTCTACTAAATAATTGCCCCGAGCGACCCGTCGCATACACCCTCTATAAGCCGCCTGTGCACTGCTTCTATCCTCCTGTATTTCCACATATTGCCTACAATGCCCCGTATTCGCCTCAGGATGCTCCGTACTGGCTTTTTGTATTCTCGTGGTATAATTTCCCATCAATATGTCAAAAGCGATTACAGCTCAATTCTGCCGCCAGAACAAAAATGGTTCTTCGACAGCAGGCGCATCTATCCATACCTACTCTATCCCAGGGGCGTATCCAGTCATAAATACAGCCGGCCAATGTCTAATGGTCGGCTTTATCTATTTCAGTATTGCTGCATAGGTCTAAGCCAGCCAGAAGACCTACTTCAGCTAGCTATTTTTCCATTAAGCAACATGCACAAAAGAATTCTCAATCTTTATGCATCTTTTTCTTCAACTCCGCGTCCCAAAAACGCCTTTTTTGTATAGTAGTTAATAGAAGCAAAAAAATCCAATTACCCCGCGGAGGAGGTATCCAGATGGCAAAACGACCAGCTATCCACACGACATAGAATAACCCGAAGTTCCGCAGTTACGATGGCCGCAGCGGATTCGATTTCATCCCTATCCCCGTAACTCCTGACCTCAAGTCTGTCTCTCCGGCTGGGAAGATCCTGTATTCTCTCATGCTCTATCGAATGCAGCTATCAAAAAGCCGGCCAGAATGGATTGACGAAGATGGCGAGCCATTCATCTATTACTCTCTCAAAGATGTTATGAACGACATCTCTTGTGGAGAGAAGAAAGCGCTGCAGATATTTAAGGAACTTGAAGAAGCACATCTGATTCGCCGACACAGCCAATGTCAGTTCTCTACCCCGCGCATTTATATACCGACCAATCGTTCAGACGAAGCGTGACGCTCCTCTTGAGTAAGCCTCATTCTGAGTGAGCCTCATTCTGAGTGAGCCTCATTCCGCGTGATTCCATTTCTCCATTTCTCTGGCTGGCATTTTCAAAATCTGCCCAGCTCAGCCTATGTATTTATGATTAAGTATTTTTGATTATGTATTTATGATTAGTGTATTTATGATTAGTGTATTTATGATTAGGGTTTGATTTGGAAGGACGACGAGTTTGATTTGGAAGGACGACGAGTTTGATTTGGAAGGACGCGAGTTCGATTTGGAAGGACGGGAAGCAACATGGGTAAATCCCAGCCAGAAAAAACGCAGTTGGCCGAGCTGACCCTGCGTGACATAGCCAACGCCGGGGCTGATTTACATGAGTTCGCCGCCGTTGTTCCCTTCACGCTGGAGGGCAATGGACAGCGGGCTTATATTCCGACCTCGGTGCTGCGGTACTACAACCCCAAGGTGAGACTTGAGCCAAAGGATATCCGTTATCTCGACCCGGACTTCTTTGAAGCACGCATTAGAGATATCGGAGCCAATCCAGTCGCGAAACCTTATCAGCGAGATGTTTCAACAGCCACTCCGGCCTATGGCTCTTTCGTCTGGCTACGCGTCCCGCTCGAAGGCGGGAGCTATTATGACGTCACACCAACCGAGGCGCAAAAGCTGATGATGCTCCTGACTACTACGGATAAGCACCTGATGATTGCGGCTGATGTGTATCCGCCGGACATCGTGAACTATTTGTCAAAGGTGTTCCAACTGACCGCGCCAGTTGTTCAAGGGATGCTGAGGACGTTCCGAGAGAGAGACTTCATCTGGCAGAATGACCGCGGCGAGTGGTTGTTCAACCAAGACCTGTTTCGCAGGGGTGAGATTACACGACGCGAGTCTACGAAAGCGGAGCAAAGCGGTTTCAGGTATGTGAGGATGTATTTCTCCTCTATCGCACAGATGTATAGGACTGAGTCCATGAGTCTGGGGCTGAAATACCTGCTTCCGATGCTTCCTTATCTGCATAAGGACTTCAACGTGTTTTGTCTGAACCCCTTTCAGGATGATCCGTTTCTGGTGGCTCCTCTTACCGCCGCTCGGCTTTGTGCCGCTGGCGGCTATGAGCGAAGCGGTTACGGAGAGTTGACCAGCCTCTATTACAACCAAGTCATCCGAACCAGCAAAGGAACGGAGACGATTATGACCCGGCTGAAAGAACCGTTCCACGGTTTGCCGGTCGGAAGCATTATGTTAAACCCCCGCGTATTTTACACCGGCAACAAAGCGATAGCCGCCGAGCTTGAACCTCTGTTTCTGGTGCGGAAGCGTGGCAAATATAAAAAACGACGCAAGAAACCAGAAAACTAATTTTCAAGGAAGTGCAAAATATTATGAACGCAAACACAAATAAGGAGAGCGAGGCGGCCGCTTTTGCCGCCAGAAAACCAATAAAAGGAGAAAACCAAATGAAGAAAAACCACTGCATCCACGATGACTGCGAGTATTGCTCGCGCTACAACTCCTGCAACATGACAGCAGATGATGTCTGCGGGTACGCAGTTGTATAGGTAGATCTTGAGCCAAGTGAATATTGGCTCGAAATGAGTTACTACCAAGCGGGCGACCCTGACGCGCACTTGTCTATGCGTGATCGTCTCCGCGCCGAGTACAGTGGCGAGGTGACTGAATGACGAATGCCGTATACATTCCAAGTGTGGACGGCAAGGATGTCTACCTCGCAAACCACTATGACCGTCCAACCGAGATCGGATACAACATCCGGTCTTCGGACGGCGGGTTCAATCTGAAGCGATTCAGAAACACGCTGGATTACTCGCTCGACCTGCTCAAGTTGAGAGATGTCTACGAGCGGGTATACCGCCGCAGGAATTTCTCTTTTGAGCTGGGCGGTAAGGAATACACCCACCGTGTTATCAACGTGACGGCGCATTACGCCGTCAAGGCATTCAATCGTATCCGCAAGACGCTGTACATCAAAAACGGCTGGCGATACGATGAGATTGCCGAGAATATGGATGACTGTGCGTATGTTGTCGACGGCGAGCTGATTGCCATCCAGTGTGACACGAATGTCCAGAACCCCCTACCCCCTTCCGTACTCGGCAAGTATTTTTATCTGGAAGACGGCCAGTACAAAGCGAAGATTAACATTGCCACTGAGGTTAGTGTTGCTGACATCCGCGAGGAGCTTTACGAAAAAGGCTTCTATTGTGACGGCATCCATTATGTTCGTTACAAGCGGTCGGCCGGTTCCTCTCGTGTCGGCAAATGTTTGTACATCGACGAACGCCTCTACCCTGCTATGCACAAGTGGGAGATGTGCGGCATTAAAGTGCAGCCGGGACAGGCGATTGACCTCGCTGCTCTGGAAAGCTATATCGCGCTGACGGCAAGCTCTATTGTGGACACGCTGGAGGTGCGGCCGGAGAACTTTCTGGTAATCGATGATTTTGAGAGCACGTTTACGGATGACGTTATCGCGACCAGAGTGCGTGAAGACGGTCATCTGGTGTCTGGCCCCGAGCACGTCGAGATCACGAACAGCATCTGGGACGGTCAGTCTTTGATGGACAAGTCCCTGTTTGGCCCCAAGTACGAGCAGTACGGCATGCTGCTGCTCCGGAACCGATTTTTCAAGTCCTGCTGCTTCAACGCGAACATTCAACAGTTCCTTGCTGACCACGGGATTACGAAAATCGAGCAGCTGAACGGATTCACGTTGGCGAAGTCCATAGAGGACATCAAGCTGATAACTACGCCGTCCAGCATTAAGTATTTGAAGTTTGGCCGGCTGCGCGAGTGGCTGAAGCGCACCGACCCTATGTTCGGTGTGGTAAAGCATGAGAAGAAGACGCACTTCTTTGACGGACGTATGGTGTCTACCCATTATCAATTGCTGAATACTCTGCAGATGTCGCAGGAAGAGGTGGATGAGTTCCTCGAGCCGTCCATCGAGTACATGCGACAGCTGAAGAACAATCCGGCGGTTATGCGCTATCATCTGAAACAGCAGTCGGCGGCTAGTGAGATGAAATCTCCCCTGCTGACCAGAAACGACATTATCTTCCGTCTGTTGGGTATCAACGACAGATTCGCACAGACGCAGATGTATGCCGAGTTCCGAGACGGGCTGATTCGTGCGTATCAGAACAACATCCGTCGCGGACATGTTTTGGTCAACGGTAATTATTCGACTCTGGTCGGCAATCCACTGGAAATGCTGAAAGCGTCTATCGGGCAGTTCGACGGCGAGTCGTCTATCCCGGCCGGTCATGTGATGTCACTGCGGTTTGATGAAGGTCAGCGTCTGTTGGGGTCGCGCAGTCCGCATGTGTGTCAGGGGAATATCTTGCTGGCGGACAACCTGTATGTGCCTGAAGTGCGCCGGTATATGAACTTAACAGAAGAAATCGTATGCTTGAATTCTATCGGCGAAAATATTTTACAAAGATTGTCAGGCGCTGATTTTGACTCGGACACATGTATGTTGACTGACGATCCAATGCTGATTAAAGCGGCTGAGAAGAATTACTCCCTCTTCAAAGTTCCGACTTCGTTGGTTGAGTCTAAAAAAACCAAGCGTGCTTATACCAGTGCCCAGCAGACAGACCTCGACATCAAAACTAGCGAAAATATGATCGGCGAGATTATCAACCTTTCTCAGGAGCTTAACAGTCTGCTTTGGGATAAGCTCAACAGCGGCGCGGCTTTTGAGGATGTGGCTGAGATTTACTATGACACGTCTATGCTGGATGTCATGAGTGGCCTGGAAATTGACAAAGCAAAAAAAGAATTCGTGGTAAACAACCGCGACGAGTATAAGCGACTGAAGGCTAAGTATGAGCGCCGCGACGACAAGGGTCGCGCGATTAAACCGAACTTCTTCGGGACGCTGGCTCGCCGTAAAGGATACTACGACAGCGAAAAGAAAGCCTATCTGTTTCACAAAACCACGATGGACTACGTTCAGCACACAATCAACCGCTGCCGGTTTTGGAGAGGCTCGTACAAAGCAAACAAGCCCTTTAGTTATGTAATCGACCCGGTAATGGTCGGTACGGCCGGAGCGCGGTATGAGCTGGCACGGAAGTTCATCGAAGCTGTCCGGGATGCTCGCAGACAGATAGCTTCCATTTATGGAGCTCTGGCATCTCCTGTTAAAGATGGAGATAATCATGATGCCAATGAACGTTACGAAGCATACTGGGATGAAATCAAGGAAATTAAGCGAGATTTGATTGAATATGTTGGAAAATACAAATGCAATACGGCTACTATGTATGTTATCTTGCGTGACATGGAGAAAGAAGAAAATTCAGACGTGAGTAAGCTGCTCTTCGATTCTTTGTTCGGGACGGCGAACTCTTCGTTCTACGAGATGCTCGAGACGAGCCGTGAGCCAATTCAGATCGCGACCGAATGCCTGACAGGTAGTGTAAAGCTGTACGGTTATACATTTGAGGCGTATGAGGCAAAACGCCGTGTGTTCGAAGAGCTCTACGAAGCAGAAAAAGAAGAACGTCGCAAAGAACGAAATCGACCTCACACTATGCAGGAAATTGCGAAGATCCTCCGAGCGAACATCGAGAAAAAGCAGAAAATGACAAGTTGACATAAAAAATCGAGAGAAGTATGACACATAAAAATGGGGCGATATTCCGAAATTTCGGGAATCGCCCCATTTTTTATTTTTCTCCAAAGTGGTATAGAAAGCGATTTTTCGTCGTTCTAACCTATCAAAAATTAAGGAGACATAACGATTTGATCCGAATTTCCAAGGCTGAGAGAGCCACTATCTACAAACTTTATCCCGAGCTTCGTGTTCCGCGTACCGCCACCGGCAAGTATTGGCTGTGCGAAGAAGAGAAGTACCTCCGCGTTATTCCACATAACAAGGACGCCGCTGCACTGCTTGACGTTATCGACCGTCGCCGCGCACGACTGGCTGCCCTTGCCGAGGAGGCTAATGCGTGAAGACTGACTGGCTCAGAAAAGAAGATGAGAGCGAGTACGCCTACATTTATCGTATCGGTAACATCAAAGAGCAGATTGGTTCTTGGCAGGACGTCGCTGACCTGTTGAACTATCAGCTTGGCTACCAGTACACCGAGAGCAAGTACCGCAAGGACTATGCGGCATTCTGCAAACTCTTTGAAGCCAACCGCGATAAGCTGACCGATAACAGTGTTCAGCTTCACGAGATTGAACAGCGCGAGCTTGAGCTCCGCAAGGAACAGCGCAAGTTCTACGACCAGCGTCAGGCACTGACCCGCGTAGTCAACGCAAAGGCACGCGAAGAAAGCCTGCACGAGTGTATTATCCGCTCAGCTGAGCAGCTCAATATGAGCAAACCACTGGTTCCGCTGTCTCGAGCGGGAGAAGTCCATCGCCTCGGAACGGAAGCCCTGCTTGTCCTGACCGACTGGCACTATGGCATGGTATGCGACAACCCGTTCAATAGCTATAACCCAGAGGTATGCGCTCAGCGTGTCCGCCGCCTGGTTGATGAGACGGTAGAGCGTCTGCTGATGCATCAGGTCACCGACCTGCACATTCATCTGCTGGGCGATTTTGCTCATGGAGCAATTCATCCTACGGTGCGACTGGAATCAGTCGAGAACACCTGTGACCAGCTGATGCGCGTCTCAGAAATTCTTGCCGAGGCAATTCATGAGATCTCTGCGGCTGTAGACCGTGTAGATGTGTTTTCTACTTACGGCAATCATATGCGAACCGTCCAGAACAAAAAAGAAAGCATCCACGCCGATAACATGGAGAAAATCATACCTTGGTGGCTGGCAACACGACTCAAGGATGACGATACCATCAACGTCTGCCCGATGTGCGAGGAGTTCATCACAGACTTCATCGGCGGCAAGACCGTTGTTTCTACACACGGCGATCTGGACACTGTTCGAGACTTTGGCGTGACGGCGAATATGCTGCTGTCGCGCGACCTTGGCACTCCGGTGGATATTGCCATCATGGGTGACAAGCACCATGCAGAATCGCTTGACCGATTCGGTGTGGACAGCATGATCGCGCCGGCTCTTTGCGGTTCGGATAATCATGCACATGGCAAGCGACTTTATGCTAAGCCGAGCCAGCTCCTGATGACTTTCGAGCAGGACTATGGCCGCGATGCCGTGTATTATCTCAAACTGGAGGAAAATTAAAGCATGGCAAGAGCCAAGAAGAAAGAAGATAAGAACACGCTGTATTACGCTGCGCTGTATTCGAAGCACTCCGAACTGTATGAGATGGCTTACGAAGACAGCAAGAAGGTTGTAAACAGCGTGCTGGATAGCATTAAGCAGCTTCTCAAGGAATGCGAGGTGCTCTCGCTGCCGGATTTCGGCAAGTTTGAAAACCACGAGCGTAAATCCTACCAGATGGTAGACAACTTCCCGGGTTCTGATGGCAAGAAGCGCATTGTACCGACTAAGCACACGGTACGATTCACTGCTTTCCCGAAGCTGAACGAAGCCTCCGACCAGTTCTACGCTACGATGCAGGAGGCGGAAGGTGGTGAGGGTTAATGGCATTAGTGCCTAAGATTCCCACCATCCCTAAAAAAGAAGACAAGCTCACACCCGCAGTAAAGCCGCACCAGATTAAGCGATGCGTCTGCTGCGGGACGGAATATTCCCGCGCGACTGATTTTTACAATGCACCGAACACAATGCTGTATCGCAACAACAGCGGCCGACTTCCTGTCTGCCGCGGCTGTATTGATGCGCTGTTCGACCGCTATCAGGAAATGTTCGATGCAGACACGGCGATTCGGCGTATCTGCATGAAGTTTGATCTATACTACTCCCCTACTCTGGTTGAAGCATCCAAAGAGATGGGAGCACATAAGAGCCGTATGTCGGCTTATATCGCAAAACTGAACCTTAACGCTTATGACAGCAAGACTTACGATTCGACGATTCGTGAGGAACAGGACTTGGCTTTGCAGACCTATGAAGATACCGAAACCCCTACTCAGCAGACAGATTTCCAAGTAACCAAGGAACTGATGAATGAGTGGGGGCTTAACTTTACCGCCACCGAGTATGAATTCTTGCAGAATGAGTATGAGGACTGGCTGGCGAAGTGTGTCGTTAAAGGCAAATCACAGCAATCTCTGGTTCGCGAGCTCTGTATCATCAAGCTGCAGCAGAACAAGATGCTGTTGGACGGCAAGGTGGACGTCTATCAGAAATTGACCGACACCTATCAGAAGACACTCGACCGTGCTGCTCTGACGCCGAAAATCGTTGAAGCAAAGGATCGAGAGTCGGAAATCCCGCTCGGAAAGATGATTAAACGATTCGAGGATCACGACCCGATTCCGGAACCGCTTCCAGAGTGGAAGGATGTGGACGGTATCATCCGTCTCATCAGCATTTACTTCCTCGGCCATTTGTGCCATATGCTTGGCATTAAGAACCGACACGCCAAGATGTACGAGGACGAAATGAACAAATATCGCGTCGATGACCCTGATTTGGAGGATCTCGATGATGAGGACGTCTTTGACGCCATTATGAATCGCGCTATGGAGGGTGTTGACCTTCTGGCAGAAAAGGAAGCCGGAGAAGAGAACGGCGGTGATGCCTGATGGATGCCACCAAAGCTGAAAAAATTGAACGAGGTATGTGCAAGTGGGTTAGTTTCTATCGAGCTAATCCACATCGTTTTGCTCAGGATTATCTCGGCATGAAATGGCTGGCGATGTTCCAGTGCATTCTACTGGACTTAATCTGTCTGAACACCTATGTGATGATTATCGCTTCTCGCGGCATGGGTAAGTCCATGATCGTGGCGGCGGCTATTTGTGTTCGATGCATTTTGTATCCCGGTCTGGAAGTCACTGTCGCAGCCGGCGTCCGAAGTCAGTCAACGAACCTATTGAACAAGATAGTCGAAAAGTTCATGCCTGACTCGCCCAATCTAACGAACGAGATTGAAGATTACAAGGTGACGCCTAGCGAGGCGTATATCAAATTCAAAAATGGCTCCGTGGTCAAAGTTGTAACAGCACGTGATTCTTCACGTTCTGCGCGTACAAACTGGATGATTGCGGACGAATTCGTGCAGATTCCGAAGGATATTATTGATAAGGTGCTCAGAAAGTTCAAAGCTGGCGAGCGTACCCCGGGCTTTTACAGTTTCCCGAAATACAAGAACTATCCAAAGGAACGTAACACGGAGACCTATATCAGCTCGGCATACTTCAAATGGCATTACAGCTGGGCGAAATTTAAGGCTTATTTTAAGTCGATGATCAAGAGCGAGCCGTATATCGTGTGCGGTTTCCCTTATCAGTTGCCTGTTTCTGCAGGATATTATCCGATGGAACAGATTCGAGAAGAGATGCAGGAAGATGATTTCAACGAAATCTCATGGAGCATGGAAATGTGCTCAGAATTCTATGGCGAATCTGAACGTGCATTCTTCTCTTTTACAGACCTGAACTCTGTACGGCGCATCACGCGCCCAATCTATCCGCGGCCTATGTATGCGGCACTTGGCGATCCCAAGCTGAAGTACCCAAGCAAGGAACCGGGGGAAATTCGCCTGCTGAGCTGCGATATCGCAACCTCCGGCGGCGCGAAGAACGACGCAACAGCGATCACCCTGTTGCAGCTCCTGCCTAACAACTCCGGACAGTATATCCGTAATGAGTGTTACATGGAGACCATTGATGGTGGTCATGGTCAAGATCAAGCAATCCGCATCCGTCAGCTTTATGACGATTTGGATGTGGATTATGTCGTAGTTGATACCAATGGTGTAGGCATCTCAATTTTCGACCAGCTTGTTCAAGACCTTTATGACGAGACCCGAGGAGTGGAATACAAAGCGTGGTCGTGCATTAACGATGAGAATATGGCTGCCCGCAGCCGTAATCCGAATGCGCCGCGTGTTGTGTACTCCATTAAAGCGAGTGCTAGTAAGAACTCTGAGATGGCAGTTTCCCTTCGAGACTGCATCAAGCGAGGCAAACTACGTCTGCTCATCAACGAAATTGATGGCGTTGAGCTGCTCGAAAAGAGCAAGGCTTACCGCAAGCTGTCCGTCGAGGAGCAGGTTGCATACCAGCATCCGTACTACCAGACTACCGCCTTTGTAAACGAGACGATCAACCTCGAATACGAGATGGCTGGTCAGAACATCAGGGTGTACGAAGTATCCGGTATGCGTAAAGACCGTTACTCGAGTCTGGCTTATGCCAACTACATCGCATCCGAACTAGAGCGCGACCTGCGCCGACGGTCAACGGATGAATTCAAATACGCGCCACGGTGCGTTTCGACCGTGGAATTTTAACTTGGAGGTGACATCATGGCTGAAAATCCAAAGCCGCTGATTGATGAGGCGGAAGATGGTGCAACTATCGTCACCTCATTTGCCGACCGCGAAACTGCGGAGCGATACAAGCACGCTGTTGCGACATATGACCCGCAAAATCGCATGTACAGCGCATATCTCAACGATGGCGCTTCAGCAAGTACGCTGACTACCAGCACGATCTCCTCTCTGGGTGAAGGAGCACAGTCCAATCTGTCCAGCGTCCAGAGCATCAATGCTATTATCCGCAAGTACATCAACATTGATGACATTGTCGGCATGGTCGTGCAGTCCATCCAGAACAATATCAACACGGATATCCGGCTGTCGTACCGTAATTTCAACGGTGCCCGCAACAAGACCAAAACGCTGGAAAAGGCACAGGCTATCCTGAATGATTTCAACTCTCAGGTGCGCGTTGAGCAGTTTATCCGAGAAGCGATCATCACGGCATATATCGAGGGCAACTTCGCGGCTGTGCTTCGCAATAACACGGAGAACTGGCAGATTGATTGGCTCCCGTTGGACATCATCGAGAACTCCGGCTATGAGAGCAATGGCAATCCGGTTCTTCTGGTGGGCATCGAAAACCTGAAGTCTGCACTGCAGAAGACCATGCTCAAGAACAAGCAGCGCAAGCCTCTGTTCTTCAACGACACGCAGGAAGAGGTTGAAGCAACCTTCCCGAAAGAGGTCGGTGAAGCGATGAAGGCTAAGGAGACCTATGCTATTCTTGACAACAACTACACTTACATGGTTCGCGTCAACAATTTTGGCAAGAAATATGGTGTTTCCCCTATCTTCCGTGCAATGTCTTCCGTTTTGATGCTGGAGACTTACCGCAACGCAGATGAGACCACGGCGAAAAGCAAGGCTAAGAAAATCATCCATCAGGTGATGAATGAGAAATGTCTTGGCCCCAGTGCTGACCGCCGTTGTTTTGAAGAGCAGGCATATAACCATGACAACCTGATGCAGGCGTGGAAAGCCAGCACGGTTGTTGTTACCACTGGTCCATCCGTTAAGGAAATCAAGTATGTTGAGCCGGAGGTAAACGAAACCTCCGCGGAAACGGTAAACCTGTACCGCAACAAAGTTCTTTCGTCTCTGGGTGTTGCCTTTCTGGCGGCAGATAAGTCCCAGACGGCTTCTACGGCTAACATCAACCTGTCACAGCTGCTCAAGTGCATCAACTCTATCTCTGAGCAGGTAGAGCGTATGTTGGAGCATTTCTACCGTCAGGTTCTGTCGCTCAACGGCATTGGTGCCGAGTATATCCCGAGTGTAAAGATTATCGACTCTGAGCTGCTCGACATGGATATGCGTATGGAGCTTAGTAAGCTGCTGTACAGCACGTTTGCCGTCAGCCGTGAGACTGCCCTCGGCATGGTCGGCATCGACCTTGAGGATGAACGGGTTAAGCGCGAAAAGGAAGAGGCTGATGGGCTTAGCGATATCTTCCTGCCGTATGCTACCTCGTATAATTCTGATGGCAGCGCTGACGGCGAGAGCGAACCCGGCCGACCGGCTGATTCCAATGACCCGGACAAACAGGGATACGACGAAACCTACAACGACACACGGGAGTAAGCCATGGGAATAAAGCTGAAACTGGTTTGCCCGCATTGCAAGCGGGACTACTTTCTATTATGCAAATCAGGCATCTGCAAACCAGCAGATGCCTTTTTTGAAGAAGAAAACGCTGAACTGATCGCACAAAAGCTGAAAGAGCGCGGCCTGGAGTTTGGCGTGACGAAGGAGGTGAACGAGACCGATGAATAAAGAAAAGACATTTCTGACCAGTAGCACGATTGAACTGAGCGAGGACGAAGAGAATTCTCAGTTTCTTACGCTTGTCAACCGTATCTGCTACTACGATGAGCCAAATCTGAACTCGGTTCTGCTTCCCTCCGATACTGCTGAAGAGTGCGCTCAGTCGCTGATTGACATGCCGGTATATGCAAAATGCCGCACGAACGCAGACGGCGAGCCGACATTCGGCAGTCACGAAGTTGCACTGGATGCAGATGGAGAGCTGTTCTTCGACACGACTCCGATTGGTGTTCACACAGCTGTTGAAATTAAAGATGACACGGTGGACGTAAACGGGAAGCTGGAGACACTCCCCTGCCTTTTTGCAACTCAAAAGATCTGGAAGCGCAATAAAAACGCTGTAGCGGCTATAAAACGGCTATTTGCCGAGGGTAAACTCCACAATTCGTGGGAGATTGCCAGCTATGAATACAGCTTTGCAGATGGCGTAAAGACCATCACCGGCTATGAATTTGAGGGCAATACCTTCCTCGGCTATGAATTTGCCGACCCTGCTTATGGCAAGGACGCGAAGGTTGTTTCTTTGTCACAGACCGATGAGCTGATGGTTGCTGAAGCGTTGAGCCGCGACCTGATCGACCAAAAATCGAGTAAGGAGGACGAAACTTTGAAGAAGAATAAGACTTCTGCACAGGTTGAGCCGCAGGTTGACCCTCAGGTTGACCCGCAGGCAACCGAGCCTGCTGTTGAGCCTGCACAGGCAGCTCCTGTTGAGCCGGCCGTTGAGCCGGCACAGACTGAGCCTGCAGAACCGCAGCCCGCAGAACCGGAAACCGCTTCTGAGCCACAGCCAGAAGAGCCTGCAGAACCGCAGCCGGAAGAGCCGCAGGGCGAGCCGGTAGTTGCTTCCCTGACTGACTGGGATATCCAGCGAAAGGTAGATCAGGGTGCACGAGACCTGATTGACGGCTGGTACTGGGTGGCTTATCTGTTCCCGGAGGAGCACAAGGCACTTCTGCGCGTAGAAGGCAGCGACGAACTGTCCTATATGCAGGTATCTTACGTTGTAAACGACGACGATACCGTTACCGTATCTGACCCGGTTGACGTAAAGCTGTCTGTTTCCGTGTCAGAAATCAACAGCAAGGTCGCTGAACTGACGGATACGATTGCTTCTCTCAACCAGAAGGTGAATGACCTGACGGCTGAGGTTGAGACGCTGACTCCGTACCGTGAAGCTGCTCAGAAGGCAGAACACGATGCGGCTGAGGCAAAGCTCCGCGCTTATGCAGAGAATTCCAAGCAGTTCACCGAAGAAGAGCTGCAGAGCGAGGAAATGACGAAGATTTTCAGCGAACTGGATGAGTCCGCGCTGAAGATGATGATTGCTGACCGTGTGGTTTCCGCACAGGCGCAGCAGATTCAGGCAACTGTATCTGCACCGCAGGTTCAGCTGTCCAATACTTCCAACCTGACGGTCAATGAACCGTCCGCAGACGGCGTATCTCTGATGCGTGCGTTCCTGCGCCACTAAAATCAAAAGAAAAGGAGAAATTGACATGATTCGAGAGCTTGAAACTGTACAGGGCAAGCCCGTTGAGCTGCTTCTGACTTCCGCAGTTGTTAAGAAGGGCGCGCCGGTAGACGTTGACTCTGAGGACCAGACCGTAAAGGCAACCGCAGAAGGTCTTGGCACCAAGCTGTGCGACGTAAACGCAAAGTACGAGGGCATCTACTCTATCGTTGAGCCGACCGACGGCGAGTTCGAGAAGGCTGCAGCTGGCGAGCACGTTCGCGTTATCCAGACCCTGCCGGGCGAGATGTATGCTACTTCCGAGCTGGACACCGAGACCCTGCAGGCTGGCGACAAGCTGCAGGCTAAGGACGGCAAGTTCGTAAAGGCAACTGCTGGTCAGTACGCTTACGAGTACCGCGGCATCTACTCTGATCCGACCGGTATCAAGATGGGCAAGATCGTGCGCGTAGAGGTTTCTACCGTAGCGTAAACCCTGTAAACCAACTACATTTGAGGAGTCTTGTACTCCTCTTTTCTATTTTTCAAAGAAAGGAAGATACACATGAACACTGAAATCAGTGCAATTATGGATCAGTCTGGCCGTGTTCTGGACTGGGCTAATGCTGTAAAGTATTCCCCGGCTGAGCTGTCTGCTGAGGACAAGGAAATCTCCGCAGTTACCGACGCTTGGGTAAAGGAGCTGGGCAAGACCGGCTATGACAAGGATCACGAGCTGTCCGCTCTGATTACCAAGACCTTCACTCCGGAGACCGTTTCTGCTCCGTCTGAGCTGATCGATATGCTGTTCGACACCGATTCCATCGGTGAGTTTGACGATTACCGTGTAACCGTTGACCCGAAGAACACCATCGAGGTATATGACGCAATCACCGGCGGCAACGTACCGCGTTCTTTCATTGACCACAAGGTTCTGAAGCCGACCTACTGCCTTCTGCAGGCTGAGACCTCTCTGAAGTTGGAGGACATCCGTCGCGGCGGCTACAAGTCTGTTGCAAACATGATCACCAACATCAACGAGGCTTTCGAGCTGGCTCGCGTTACCCGCATTCTGGAAATCCTCGACAAGGCTCTGGCTGGCGGCGAGAACGTATTCACCGAGACCGGCGCTACCCCGACTGAGGAAATCTGCCGCAAGCTGGCTACCTATCTGATGGACGTAACCAACGGCGAGACCCCGGCTATTTTCGGCCAGAACAAGTACATCGTTGGCATGACTGGTCTGCAGTCCGCTCAGTACGGCTTCTCTGATGCTGTAAAGAACCAGTACAACAAGGTTGGCAAGCTGGATATGTATGCTGGCTGCCGTCTGTTCGGTCTGTCTGGTGTTAAGAAGCTGGCTAACGGCAATCTCATCATTCCTGACAAGCGTCTGTTCGCAGCTGCTGGCAAGATTGGTAAGGTCATCACCCGCGGCGAGACCCGCACCTATCAGGAGACTGACATCAACAACGAGCAGATCCACATTAAGGTCGGCGGTTACTCTTTCGGTACTGTTGTTACCGACATTTCCAAGGCTGCAAAGGTAGTTTACAATCAGTAATCTGCCCTCGCGTAGGGCGGGCAACAGCCCGCCCAAAAAATAAATTTTCAAGGAGACAATATCTTGACTTATAAAGCAGATACCCCAGTAAAGGTATATAACCACAGCGTCAGCCCAATCAACCTGCCCGGTCAGTTCCGTGCATATTACCTTGATGGCACGCGCGGTGTTCCGACCGTTGTAACGATGCCGTTCTCGGATGTAGAGTACATCAACTCTCGTTCGCCTGTGTTCCGCAACGGCACGGTACAGTTCAGCGAGGCAGAGCGCGAGGATGTTTATCGTGCGCTGTATCTCGACAACTGGCGTGATACCGTTCTGTTCGATGAGGAAATCGACCGCATTATTCGTGAAAACGATATGGACGCGGCTGAGAAGTTCCTCAAGCTGACTACTGTTGCTGAGATTCATCGTGTTCGCGGTCACATGGTCGCTCTGGCAAACGACGACAATCTGGATATCTCCAAGCGCATGATCGACCTGATCGACCAGCGCTATGATGAGATTAACCACGGCGTTCGCAACACCAAGGTCAACCTCGGCAAGACCAAAGAACGCGCAATGCAGGACGAAGACCCGCGTATCTCGGTAATGATGGAGCAGATGGCTGCACTTCAGGCACAGCTGGCGGCCATGCAGACTGCATCGCAGACTGCGACTGCGCCCGCACCGAAGAAGCAGACCACTCGCAAGAAGGCTGCTCCGGCTGCAAAGACCGACGCTGAGTAAGCACGAGGAGGTGTACGCCCAATGTCCACTCCTTGTGAATCTGTCTACGATGTTTTTTTCGACCTGATCGAAGAAGATCGTGACTTTTTCAACTACTATGAAGCGACTGATGAAGAGAGTTACATGCTTGCCCTTCAGCGAGCGAAAGCTCTGCTCCGCGACGCCGCAATCAGAATGCAGATGGAATGCGATGCTGAAATCGACTTCACTGACACCTATACGGAAGGCGAAGGGCGCAAACAAAAGGAGTTTTTCACTGCTGACTTAACTCCCTTCGAAATCGACCTTCTCGCCAACCTGATGTATGAGGGCTATCTGAAGCGAGATATTTCCAAGCTCCGTGCATTCCAGCACCAATATACGCCGAGCGACCTTCAGGTATTCTCCCCTGCTAATGACCGAAAGACCTTTATGGCTATGTACAATACGGTCGTAGAGGAGAACAAGGTAAAGCTCGACCGTTATGCTCGCAGAGACCGAACGACCGGTAAGCAGCGCAGTATTGACTATACCTCCTACGAAACGGAGGAAAGTTGATGAACGCGCTGGAAAAAAACCGTTGGATTTGTTTCGGCAAAGAAGCCACTTATGCCAAAGACTCGCGTATTGCTGCTCTTCAAAAGGACTTTGCAAATCACTTCAAAGATTCGATTGATTATCAGCCGGAAGCGAAGGTCAATGGAAAACAACAAGAACTAATTGTGGCAAAAAACAAGAGCGTTACCAACACCCGCCGTATTTACGCTTATCCGGGCGAAACATTTTATGCGGGTGATGTGGTAGATGCACTTAATGCCAAGTGGCTGATCACAGAAGTTGATCAGAACAAAGAAGTATACACCAAGGGCATTATGCAGCTCTGCAACCGCGAGCTTATCTGGCAGAATCGCCATACCGGCGAGATTCTTCGCCGCTGGATTACGGCCGAAAAGCCGTATTACTCCAATCTGGATGAGTCAAAACCGCTCACAGTTTCCAGTCGTGAGTACAAGATTCAGGTTACGTTCGACGAAGAGACCTCTCTTATCGACGTAGACAAGCGATTCATGCTCGAAATCATCGGCGAAAGCCCAAAAACGTACAAGGTTACTGCTGTCGATACCATTACCGCGCGTTCTTACCAGAGCGGCGAGATTCGCGGATTCTTGGTGCTCAACTTAACACAAGACCTTTACAACCCCAAGACCGACCGCAAGGACTTGCTCCTTTGCGATTATGTTGAACCGGCGCAAATGCCAGACCCAACACCATCCCCTGCCGATGACGGGAAAATTACGTTTACCTATAACGGTAACGCAACGATTCGTCAAGGTGGTTCAGCTAAGAAGTTCACCGCGCATCTGTATGACGGTGCGGACAATGAGATTCTCGATGCTGAGTTTGAGTGGAGTATTGCTGTAGACGGAGTGCTAATGGACAAATTCACATTGACACCGAGCGGCGCTTTTGCTCGTCTGGCGGCTATGGATTTTGTCGAATTGCAAGGCGCAGTGGTTCAGCTTATCGCTAAGCATGGCGATATTGAAGGAAGTCTGGATGTGGAGGTGGTTTCGTGAGAAACGGAGACAAGCAGTCCGAAGTAACGAAGCTCAAGCGAGAGATCATCAAGCTGCTGTATTCCAATCCTGAAATCATTGAAATTCTGGACAACGAGCAGGTTGACCCTGACTGCCCAGATACCGCTGAATGGGTTTGTATTTTCCCGTATGTAAAGCTGGCTAATATTCAGGAGGAGGTTGGCACTTTCATCGGTGTGACCATTGACTCCAATGGCCCGCTGGAGAACGACCGATTCAAGCAGTTGCTTGTAACAGTGACGGCCTTTTGCCCGATTACCAATATGCAGGTAAAAGGACAGAAAGGTACGCGCACTGATATTCTCGCCGGAGATATTTCAGAAACGCTCAACTGGAACCGCAGCCTCGGCATGTTCCGTTTGAAACTCGTAAATGAGCAGGAAGGCGTTATGTCTGCCCAGCAATACTATTTCAGAACACTGCAGTTCACTGCAATTCGTGGAAATGACCTGAAGAAGGGGCAGGCCAATATTCATTGAATGACCTGAAAATGTACCGAGGCGACCCTTTGGTCATCAATGACTTAATCCAAGTGCGGCAGCCGACACTCGGAGAGATTGCAGATTTTGGCGAAGAGCGTTATTTTCAGATGCTTTCCGCTATCTGTGGTTCGCCGAGCGACTTTATGGTGGCACTTGATGACATGGGTATCCGATACGAGGAGATCACGGACTTTCAACTGTTCTTGATGCTCACTCGCAACTTAACACCAGATGATACCCGTATTTTACTCGGAGATTTAGACTTATCTGCTTATGAGCCGCAGCTCAATCCGCAGGACGGTCAGCTTCGCTTATACAATCCTAAAACACAATCCGTCGTTGACAATGCGGTCTATCAACAGATCACGTCATTCATTCGTCAGATGCATTCGATGACGAAGAAGATCGTCAAGACGGTAACCGAGCATGACAGAGAATATATGCTGGCTAAGGAGAGACGTGCTGCAAAGTACGCTCGCCGCCACCAGCACTTTGAATCTGTCCTGTTCCCTTTGATTTCCGCACTCTGCAACCATGAGGGGTTCAAATACAACCCCGATACGGTTTGGGATGTGCGGATTTTTGTGTTTTATGACAGCTTAAAGCGGACACAAAAAATCACCGAAGCAAGGCAACTGACGGCCGGATTGTATGCCGGCACGTTGGATAAAAAGAGCATCAGCGATGACGCTCTGAACTGGTTAGGGAACCTGAGTTGAGGTTTCCTTTACTAACTTACACTAAAGAAAGGAAGAGACACACTATGAATATGGAGAATTTCCTTCTGGAGTCCTTCGATCTGGCGTCTATCTACGACATCACCACCGGTGAGCTGTACGCACTGTGCGACCAGATTAAGGATGGTTCTCTGGAGAACACCGTTGATTCCAGCGATGTTACCGGTAAGATGGGCATGCTGCTCGCATCCCTCGACCGTAACAAGGCTGCAACGATTACTTGGAACAACGCATTCCTCGTAGCCGGTCTGCTGGCTGCTCAGGCTGGTACCGACATTGAAGAGGCATCTGAGGACAACAAGATTCAGGTTCCGAACTTCGAGCGCGTTGAGCTGGACACCGACACTACCGCTAAGCTGTCCTACGTTCCGGTAGGCGTTGAGGGTGCTGAGGTTAAGCGCATCTGGCTGGTTGCAAGCGATGGCACGCAGGGTGCTGAGTACACTGTTGTTGCTGACACCCCGGTTAAGGGCAAGTCCTTCACTGTTAATGCTGCAGAGAAGACCATCACCTTCGCAGCTGATGACCTGAAGAAGGGTTCCGAGATCTACGTTGCTTACGACCACGAGATCACCGAGGGCCGCAAGATTTCCAACATCGCAGACAACTTCTCGAAGAATGCTCGCATTCTGGTTGACTGCACCGTTGCTGAGAAGTGCGACGAGAACATCAAGCACCATGCAATTCTCGAGATTCCGAAGGCTAAGATCGACGGCAACTACACTCTGGATATCGGCGACGAGCCGGCTGTTCATGCGTTCAGCGCTAAGACTCTGACCGACGTATGCGCCAAGGATAAGACCCTCTGGAACATCTATCTGGTAGCCTAAGTTATCTGATTCATCGGGAGGCTTTCGAGCCTCCCTTTTTATACAGAGGTGTGGCCAAGCGGTAAGGCAGCGGAATTTGACTCCGCCAAGGGAGGTAACGCTCTCGCTCGTTGGTTCGAATCCAACCATCTCTGCCATACATGCGAGTGTGGGCTAATTGGTACGCTATCGGTCTCCAAAACCGTATGATCTTCGTTCGACTCGAAGCACTCGTGCCACATTAAATAAGAAAGGAAACTATTATGGCTGAATATCTGAACGCAGTCTGCAAAGTCTGCGGTAAAAAGTATCACCATTGCGAGAAGTGTGAACAGATCGGCAGCTGGCGTGCTGTAGCATGCTCGCCCGAATGCTGGAACATCTGGGTAGACACTGTTCGCGCACGCAAAGCCGCTGAAGCTGCGGCGAAGGAACCGGTCGTAGAAACTCCCGTTGTCGAAGAGATTCCGACCATCACCTATGAGGATTCGCGTCCTGCTGAGGATGTATATGACGCGGATGTAAGTGTATCAACCGAGGAATGACCGTTTTTGTCCTCGGTTTCTTTACATTTTGCAAATAAAACGAAAATTTTTTGAATGGAGGCGAACGCGAATGGCTTTAACCGATTATAAACCGTTTCAGACGGTAAAGATCAACAGCTATACACAGCTTGACATCGTGCCGCACAGCTCGATTGAGGCTGTGGCTTTTGAAAAATGCGCTGACCCGAAAGAGACACTCGGCGGTTACTATTCCAGTAAGGAAAAGAAACCGCAGATCATGATTAACGGCGGTCTCTTCAACATGTCCACCGGGCACAACGTTATGTCCTTTGTCTGCGACGGAAAGGAGCAGAACTACCAGAACGGCTTTACAGGTATGGGTGTGCTTGGCAGCGACCCGGCGAAGTTGGTATACGGAACTGACAAGGCGCGGAAGTGGAAATATTTCATGACCGCATACCCTATGCTCGTTATTAACGGCAAGGCAAACACCGTTTACGGCAATGCTTCTAACCTCAACTACTTAACCTTGCGATCGGCGGTGGGTGTTCGTGAGGATGGAACGCTTCTCATCCTGACGGTAGACAAACCGGGCATGAAGTTTGCCGAGATGGCGAAAATCTTCGTTGAATACGATGCACAGTATGCGATGAACCTCGATGGCGGCGGCTCTGTCCGCAAGATGCACGAGAACAAGGTTGTGAATACGCCGATTGAAAACCGACCGGTTGACAATGTGTTCTGTGTGTATCTGAAAGAAGACCCGCTCGCGAAGCTGGCCGACCAGAACGAGATTGCAAGCTGGGCACGACCCTATGTTGAGAAGATGGTTGTATCCGGCATTATGCAGGGAGACGCGAACGGGAAGTTCCGACCAAAGGCTGCTGTAACCCGAGAGGAACTCGCAGCGGTCATTGCGCGTGTTTTGAATAAAGGTTGAGTGAATCCAATGCGCGTATTAAGTTTTGACCAATCAACCTTGATAACCGGCTGGGCTGTTTTCGATGACGGTGAATATGTCCGTCACGGAATGATCGACTTGCACAGCCAGAAAGATGGCAGTATACGCTTTACGGAGATGTGTCTTGCTATTCGTGATGTCATCACAAAATACAAGCCCGACCAAGTGGTTGTCGAGGATGTTATGTACATGAAGTCGGCGCAGGCGCTTATTGTTCTTGCCCGACTGCAGGGTGTCATTCTGGGATACTGTCACATTTTTCAGGTTCCCGTAACGATTTACCTGCCTACTCAGTGGCGCAAGGTGCTCGGCTTTAAGCAAGGGCGCGTCACTCGCGAAAATCTGAAACAACAGGCTATCGACCTGATTCGCGAAACCTATAACCTGTCCGTGGAGACGGACGAAGCCGACGCGCTTTGCATCGCGTTGGCGTATCTTAAAAATTTGGAGGAACAAAAGAAAAATGTCCAAGAAGACTGATATTATGGCGGCTCTGACTCCGTATGTAGAGTCTGTAACCAAGGATCTCACTATCGGCGAGACTATTATTCCAATCAAGATTAAGCCGCTGATTACCCCGAAGATGCGTGCGACTATTGTAAACGAGGTCGGCCAGCATATTGATGACGGTGACGGCCGCAATTTTGGCCTGGTTGACTGGGCTTTCCGCTCCGCTGTCGTGAAGGTTTGCACTGACCTGCATATCTCACTGGATGGCGGCTTTGAAGCTGCTCTGCTGTATAAGACCGATATCTATGCTCTGATTGCAGAGGTTATCGGCGAGGATAAGCTGGCTGAGCTGGAAGAGGCTTGTTACAAGCAGATTAACGCCGCGATTGATACCGAATTGGTACTGATGCAGGCAATGACCCAGTCCAACCCGTTTGACCGCATCGCAGACGCGGCGACTGACCTGATGAGTGGTCTGAAGAATGTGATTACCGGCATTGATGTTGATACTGCGAAGGCACTGCTGTCCGGCACACTGGATGATTCCGCAGCGGACAACCTCGTCTACGGCCTTTTCGGAAAGGAGGGTGAAGATGGGACGCCAGACACAGATGAACAAGCTGACCTCTCCGGAGCTGACGAAGCAGATAAATCCGGAGAACATTCAGTTGATGAATGATTTTCTGGAGTATCTTCGTTCTCTGAAACGCAGTGAAGGCACGATTAAAGGATACAAGAGCGACTTGCTTATCGTATTCACTTATGTGCTCCAGAACTGCGGGAATAAGTCGTTTATTGATTTGAAAAAGCGAGAAATTGTTTCTCTCCAGAACTGGCTTATCAACGAGAACGGCAACTCCCCTGCCCGTGTGCGCCGTGTAAAGGCGGCGCTTTCTTCTCTCTCAAACTACATCGAGAACATTCTTGACGATGAATACGAGGACTTCCGTCCGATTATCCGCAAGATTGAGAACCCGCAGAATACGCCCGTCCGTGAGAAGAGCGTCTTCTCCACCGAGGAGATGGAGGTAATTCTGCAGAAGCTGACCGAGGCGGGCAAGTTTCAGATTGCCTGTGCTCTCGCTCTGGCGGTCTACAGCGGTCGCCGAAAGGCGGAACTGACTCGATTCAAAGTGGACTGGTTTAAGCCTGAAAACGTGGTTTTTGACTATTTTTACTGCACTCCTGAGAAGGTTTTGACCAAGGGTGCTAAGATGATCGACTGCTACGTTATAAAATCAGGATTTGACCCGTACCTGAAACGCTGGTTACAGCAGCGTAAAGACCTCAGCATTAACAGCGAGTGGCTGTTCGTGACAAAAACCGATAAGGGTTACGAGCAAGCTTCGGCCGAGACTTTGAACAGCTGGGCACAGACGATTGACCGATTCACGGTTAAGCCGTTCTACTGGCACTCTATGCGGCATCTTTTCGTGTCCAATCTGGTACGTGACGGTATGTCTGAGAGTGATATTACCGATGTAGTCGGCTGGGCGAATAGCGCGATGGTACAGGTTTATAACGATGTGCCAGCTAGCGAGCGACTGAGCAAGTTCTTTGAGAACAAACGCGCTGCGGAGGCAGAAAAAGCCGAAAAGTGATTGGAGGCGACCTATGAAGACTTTTAAGAGTATTGCAGCTCTGGAAGCTGCCGCCAAGGCTTCGGCAAGAAAAACACTGAACTATCAAGTGAAAGACCTTGTGGAGAAGAAAATACGAGAAAAGGCACAGGAAGTAGTTTATGATAGCTACTCTCCTACTCAGTATGTTCGCCGAGGTGGTTTGGGTACAGTATTTGCGGAAATTCCCGGAACTTACACACTCCGTATCTTTGATATTAACTCCGCAAACACGCCGCAAAGAAGCGGCAATCCTCCGGGCCCAGGATATTTCGCCCAGATGATTAACGATACTGGTGCGCCGAACGTATTCAATAATGCCGACTATCCGTGGATGCATCCGCGCCGCTTTTATGATGAAACTGTCAAGGCTCTTGACGGTTCCAGCGAGCTTATTTCTGTGGTTCGCGCCGGCTTTTTAGCCAACATTTGAGGGGTTCCCTCACACCAATGAGCATTCGCTCAAATTTTCTAAAATTTAAGGAGAAACCAAATGGAACTTTTTCTGGAGAATATTGCAAAAGACGCAATGGACCCGACCATCTATCAGTATTTTAAGGGTTTGCAGGATCGCCGCATCGTATTCAATGATGAGGTTGACGACCGTATTGTCGAGAGCGTCATGCTTCCCTTGCTGGAGATGGACAACGACGGCAGCGGCAAGCCAATCACGATTGTACTGAATACCTGCGGTGGCTCTCTGTTTGACGGCATGCCTCTTTGTGATATTATTGACAATCTCAAGACTCCGACAACCATTTTGGTGACCGGCCACGCCTATTCGATGGGCGGCTATTTTCTGATGGCCGGATACAGCAACCCAAACGTAACCAAGAAGTGCTTCAAGCACTCTACTGCCCTGCTGCACGGTGGCTCCAGTTATATGGAAGGCACGAGCTCATCGGTGAAGGATACGTTTAAGTTTACGGAACGCTTTGAACAGCGTCTTCGCGACTACACACTCTCTCATTCCAAAATCACGGAGGATGAATACGAGCGCATGGAACGCTACGAATGGTACATGGACTCGGATGATATGCTCAAGTATGGTCTTGTGGATGAGGTAATTGGCGCATGAAGAAATTCTATGACACTTGTGCTCTGCTGAACGCCGGTGAACGTGCGTTCGCGGAGCCTTTTTACATCTCTATGGTGACGCTACGCGAACTGGAGAATATCAAGACCAGCCGCAGCAAGGATGCCGAGGTCAAGCATAAGGCTCGTAAGGTGACCCGACTGCTGGATAGTCACCCAGAGATGTACACGGTGGCAAACCACGCTACCGTGATCCCGAGCACATCTATCGCTCTGCATGACGGTTCCCCGGATTACCTTATTTGTTATGATGCGGCACAAACCCGCGCGGCAGAGCCGATTGTATTCGTGACGGATGACCTCTCCTGTCGCTGTATTGCGCGGGGGCTGTATCACATGGAAGTAGCATCTTCTGACGTAGAGGATGATGTCTATACCGGATATGTTCAGTTCGCTGGTACTTCTGATGAAATCAACCAGTACATGGAGCGGCTCGACACTGCTACTATGTTCCCGAATCAGTATCTTCTGCTGACAGACACGGAGACCGGCAAGACGAGCGAAATGCGATTCGACGGCGAGAAGTTTGTTGAACTGCGCTTGCCGCATTCCGGCTATCTAAAGGGGAAGAACTCGCTTCAGCGTTGTGCGCTTGACCTGCTGATGAACCGAGACATTGACATTGTGGCAATTCTCGGCACTTACGGCAGCGGCAAGTCTTTTCTGACCACACAGATGGGGTTGTACCATGTGCTCGAAAAGGGAAACCAGAGCAAGCTGTTGGGAATCCGCGAGCCTGCCGGGGAAGGCGCTCCGGTCGGCTATTTGAAAGGAACGCTCGAAGACAAGACGCGCAACTTCTTCCTGCCGATTGAGCAGCAGCTGAAGGGCGGCGAGTTTGAGCTTGAAGCTCTTCGTCAGCGCGGCCAGCTTGATACGAACATCCCATATTATATGAAGGGCACGACCTACAACGACACGATTATGCTTGTGGACGAGGCGGAAGACTTGTCTGAAGCACAGATTCGACTTGTAGGAACCCGTCTCGGCCAGAACAGCCGTATTTTCTTGAGCGGCGATTATGGTCAGTCACTGGTGGACAGAACTGCGAACAATCCACTGGTAAAGATGTGTAATGAACTGCGCGGCGAGAAGTCCTTCGGGTGCATTTACCTTGATGAGGATGTAAGAAGCAGCGCAAGTAAACTGTTCGCTAAGCTGTTCAAATAAAGTAGACAGGCGAAACGGAAAGATGTATAATGTCTCCAGAAATAAAGATTGGCGGAGATATTATGAAACGGAAGACTGTTAGAGGAAGAATTCGAACCAGCAGCAATATGCACGGTTGGTATATGAGCGATAATCATCGCAGGACTTCCAATATCCGTATTTACGGATGCTTCAAAGGGCAATGCAAACGACATGCTCGCCGTGGATTTACAAAGCCCGCACGCCTTGTGTGTGGTGGAAAGCGTCGCAAACCTATCGATGATGAATAGGAGCATCTATGAACATTGAGTATATTTTAGAAAATCTCGACAAAATAATGGTATATTTTGTGCCTGCTACTGTTTTTATGTTCGCATATAAACTGACAGCACGCTATTCGGCTAAAAGAGATATTTTCTCCGCAACTACAATTATTTGGAGCTATGTTCTGACTGTCGTTCTTCGCTCTGTTTATCCTCAAATTAGTATTTTAGCAATCCTTGCATTTTCTTTTGCTTTCGGGTTCGTTGGTGGCATTCTCCGCAATTCTGAATTTGTATCATGTATTCTCGACCAATTCTTCTATAAAACGCTCGAAGAAGATGTCTGGTATGCAATATCCGACTTCGAAAAAGGAACTACGCTCCGCGTATATCTAAGTGATTCTGATGTGTCTTATCGTGGATATTTTACAGAAGATCACAAAAGCGAGGATGGCCGACAGTGGATTGTTTTAACTAATTACAAAAAATATCAGGGTAGCGAATCACATGCGGATGAACCGATATTTGATTACAAAGAAGACGACACTCGAAAAATTGCGTTAGACACTGCGAAAATTTCTCGGGTCGAAATTAAATATCCCAAGAACAGTTCTAAAATTTAAGAAGATTCCCAAGCACCACGTTTCCGTGGTGCTTCTTTTATTTTAGCCGCGCCTTTCCGCGGCTTTTTTGCTATAAGGAAGGTGAATTTATGGCTGATTTAGGCGTTACTGTCGAACTTATCCCTAATTTTGACAAACTCGAAAGCGCCCTCAGTAACTACAAGGATTTTCCAATTCAAGTTGATGCTGCAGCTCTGCAGAAAAGTATCAGTTCAGCAATCAAAAACGCTTCCTCAACCAAGCTGAAAGTAAACGTTGATACTGCCAATATCACTGCTCAGATTAAAAAGGCTATCTCGGCGGCCGGAACTGGAACAAACAGCTCCGGCAAAGCTAAGTCTTCTGCGGCTTCAACTCGCTCTTCTACCACGAAGAGAATCTCGTCTAAAAGCTCCACATCGGGCAAAACAGACGCAGAAAAAGCTGCGGAACGGCAGCTGCGCACAATGGAGCGTCAGGCAACCGGCTTGAGACAGACGATGTCGTATCTGAAGAACATGCCGAGTCCTATCGATTCAAAGGCTATCTCGGCGGCTGAAACCGCGATGAAGAAGTTTGAGTCAACGACCAAGGGAACTGTAGAAAGCGTTAACGCGCTGAAAGAGGCACAGCAGGCGACCAATATTGCGTTCTCTCGCAACAATTTGAAGGCTGCGGAAAAGGCCGAGCGATCTATGTTGGATGTTCAGCAGATTCGCTCTAAGTTTGGAAAGCTCAAGCAGGGCAACCTTTTTGGTGAGGAGAATGTAGCCAGCCTTGATAAGATGCTCAAACAGTACAAGAGCATGGCGGATTTTACGCCAGAGAAGTATGCGCTTGAGAAAAGCATCAAGAAGATGTGGACTACAGTGTCCAGACAGAACTCTCAGTCGGTTACTGATAATGTTTTGGCATCCGGCCAGAAATATATAACGCAGCTTCAGGCTCTAAAAGATAAAGGGACGCTGCAGAATTATGACTGGACGGCATTCAAGAATGCAAAATCTGTTTTCCAGAATGCGGCGGCCGGTACTTATGAGCTGGCGCAGGGCCTGAATGGACTCCGTTCCGCGTGGGCTGATGCGAGCGCACAGGCGGATTTGTTTAATGCTAAGCAAACTGCGACCGTTCGTTCTCAGAGATCGCAGGAACATTTGGCGAACATTTATCGGCAGGCCAGCGAAACGCTTAAAAATAACCCCAAAGCGGCGGGCTCTTATTTTCAAGGTGAACTGCGGAACATTATGAGCCGTGCGAGAAACCCAGGCGAAGGTGATAGCGTTGAGGGACTTCAAAGAGACCTCGCGGCAGTTCGCTCCAGTATGGAAGAACTCGGGTTTACGTCTGAAACTGTCGGGCAGAAGCTGACTCGTCTGTTCAAAGATCACTTTAACACGGCTATTGCAATGGCAGGACTGCACTTATTGCAGAATGGCTTACAGCAGACGCTCCAGAATGTTATCGACGTTGACACGGCGATGACCGACCTGAAAAAGGTTTCGGAAGGCTCAAGTCAGGATTACGCTAATTATCTTGATAGTGCTGGTGAACGCGCGAAGAGCCTCGGCGCTTCGATTACGGATGTAATTGGAGCAACATCTGAGTTTAGCCGACTCGGATTTAATTTGGAGGATGCCTCCAATCTTGGCGACTGGGCAACCAAATATATGAACGTGTCGGAGTACACGAATATTGAGGACGCGGCACAGTCGCTTGTTTCTACTCTGCAGGGCTTCCATCTTGCTGCTGATGATGTTGGAAGTGTTGTAGACCGTTTCAATGAGGTTTTGACCGGCCTCCCTGCACAGCGATGTGCAGCGTAAAAGATGGCTATATCGGTGAACACCCAGAGATGGGCAATACCGAGGAAAGACTTGTGCTTGACCACAAGAATCCGTACAGACTAACCGATTTCATACGGTAACGTGTGAGGTCATGCCATCCCCTCCTTTTCTGGAGGTGAAGATATAGTCGGGTCTGCAAATATAATCGAATAATAAAATTGCAGAAACAGGCAGAAATGACCTGTTCTTTTCGTTTTTAAGGCGAAAAAGTAACAAACAGCGGAAACAACTACGCGATAAGTTTAATCATTGGACTTCGTTCACAGAAATGTGTTCGTAAAATCACCTATTGAATTGCTGGGACGTCCTAAAGCTCTCATGCTACAACGCAGTGCCGAACAGGCGCAGACGTGAATGCGGCGAAAGCAGAAAAAAATGAGAGATGGCGCAAGGTTAAATCCTAAACGCCGTGACAATGGATAATCAGCAGCCAAGCCTCGAATAGAGGAAGGTTCAACGATCAAAGTAGGAGCAAGTGCTCTGAAAGTGGTAGGCACCCTATGGGGTGAAGATATGATCTCGGCTCCGTTGAAAGACGGAGGACTTTATGTCGGTGCGGAGTAACGACCCGCGCTAAAGGTACGCAGAAGGGCTTGGCGAAGCCCTCAAAAGATCAGCAGCAGCTCTGTACGCAGGCGGCAACTCTCTCGATGAGAGTTTGGGCCTCGTAACAGCAGCAAACGAAGTGGTAGATCTTTGCCACGCGGCGTAGTAATACGTTCGCAAGCAGATTGGTAAAACGGTCAAAGGCTGGCGACAGCAGAGACCGTGGGTAGCAATATCCGTAGAGACTGCGGGGTTCTGATGGTAACACCAGAGCTGAACCAATCCACCCCACTCCTCTGGGAAGGGTGTAATATACAGTCCGGACTCACGCAATAATGAAAGGAAACGTGAGAGTAAGGCCGAAAGACCTTGCCGCCGCTTTGCGGTCAGATTAGTGGTATATCAGCGCTAACAAGTAACAGAAACGACAAGATCCTGATACAGTGGGTGAATCCATGCGCCCAGCCGCATAGTAATATGCGAGCAAGCAAATGGCTATATCGGTTAAAGGCCGGAGACGGTTCAGACCGAGGAAAGATTGAATTTTAGCTTCCATTCTCTTCTATCTTAATGTATAATTGAGGTAAAGGAGTGGATGAAAATGAAAAGGAATATTAGTATTATTGCTCTCATCGTTATGTTGTTGGGAGTGTTATGTGGTTGTTCCAGTAGAGTTAAACCCGGAAGTGGCAGCGGCGACGCTAATGCTGACTGTTATTTTCCCCTAAAAATAGAATTTGATTCGCAGAAATCTCCATACGATGGTTCTATTGAATATTGGTTTACCGGAGAAAATATTTCTCAGGATACCTTAGAGAATGCTGGGTTTTTAGTTGATTTACTTGATAAAAAAGGACGCACATTGACTACATTAGGTGCTCCGTGTGGTTCTACAGTTGAGCCAAGTCGTAAGTTTAGTACAGCTGTTTATATAGACGATACTTTTGATATGTGGAACAAACGAGACAAAATTGTGGCGTTTGCCATAACAAAATATTTTGATGATAACCATGAATCTTGTGAGCTTAATGAACCTATCTATATTCCTTTAAGCTAATTCAAAATCCGTAGAGACTGTAAAGCCCCGCTTGGTAACAAGCGGGGCTTCGCCATTCCCCCGCTCTGGGGTGAAGATACAGTCCGAACTCGCGCTATAATCTAACAACGAAACGCGAGAGCAAGGTTTAACGGCCTTGCCGCCACAAAAGTGGTCAGTAGGCGACCCGCCGAAAGTAACAGATTGACATGGGCTAAAACCCTTAGTATGTACCTCCGTGCCGCTAAAGCCGATGCTGAAGAGGCCGGAATCGAAACGGATGGTATGGCAAACTCTGTAAGTGAGCTTCGCGAAACCATCGAAACTTTAACTCACGACAAAGTGGACATTATGTCTGATGAGGCTGGAACGCAATTTAAGAGCACTACGCAAATTATGCGTGAAATTGCAGAAGTTTATGACAGCCTCAGCGACGTGGATCAGGCCGCTTTGCTCAAAACCATTTCGGGTAGATCAACCTTGCCCGGTTGTACAGTAATGTGCAATAACAACATATTTAATTGCAGGTACCCCCTAAAGCCGCACACCACAATAAGCGCGAAAGCAGTTTATGACGGTGCGAAAGCAGAAACAACGTGCGGATTGCATACGGTCAAAAGCCTAAGTGCAGTAACAATGGGTGATCATGCAGCCAAGCTCCTATCGGTCTCATGACACGGAGAAGGTTCACAGACTATCCCTCGGCTCTTTATGAGCAACAGGAGTACGGCGCAAGCAAAGGCGTGGGTGAAAATCCCTTAAATGGAAAAGGTATGCCCCTTGGTTGCAAGGGTGAAGAAATAGTCGGGTCTCATGTGAAAACATGAGGTTGTAGATACAACATAAGGCTTTGCAAACCTTGTAAACACAAACGAAGAGAATGGCGAATACAACTTCAGCGCTCATCCAGAACTGGTCGACCGTTGAGGACGTCATCGAGTCAACTAAAAACGCAACTGGCTCAGCTGATGCCGAGAACGCAAAATATCTTGATTCTATTCAAGGTAAACTTGCACAGTTCCAAGCGCAATTCCAGTCCGCAAGCACGAGTGTTCTTGACTCAGGCTTTGTGAAAGGCACAATCGACGCCGGCTCTGGCATTCTCGGGTTCTTCAACACTCTGATTGATAAACTTGGCGTCCTTCCGGGACTTATCACCCCTGTAGCTTCCCTGCTTCTGTCAATGAACGGGAAAAGCATTATCGGAGGGAAAGGAGAATCTGGAGAAAACACTTTGGACGGAAGTGGTTTGTTCAGTTGGCTTAAAAATTATAACACCAAAAATCACGACTACTGGAAGGAACAAAATGATATTCTGAAAAGCTACGCTCAGATGAAGCAAAAACTCCGCGGTGCTGATTTTGAAAAAGCTCTTTCTGGTGCAACTATTCAAAGCCGTGAGTTCGCTAAATCCCTTGACACCGTTGGGAATGAGTATGATGTTGTTACCGGACAAATCGATAACTTCACTGCAAAGCAAGAAAAAATAGGAACCCTCGGAGCTAAGATTACATCGACTTTTAAGGGGATTGGGTCTGCTATTGCAAGTATGGCCGTTTCGATGGCAGCAGTTATGGCTATTCAAATTGCAATAACCGGAATTGCAACTGTTATTGATAAAGCGATTATGTCCGCAAAAGAAGCCTCGGAAGTAACCGGAACTGTGCTGAGTAACTATTCCAAAGCTACGTCCGAAATTGATAATAATCTTTCGTCTGTGGACAATATGCGCGAGCGGTTTGAAGAATTGTCTAAAGGTGTAACCGAAAGCGGCAAAAACGTTTCTCTTTCCGCTGAGCAATATCAGGAATATCAGGATATGGTATCCCAGCTTGTGTCCATCAACCCAGCTCTTATTCAAGGATACAACGATGAACAGCAAGCTATCATCAATAAGAACGAAGCTATTCAGCAGACAATTGATCTACTCAAGCAACAGCGTATTCAGGAAGCAAACGAAACGGTTTATGGCGGTTCTTCGACAAACGATGGCCACAAACAAAATTACGAAGCCGCTTATATCGACATGGAAGGCCAGATTGATCAGGCAAATCAAGAACTGGACAATGCTAAGGGTGGCATAGCTTCTTTCCTCAAAAAAGCATACAAAGAAGCTGCTGAAGCTGGAACAGGTGAAGCATCAAAATTTCAAAAAATATTAGAATCTGCAGCCGGTCAGACGTTCAACGAATATGCCGATTACTGGAAAGCTAAAGGCTCGAAAAAAGTTGGAATGGATGGCTTTATTCTCGGAAACAGCGACAAATTTGGAGATAATATTCAAGACATCATCAATCAATTAAATGATGCCAACTTGCTTTCTAAAGATCTCGCCTCGGAAGGAGTTAATGTCGAACGGACTTGGTCTGCTGCAATGGATACTTATGATAACGCGAGCGGTTCTCTGAAGCAAGTTATGCAAGCAGCTCTTGAGGCAAACGCTCAATACTACGACCTTTCACAGTCACAACAGGCATTTCTTTCTGATTACGTCTCCGGCATTGACACTTCTATGTTAAAAGGCAAAGGCGAAAAAGCCGCGCTGAATTATGCAAATGCGATGATGAAGGTCGTAACCGAAACTGATGCTGGCAAGAACGCTATCGATTCTTATTACAAATTGCTTGATAAACGTGACAGTATGCCGTTCGACCAATTCGAAGGACAAGCGACTCAACTTTTTGATATTATCCGCGCCCAGCTTTCTAACTATTTGACAGATAATGAGATGGCAAGTGTTGACCTCTCGAAAATTTTCGGGCTTACTCAATTTGAGGAAGATATGAAGCAAATGCGAGAGGCCATCCGCAGTAATTTTACCGAAGCTCTCAGTGGTGCAGAATTTGATGGAACTTCGCTTGAGGCTTTGCTCAATGGGTTAGACCTTGAAAAGTTATCTAAGAATCAGCTTTCTGCTCTAAACTCAGCCCTGATTGACACCGGTGAACGGGCTTCAGAATTTGCTGTCCGTCTCGCGACCCTCGCTCAAGCAGGAGCTCTTCCTGAAGCTCTGGATGCAATCTCTAAATCGTTGGATACTCAGGCGGAATCATTGAATACAGTTTCCGGCGCTCTTACAGAATACGAGACATCGATGGAAGGTGTGACCGACCACGTTCAAGACCACGAGAGCATGGTTTCAATTTATGATGATTTCGCAGAATCAGTAAATAAAGGACAAATCAACACAGAGGAAGCTCGCAACCAAATGGAGCTTCTCATCGGCAAGGTTGTTAGCCTGAAAGAAGCGAAACAGTGGGTTAAGGACAATGAGGGTCTCTTCTTGACAGGTACAGACGAGGATAATGTCGGTCAAGACCTGACCGGGACGCTTAATACCCTTCATAAGAAGTACAACGAACTGAGTGCTGACAAGAAAAAAGCCGTCGATGGACTAATGGACGTAGATTGGAACACCGGTTCCATGCAAGTTGCGCAACATGATGTTGTCGCCCTAGCCGATGCTTTTGGCATTTCGGCGGCTTCTTTGCAACAGTCTCTCGACTTAATTTCTACTTATTCGGACTATGTTCCCAAAACGGTTGGTTCTGTTGTGTCAAGTATTCAGACATTGAATAATGAGACTTATCGTATCAAACAATCTGTGAATGAAGCAGACCAATCAACCACTAAGGCTTGGGAGCACATGAGTAGTAGTGCCAAGGTCGCACTCGAGTCGTTGACTGAAGGTATGGACATTGACGTTAAGAATATGTCTGTAACCGAACTTGATTCTCTCGTGGCTGCTATGAATCGGTTCAAAGCAAGTATAGGTGGAGACACACCTACGTTCGATGGGTTGAAAGCCTCACTTGAAAGTGTTAAGACAGCGTCAGGTGAAGCTGCGGCAAGTGTTGAACGTCTTAGCGACGGCGGCTGGTCGATTAACGTAACCAACTTGGATGCGTTCGCGGGTAGTCTTGGTGTTACGAACGAGCAAGCGCAGATAGTGCTGAACACATTGGCTAAAATCCAAGATGAGTCTGGTAACCCCGTTCAGCTCACCATTGAGGGAAACACCGTTGAAGCTGAACAAAAGGGCAACGCTATCGATGAAGCGCTCGCTCCTATCGAACGCGAGCGCGGAATAAAAATTGAGACGGCAAACGCTAATCGAGCGATAAACTCACTGAAAGTAACGTTAGATAGTACACTAGGCCATCTGAGTTATGCTATCAATTTTACTACTGGTAGCGTCCCAAAAGCTCCAGTTTACAGTGGATCAAATAGCTATCCAAGCGCTACTGGTTCTCCACGTCGAAATCCAAAACAGTTCTATACAGGGCACGTTGGCAAAATGGCTCAATACGCTTCTGGTGGCAATGCGATTGGAGGCAAGACACTTGTCGGTGAACTTGGACCCGAACAGTGGATTTCTCGAGACGGCAAGCATAGTAAATTTGTTGGCTTGCATGGAATGGAAGTCATCAACACTAAACCCGGTGACGCGATTGTTCCTGCTAATCTGACTGCTGGTCTGATGCACGGCGGTATTCCCCATCAAGCATATAATACTTGGGGCGGCGTTAGCGCAAGTAACCCTTTGAGTAATTTGAACTATGGTACGGGCGGTAAATTCAGAAACTGGACATCTTCCAGTTCCTCTAAAAAATCTAATGCCACCGTCAAAGTCTCTGCTGATACCTCTCAGCTTTCAGATTCTGCAAAGGAAGCTCTCGACAAGATTAAAGAAGAAGTCGAAGACATTATCGACCAGATTGAGCATAAGATCTACCTCGTCGAAAAGCAGCGTGGCGACCCGATGCAGATTGTTGCATATTATAAGCAGATTCAAAATGAAGCCAAGAAGGCTGCCGATAGATTTCGCGCCCAAGGCCAAAAGGATTCATCAGAGTATGTGAGGTCACAGCAAAAGACATGGTGGGAAGCGCATGACAGCATCATCGACACGATGAAGGACATGTACGACAAGATCACGTCGGAACATGAAAATGCTGTTAAACTGGCCGAGCGAAGCCTTGACCGTCTGCTCGATACTGATAAGCTCGAACGCTCTTTCACTCGTGCTCAGCGTAAGATTTTCAATTCGGCAAAGCTGTCGCAGAATATTCTGAACGGTGTCGCCAAGAAGGGCAATCCTCTGGCCGGCATCTTCGGCGGCATTGCAGACAGTTTCGAAACCAAGACTGTTGATACTATCTTCTCGTCTATCGATGGCGACGCAATTGAGTCTACGCTCAACGGCATCATTGACCATTATCGCGAAGCTCAGAAGAACCTGCACAAGGAAGCGCAGTATTACCGTGGCATGGGATATTCCGACCTTAGCGACGAAGTGGCCGACCTCTCAGATCAGTGGTGGGAATACGAAGACGCTGTTAAGGATGTTAAGCAGAAAGTTATCGACTATCTCTCTGATATTGTTGATGCGGCAAGCGACTCTGTTGATACGATTCAGGACGTTCTCGACACGTTCAAGAAGGCTGCCGAGGAATACTCGACAAATGGTGGATTTATCTCCGTCGATACCTTCCAAGAAATCTCCAAACTTGGCGTCGAATACATGGGATACCTCAAAGACGAGAATGGTCTTCTGACCATCAATGAGGAAATGATCAACCGTGTTATTAAAGCTAAAACTGAGCAGATGGCGTTGGAGAGTGCCTCCGCTTATGTGGAACGTCTGCGTCTGGCTCTGCAGGAGAACGACGTTGTTTCTCTGAATAATCTGCTGAACGCGACGGCCGATCTGACCGAGGTTCAGTGGGGTTCCGTCTATGCACAGCTTGCTATGCTCGACCTCACTGAGGAAGGCTATGCGCAGGCTGTTAAGAATGTAGATGCGTACCGCAGCATTCTGGCCAACGTGAAAGACGGAACCGGTGTCGACTTTGATGATATGAAATCTGGTGTGGATGATCTCCTTGGTTATGTCGAAGACATGATTAAGGATAAAATCGACAAGCAGGTTGATGCTCTGGAAGACCTTAAAGATAAATACGCCGAGATTATTGATTTGAAGAAGGAAAGCCTGCAGTTAACCAAAGACGAGAACGACTATCAGGAAGATGTAGCCGACAAAGTCAAGGAACTTGCAAAAATCCAAGAAAAGCTCAATGCTCTGTCTTTGGACGACAGCCGCGAGTCCATCGCTAAGCGTAAAGAACTCGAGGAACAAATGGCTGATCTCCAAAAGGAATTGCAAAATTCTCAGGCGGACTATGCCTATGATAAGCAAACTGAAAACTTGGACAAGTTGCAGGAGGCTTATGAAAAGCAGAAGGACGAGGAGATTAAGAAGCTGCAAGATTCCATTTCATCCCAAGAGAAATTATATCGTCAAGCACGCGACTACATTGAGAAAAATTGGAGCACATTGTACGACGAACTCATCGAATGGAATACTGAGAGTGGCAGCGTCATCAATAAACAGATCTGCTCGGCGTGGGACAATGCCCTTGAGGCGGCAAAACGCTACGGAAGCTACTTGGCTGCGCTTGATGCAATCGGCACAGATGGCTCTGGTTCTTCCTCGAGCGGTTCCAACTCCAACATTATCGGTAATTCGAATAAATACGGCACTGGGGACGCAGATGTGGCCGGGATCGCTCGAATCGTGGCGAAGATGAAGAAAAACAGTGATACTTGGTCTGCCAATATGACGGCGGAGCAGAAGAAAGCACTCAATCAAAAGAATGCCGACTATGCTGGTCAACTCAACAGCCAGTACGATCTCGGTGTTCACTATGATGGCCACACTGGTGTTTGGTATGACAAGTATGGCAATAACATCTATGATAAGTACCTCGGTATATACCACACCGGCGGCGTTGTCGGCGATGCCTCTACCCTGCGTCAAGACGAGATGGTGGCGATTCTGCAGAAGGGCGAAATTGTGCTCGACAAGCCTAAACAGCAGTCGCTCGACTCCATTCTCAAGGTAATGTCCGCCATTACCAGCGGTTTATCCGCTTCTGCCCTGCCTGACCTGTCCAAGACCGCTCAGATGCCTGTTTCCGGCGTAAACCGTGAAGTTGTCACGATCCCGCGTGAAAACGTCACGAACGTTACCTTCGGCGACACAATCATCAAGGGTGCGGACGGAGACACGGTTAAGCAGCATGAAGCTGTATCCCGCCGCATGGTAAACGACATTATCGAAGTTCTCAAAATCAAAAAATAATGGCCGGCGCGGTATGGAAACATGCCGCGCCTTTCTATAGGAGGTGCTTAACCTGTTTAACACCTACGAATTCACGTTCGCCGGAGAGTCGTCTCTGGCATATAACCTTTTTATCTGTGATCTGGACAGCAAAAGCAACGAAGACACGGCGTTCGGTAACGAAGCCAGTATCATCGAAACGAGAACGACCGGCCGCGTTCAGCCAATTCATCAAGGCGTAAACTACCACGAGAAGCCTCTGGAGTTTAACCTTGTCTTTGGTTCGGAAACGCCGCTCGACCGTTACGATTTTCAAGAGGTTCAACTCTGGCTGACCGGCTATCAGGAATACCAATGGCTCTCCATTTGTCAGCCCGACATGGAAGACTATCAGTACCGCTGCCTGATTACAAACCTCGAGCCAATCTCTGTTGGCTGGCTGCCATTCGCATTTGAGGCTACAGTCACCTGCGACTGCCCTTACGCTTACGGCTTCCCTTTCACAGAGACATACGAAGTGGTCGACGAAACTGAAATCGTCTTTCGGAACAACAGCTCTGTTCGGGAGTATATCAAACCCGTGCTGACCATTGAACCGACGGCGGCTGATTTCTCTATCGTGAACGCTGATGACAATGGGCGCGAGTTTAAGCTGACGGGCGTACCCGCAGCTGACTCTATCATTACAGTGGATAACAACGCTGGTATCATCACCGAATCCCACGATACAAACCTGTATGACAAGTTCAATATGAATTTTTTCCGGCTGGTTCGCGGTGATAATCACCTGAAAATCACTGGCAGCGGCAAGCTCACAATCAGCGGCAGAATGCTGTACAACGTGGGCGCATAAAGGAGGTCTGTGTATGTATCTCGATTATACGCAAATCGCCTTTGACAAATTTGGTCGGCCGGAGCCGCCTACCCTGCTGCTCCAAACGGCTGACGAGCGCACGATTGGCACGCTTCCCAACGTGGCGAATCTGAAAATCACAGTTAACTTTTCCGAGACAAGCGAAATCTCTTTTGACCTTCCCGCCTATTCTGACGGCGTGCCGACGCCGCTCTATGATAAAGTGGTTGGCTACAAAGTGATTCGCACCGAACATTACGGAATCTTCTTACTGATGAAGCCGGAAATCTCCGGTGACGGCATTGAAGAGATTAAGTCGGTGACCGGATATTCTCTGGAGAAGAAACTGGAAAACAAGCAGTTCTTCCTTGAGGAAGGCACGTTCAATTTTTGGAATCCCGCAACGCCGGATGATACCATTCTGGGGCGAATTCTGGAAGTATCTCCGGGTTGGAAGGCAGGATATGTTGCGCCGTCTTTAATTGGACGTTACCGCACGTTCGACCAGTATGACGACTACGCGCTGAGTTTTCTGTATGATGACGCAATGGATACGTTTCGCTGCGTGGTTGTATTCGACGTGTATAATAAGACGATCAACGCTTATGATGCGGACGATGATGTGTCTACCCTGCCGATTTACCTCGGGTTCGACAACCTCGTGACTGACCTTGATATCACAGAACTGACTGATGAGTTAGTAACTGCCATGACCCCAAGCGGCGCGGACGACCTTGACATACGACAAGTAAACCCGACCGGCACGAACTGGATTTACGACATCTCGTACTTCATTGAGAACGGCGATATTCCTTCTGCTCTGGCTGAAAAATGGACAGAGTGGCAGAAAAGCGTGCTGAACCGTCAGGAATACTACAAGGGTTTGGTCGGACTGCGAGCTTCTGCAACAGCGCGGCTGCTCTCCGAACAAGCTAAGCTGGTTGACCGAAAATCCGAATTGGACGACCTGACGAATCAGCAGTCTGTAACCATTCAGGCTCTGGCTCTGGAAACGACCGCGGACGGTAAGGCTTCGCAGCAGAAAAAGCTCGACGAGATCAACGCCAACATGGAGAAGAAAAAGAAAGAGGTCGCCGACCAAGAAGCTGTGGTAGCAGATATCAAGACCACGCTCGACGCTTCCAACCCCGACTCCTATCCGGCGCAAATCAAAGCCGTGAATGACGAGCTGAAGCTGACGGCTTTCTTTACCGCAGACGAGTATGCGCTGTTACGGCACTACTTTATCGAGCAGCCGCTTTCGGATGATACATTTGTTGCTTCCGATGTTGACACCGCCGTGACCGGAGAGAGTTCAAAGGTTACAAACGGCGCGATTGCTATTTCTAATTCTACAATCGCGCAGGTTGACTTCGGCGAGATCAAGAAGAAGATGTACACCATCGCTGGTGGCACTGCCGTAGTAACAGCGGCGAACAAAATGTCCGTTTCAATTATCCGTGGTACTCTGGAACACAAGGCCGGCGACGAGTTTGTACTCAGTTTATACTGCGGCGAAATGAAAATCGGCGAAAAAACCGCACCGAGCGGTCTGATTACGCTGACCGGTACGCTGTCCAACCTTAAGAATGATATTCACGAGGTAAACGACAAAGAGGTCATTACCTATGAGGGTACATCTCTGTCGTTTGATATCACGGCGGCCGACCTTTATATGACAACCAATGTGTCGGACTACCAGAAGTATTCCGTCGAGATGGAGCTTTACGACCATGCAGTCAAGACGCTCGCCGACGTTGCTTCGCCGACCTATGAGTTCAGCGTTGAAACCGGCAACTTCATTTGGGCGCAGGAGTTCGAGCCGTTCCGAAAAGGGCTGGAACTCGGCAAAGGCGTTTACCTGCGTCTGCACAATGATGAGGTTATCACCCCTGTTCTGATTGGATTCGATCTCGACTTTGAGGATCAGGAAAAGCTGTCGCTCACCTTCTCCAACAGGTTTAAGCGTCATGACAACGTGGCGAACCTGAAAGAGATGATTGAGAACAGCTATTCTTCAAGCCGCAGTTTTGACGCGGCGAAGTATACCTACAATCAGACGGCGAATCAGGCTTCTAAGGTTTCCGAGTTCATGAACAGTTCTCTGGACGCGGCGGTCAATTCTATCATCGGCGCAAAGAACCAGAGTGTCCGCATTGACGGCGCTGGTCTGCATATCGGCGAGCCCGACTCTCCGTATCAGATTCGCATTATTAACGGCATGATTGCCATGTCCGACGACGGTTTCCAGAGCGCAAAAGTTGCCATCGGGCACTTTGCAACTGATGAACTGGGCGATCACTGGGGCGTAAATGCCGACATCATCGGCGGCAAGCTGCTTATCGGTAACGGTCTGGTAATCGAGGCTCCGAATGATGACGGTGTGATGCAGTTCAAGGTTGACGCTACCGGCGCTTGGCTGTATAACTCTACCTTTGTTTTGGCGAAGGACGGCGGCGGTAAGATTTTAATCGACCCACGCTACGGCATTGCATCCGGCAAGGGAGACCTGTATACAACGAACGGCACGACAGTCACCCCTTCGTTTATCGACGAGGACGGCAAGATTGTTTTCGATGATGATATCACACTGAAGGGCTTGAAGATTCCAAAGGGTACGAACTTCTACATCGACGCCAATGACGGCAAGGCTTATTTTCGTGGCAATATCTATGCCGAGGACGGCATTTTCAACGGCACCGTTTATGCCAAGGACGGCGAGTTTACCGGCAAGATTACTGCGACGAGCGGTGAATTCTCCGGCGAGCTGAAGGGTGCTTCGGGCACTTTTTCGGGTACGCTGAAGGCTGGTAGGATTGACGGCGGTATGATTTCCGGCACGATTAAGTCTGATGAAAAGACTGGAGGAGCATTGGAAGGCGTTAGCTTGAATATCGGCAACGGAGCGTTTCAAGTAGATAGTTCTGGCAACGTAACTATTAAGAGCGGCAACATCAGCTGGGGCGCAGTTACCGGAACCGATGAGATTGACCAGAAAATCGAGAACGCACAATCCACGGCTAATTCAGCGGTAACCAAAGCAAATTCTGCCCAAAACCGAGCTGACGATGCTATGTCTACCGCAGAAGGTGCGGCTGACGATGTTTTGGCTCTTGCTAAGGGACAATATAGTGCACCGAAAGCTACTTTTATAGATGGAACAAGTATCAAATCTCCAAAAATTTATGGCGGAGAATTTTATGGCAATACATTTAATGTCATCAGTGAGTCAAACGGCAATGGATCTTTTAGTTTGTACGGAATGTATAATAACAAACAGTACCATATGTTCGAAATCTCATACTATCCATCTGACTATCCGGAAGTGACATTGATGTCTCCGGCTGGTGCTCGTATCGTAATTGGTAAAGAAGGTTCATCAAATGAGATTGTGTTCTATGGAGATGTTGACTTCAGCAGTGCAACCGTAACCGGACTTGCTAATACGGCTACATTCGGATAAGGAGGCTGATCTATGGCTACCGTTTCCGTAAGAAATATTGAGTCTACCAGCGTTACCGTCCGTGTCAGCGGCGTAAAAAAGGGCGACGACCTGTTTTTCTTCGTTCGCCGACAAGACGATTCGTCGGACGTGTCGGGAACTGATTATGCGACTGCGACCAGTACAACGATGAGCACAGATATAGGTGGTCTCGAACCTGATACTGCTTATATCGCCAATGTCCGAGTAAATAATGTATGGCAAACTGGCGCAAAATTCCGAACAAAAACGGAACTTAATCCTTATTTTTATACCGGCAATATCGGAACAAACTCTGTTACTGTTTATGTTGAAGATCTCGCGTATGGCCAAAGCATTCGTGTACTGATTCGACCGTACAATGATTCCAGTACGACTGTCGTTAATCAAGACTATAGTGCGAGCGGCTCTTCTTTTTCGAAAACATACAAAAATCTTTCGCCGAACACACGTTACGCCATCAATGTACGCGTTGACGGTTCATGGCTGGACGCAGATGAATTTACGACAGACAAGCCCGCCATATCTAAATGGTCGTGGAGTTCTTCAAACGGTACTGCTTCAGCAGCTCAGACCAAAGCGGCGTATGATGCTCTGATAAACAAAGGGGCACTTTCAGACTTCTCCTATAAAGTCTGGAACGATATGTGTGGTAAGGTTATTGAGATTGAAAACGCGCTCGGGCAGACTTGGAGCACAAAATATGCCCAATATACTGACACTAAAATGACAACATCTGATAAAAGGCTGACCGCGAAACGCTTCAATTCACTTCGCTATAATATCGGCCGCAGTTACTCTACCGGTATTAACGAAGTTGCCTCAGGCGACACTGTGTACGCTTGGTACTTTACCACGCTCGCCCGATGTATGAATGAGTGGATAGATCAAATCTAAAGGAGCACACATGACAAAAGAAATTCTCGCGGAAGTAGCACAGATTCACAATCGTCTGGCGGAAATCTCAGTCCGCGGCGATGATGCTATCCGCATGGCAGAAGTGCTGACGCGCTGCCGAAACCTCGCACAGCAACTCTCAAAACTCGCAGAAGAGGACAACTCTGCGGCCTAAGAAAGGCGGTGAACTTATGTCGCTTTGCGACCAATCGCCCTATCAGCTGCCGACCGTCACATTTGTTGGCGGTGCAACACAGCAGCTGGCGTTTCATACCTACTTTGAGGACAACGGCCGCCCGCTCAGCATGAGAGGCTGCACCGGCTACTTTTCTGTAGCTGAGTATCTGAATAAATCTTCCCCGCTGATTACCAAAACGATGGATATCATCGAGAGCAAAACCGACGCGACAGACAACATTCTTCGCGTCGAACTCGAACCATCTGACACGGTCAATCTGGCGGGGAAATTTATTTATCAGGTCACTATCAAAGGCTCCGAGGGAGATGTGGACATTCCCTATCAGGGCATCATGTATGTGACGCGCAATATTGACAAACCAATCATTAAGTAAAGGAGAAAAGGCATGAATACTAAGTATTTTCTGAACCTTGTGGCGGGCAATGTATTCCGTTCCAAGGAGACGCCGGCTATTCCGACGAAGTATTACATCGGCCTGAGCAAGACCGAGCCCAATGAGACCGGCGGCAATGTAACGGAGCCGGAGACTGCAGCAGGCTACGCTCGTGTTGAGCTGAACAGTCTGGGTGAACCGGTTGACGGTATGGTAACCAACCAGCAGGCAATCAATTTCAACGAGTCTACCAACGGCTGGGGCACTGTTACCCACTTTGTTGTATATGATTCCAACGAGGTCGGCGCAGGCAATCTGCTGATGTACGGCGCACTGACTACGCCGAGAACGGTCGAGACGGCTACCATCATGACCATCAAGGAGAATTACCTCAAGCTGTCCGTTCAGAACCCGACCGCCTAAGTTTAAGATAAGGGGACAAGCATGAAGGATTATAAACTCTATCTTCGTGACCGTCTGATCGACATTGATCTGGTCACCAAGTCTCGTTACACCGAATGTGACCTGACGATATCCTCTATCCCCTTCCGTGAATATGTCGGCGAGGTATATGACGCAATCATCGTAGACAGCCATGTGGTCGATACTTATCTGACCGGCCTTTTCTCTGTAGATGAAGGTGTGGTTATCCATTCGGAGATTGACCAGATTCTGCGGCACGTTATGGAACACGGCATGAACGCGCTTGTTATCGACAGCAAAGCGGAGCTCACCTCTCACAAGATTCTGAGCTCCTTCCCTGACGCGCTCACGATTCACAGCGAGCCGACCGAGCTGCACGCCGAGACCTTCGAACAGGCTGGTGACGTTGTTGTTCTGGCGGTAGACAAGCTGAATATGGAAGTACGCAAAAAGCTCTCCGGCACGGAGAATGGTTTGGAGATTCAGACCACCGCGCAGGAGACTAAGCAGACGCTTGAAAAAGCAACCGGCGCACTTCCCTTCTCCGCAGAAGTTCAGCAGACTTGGAGCCACAAATTCGACAAAGCCGAGAACGCATTGCATTTTCAGGCAGAATTGCAAAGTTTATGCTATCAGCTTTTCTCTGATGGCGGCATGACAGCGATGGAGCCTTACGCGGCACCGCTGCAGGTGGATATTCTTTATTCTCTGGGCGGCGGCGCTTCTTCTTTCACTCTTGATTCTACAGTTGTAGAAATATCAAAGAATAGTTTTCTGCAGACTGAGACTTCCGTAATTCCAGTCGCGTTCCCGGTTCAGTTTTTACTGACCTATGCCGTAGGCGCAGAGACTCAAACAGTAGTTTCTGCGGCAGTTACTAATCTGTGCTACAACTACTTCTCCGGCGGCAACTCTGGTATGGAGATCACAGCGAAGCTCGGCGAGCTTGAGGAACACTTCCCGCTCGGCGGCTTTGAAAATGCTGTCCAAATAGAGAATATGGCCGCCGGCCATTTTCTGCTCGAAAAGAGAGAGCACGCTGATTCTGATAGCGTTATCACGGTTGCGTGTGATGCAGCGTTGACTGGTTCTTCTCCTGAACTGGCTTCTGTTGTGGTGCTCGGCTGTGCGATTGAGGAGTTTATCCGAAAATATCGACTGCTGTCTGAAGTTGATGATAGGTCTCTGGCTGATATAGACACGATGACACTCGACGACTTAGACTATGTGATTTTGTAAGAAAGGCGGTGTGAGATGAGCAAAACACCTAACTACGACCTGTTCGTCACAGATGATGCAGGGACTAAATTCAAGGACTGGCGCGAACAGATGGCGTCCGAGTCCAATTCCAATATGGTGAAGATCGACGCCGCCCTTTCCGGAAAGGCTGAGCAAAGCCGTTCGGTCGAAATTACGCTGACGGCTGACGGCTGGATTGGCGACGCCGCGCCATTTTCGCAGCAGGTTGCAGTAGCAAATCTGAAGGCTGATACCAACGGGTCTATTGCGATTGCAAGCGGCGCGACGGCAGATCAGCGTGCAGCTGTCCGCAAGGCTCAGCTTTCGATTGCGGCGCAGGCTGATGGATTGCTTACTCTGAACTGCGACGGCAAGAAGCCCACGGTGGATATTCCTACTGTGGTTGTACTCTTAGGATAAAGGAGGATGAAATGATGCCTATTATTTCGGCATTTCCGACGGGCGAAAGCACCGTCGATTATACTGGCCCTAAACCCGGTTTGCCATCGCTGGAAGAGGGCAAGGTTGCGTATGTAACCGATGAAAAGCGGCTGTATACCGGTAACGCTGATGGCACGAACACACAGATTCCGAATGCGGATGATGTTAAAACCGATGTTTCAGACGCGGTTAGTTCCCACAATTCCGCAACGGATGCACACGCAAGTCAGTTTGCGAAGTATCTGCCGCTTGCAGGCGGCAAGATGACGGGCGCGATCACGGGCGGAGATAACGAAGGTTATTTTTACAAGACGCAGGGTGAGAACCATAATGGAGACCGATACGTCAAAGGTTTTGCCGTATACCAAAGTAATCCTTTGATTGCGGCGATTCATTATAAAAAAGATGGCAAGGTATACAGTAATGCACACGTTCTGCTTGGCGTGGACGGAGTGGAAGCTATCGTCAGTCGTAATGGAAGCGAAACCGCAATGCTCTTGCAGCCCGATGGTGTACATATCAACAACGTAGTCACCCCTACCACCGATACCATGCCGACACCTAAAAGCTATGTAGACGCGGCTACTTCTGCTGTCACTCCGAACGCCTGCAAAGTAACGCTCACCGCTTCCGGCTGGGATTCCACTGCGAAAACCCAATCCGCAACGGTCTCCGGCGTACTTGAAGACGAGAGCAAGCAGCTTATCATGCCGATGCCTGCGGGAACGAGCATGAGCGCTTACAACGAAGCAGGCATTCAGATGACGGCGCAGGGCGATAACTCGGTTACGTTTACGGCGGATACCGTGCCGACGGCGGATGTTGAGGTCTGGGTTGTGGTGCAGAGTGTGAATGATGTGACGCCGCCGACACTTGATCAGGCAAGCTGGGATTATATCAGCAAGCAGTCTTTAGCAGGTAATGCTAAGAATCTGTGGGCGGTCGGCGACTGTAAGAAGATTAAGCTGAGCGGCACGGCAGGGAAACTGAGCCTGAATACTGAGCTGTATGTTTACATTTTGGACTTTGACCACGACAGCAGTACGGTTGGCGGCACGAAGGATGGCATTACATTCGGCACGTTTAAGACGGCGCTTACCGGTGGCAAGGATATTTGTCTGGACGATCTCACTTTTGTTATGAATCCTTTTCCTGATACCAACTCTGGTGGCTGGAAGAATTCCGAAATGCGCTACAATGTTTTAGGTTCTACAAACGTTCAGAACGGTGATGCAACTGCGACAACAGCAACGTCTCCGGTAGCTTATTCCCTGATGAGCTGCTTGCCGGCCGATCTCCGCGCTGTGATGCGTCCGATGTGTATTTATACGGATAATACGGGCGGCGGTTCTGATACTGCGTCTTTTGTTACGACGACCATTGATTTCCTTCCACTTCTGGCGGAATTTGAGATTCACGGTGCTCGAACCTATGCAAATTCAGCAGAACAAAATCATCAGGCACAGTATAAGTATTTCAAAGATGGTAATATCGATCCTTTTGCTGCTGATGTTAATGACCAATATGTTACAACCAAGTATAAATACTCAGATCAATCTTTGGAGGGTAACTGGTTGTGTCGTTCGCCTTCTTCCGCCAGCGGCAGACATTTTTGCTGTGTGAATGACACCGGTCACGAGACGACGAAAAAAGCTAGCTTTAGTAATGACGTTGCCCCAATGTTCAAGGTCTAATCTTTAATTAAACAAACAACGCCCGCGAAAACGGGCGTAAAAGAGGTTTTTCATGCGATATATCGTATACAAACGGTTCAAGGACGCTGCCCTCTGTGGTCCTGTGAACTTGAAAGCTACTCTTCCCTGTTGGGAATCAGAGGGCATTATTTTCTACGAGGGCAAGCCGCTTTGCTTTGCAGCCAGTGAGAACGCGCTCTGCCACTTTGCACGAGACGATGACGGCAAGGGTTTACTGCGCGGCAAGCTGATTGGCGACATCAAACGCAGGCTTGCGAAACGCGACGGCGATTACCAGAAGCGCTGGGACAAGGTTTGGGCAGACAAGCTCTGCGCAAAATTCAAGCGCAAGGAATACGCGGATTTCTGGATTTGGAACAAGGCGTTCTATGATGCAGAGATTGGCGAGCTGGAATACGTTGCAGAGCTGATTGGATTGGAGGTGCGGCGATGATTTATAATTTACCGAGGAAGCGGACAAATAATCCTGAAAATATGTGGATTATTAACAGCACTCCAACAACTACGAATCTTGATGTGAGTATCAAATTCACATATGAGTACAATGGTGTAACCAAAGAATCCGACAGAATTTTTCTTTATGCTGGTGGAAAGACGGGACATAGCATAGCGTATATAGGCTTTAACCATGCTGACGATATCGTATATTCCGCTGGGGACTGTATGCTTGTTTACTTTACAGGTTGGTTATCTGATTCACTTCGTACAATCACATTCCTTGAGCCGCCCACTGGCGACCTGCTCAAATGGTTACAGGCAAACGCTGTGAAACAGTAAGGAGGATAATATGCACAACTTTAGCATACTAAAATCCGGGGGGGGGCAGCTCCTAACGCTGCTTCGTCGCATTGCACAAAAGGCGGTGCGGCATGATACTCAATCGGACTGCCGGAGGGCAGAAGAAGTACCATATATTAAATCAAAACGTACTGGTTTGGTTCAATTCGGAGTATGCAGAAGCAGGACAAATCGTTGGAATGGGGACCGACGACAAGTTCATGTTCGATTTTGGAGAAAGTTTTGTAAAAACCGCATCTGGGACAATGATTCCTATGGGGGAAGGCAAAGTACAGGGAATAACATTTCCAAATGGGAGACGCCATTATTGGTTTGTCATGCCTGCGGAGGATGTAACCATCTCGTAACGGAGGTGGCGGCATGATTATGAACGCCACGCAGGATAGAAACAATTCCCGAAACATTGAAACGGTAAAATGCAAAGGCACTAGCCAGCTTTTTTACGCTTTATGCGAAGTTACAACATCTGAAAATCTCAAAATCATTTTACCTATGGCTATCAGTTCGACTAATGCATCCCAAGCCCGAATTTGTAAAAATTCATATATCGTATTGCCTGATACGATCGGAGGATTTCCAATGATTGTAGATCCGACAGATGCTTTATTAAAAGTGTCTGAAACCGGTTATTCGGCAGATAGTACGCCGTATTCTAATTATGGCACCTATAAGGTTCTAAAAGATTTTAGAATCATTATGGACGATTAAAAGGAGGCATCTATGCCAGCAGAAGTGATTACAGCGGCGCTGTCGCTGGTCGGTACGCTCGGCGGTATTGCACCTTAAACCTTGATTGCTATTATAGGAGGAATGAAATTATGATTTGGGACGATTAGGTAATCTCGAAATCTCCGGCAACTTTGCAAATATGAGTATTGGAAAATCTGCTTTCTTCCGTATATACTTCTTCAATCCCTCCGGAAAAAGTAATACTACTGCCAGTATCTCTGACGACAAAGACACTATTAGCCGCTACAGTCATGTTTGAATTGCCTGAATCTTCGTGAAAAGTTATCCCATCATACCAATAACAATGAAAGTAACTGCCTACACTCCCTGTTACGGTTTGTGGCTTGCTTTTAACAGGATTTGTATTCAAAATCATAATTTACGCGAAAAAGCACCCTATAAAAGGGTGCTTTTCTTATTTTTTCTGAATGACAAAAGTGCCACATTTTTTGACTACCCCAAATATAGAGGTAACACGATTGCGAGTAATATGACCAAAACGAAGAGAACGATGAGAACAGCATTTTTATTTTTTTCAATCTTACTATCTACCTTCTCAAAGATACTTAACTCGATTTTTTTCTTCAGATTATATACTTTTGTATGATCTGAACTCGGATTTTGTTTTATAAAAGGATTTCTCTGCAGATGTTGAAGTTCCTCTTGTCGGGCCTTTTCAGATAGTATGGCTTTCTCTTTGGCGCGTTGAATCTCAATTTTTTTATAATTATCTTCTAGTTCAGCATTGTATTCAGAGAGATGTTTTTCCAGATTTTTGACATTATTCAAGTCGAACAATGCTTTCAAGGGAACCTTGCAGCAGGGGCAATTCGCAACCGAATTCATAACAATTTTTCCACATCCGCAAATAACAAATCCATTTTCATGACAAGGCAAATAGTTATGCTGCTGTGTGGGGCTGATGTAACTTAAATCTCGGCTATACTGGCTTGCTAATTCTCCTAAAGAAGAAATTGGTAGTTGATCATATTTCGCTAACTCATATGCTTGCCTATATTTGTTTTCCCAGACTGTGTTGTCAGAGAACACTATTTGCTCAGGAGTGATGCGAATATTTCTGGTTTCATTATCCGGCAGTAGTATAGCTGTCCTGTCTCCAAACAACGTATATGGTTGTATCGAAATATCCAGATAAGAAAATTTGTCCACTCCAGTTAATTCTCTATTCAGAACATCAAAACACTTGACGGAAACAAACATCGCCTTTATGTTCTGTTCAGATAGATTTTCAAATTTGCATTGAACCAGGATACTGTTGTCTACATTGTTCTTTGTTAAAGCATGAGCCTGCAGTAGTACAGGACAATCATGCGCCCAGAACGCACGCTTTTCATGTTGTATAACCGTATATTTTTCAGACATATCATTCACCTCTAGTGATGCTTATATCGAAGGCAAATCATCATCTACCGAGCTGCTCTGCTTTTGCGATAATGTGATAGGTTGAATCGCACCATTGGTATTATCTTTGATGTCCTGCAAAAGTTGGATGATTTCACCAACAGCATAGATGCCAAAACTGAAAACAACAGTTACTGCTATAAACAAGATGCTCAAGACTTCATAGGTATCATACATTGAACAAGCAAAAATAATACCAACAACCGCGTTGACTATTGCATACACCCACATGATTACAGCAACAGTGTTAGAACTTCTGTTTTTCATACATTACTCCTTTACCGGGAACATGGTAACGACATTATCTGTGTAACCGCCGACGAGTATCGGGTGAGTCCACTTCAGAATCAGTTTTCTCTGTTCTGGCTCGCTCTTTGGGCCAGTCCAATAGTGATGCCAATGGCCTCGACGAGTATGCGGGCGTTTATGATTTCCCTGCTTCGCTTCATCCGTCGAAGGGGTTGCTTGCGGAGCGCTGGATTCCTGTTCGGCGCGGCGCAGCGTGTGGCCAATTACAACACCGACGTCCTTCATGTCTATCTCGCGGAATTTATCTTTGATCGGCTGACCCGGCTGGCGAGGCCGATAAATCCCTTGCTGTTTAGGATTTTCTCGGATATCCGCTTGGTCACTGCAGACATACAGATATAACTGCATAGCGCGGAGCACCACACGAACACTTTCGTCAATGTGAATGTTGTTCAACTGAAATTTGGCAAAAGTGTGATATTTTGCGGTTGTGGCTACGGTATCATAAATACAGTCATAAACCGTGGGCTTCGTCAGCTCTAACATGAACGTCTTGGTGTGTTCCATGTCATCTGAAAAAGATTGGACGCGGAACTCTCTAACGTGAGAATTCGCGTCTTCTTCTATCCAAGCCATAAACTTGAGAGGTAGTGAATCTCCGGCGAGCGGCTTATCGGTCTGAATATACACACACGGATAAGGCGGTCTCAGCAGAATTTCTGTAGGGATTTTGTCATCTTCTGTTATGGCATCGGCTTGAGCGACTAACTCTTGCGCAAGAGTATGGTCGAAGTTGTAGATAACCTTATGCTTTCGCCAAATGTATAATCCCGTAAGTTCACTGGCGAGACGAGCACGTCCGTCTTTTTCCAAATGGCACTTCACTCGCAGATATTCATATGCTGCACCTATTGGGAGGTCGCACACATCGCTCACTCCCATTTCTTCGTGAGACTCTCTGCACAACACGTCTAACGTGTCGAAGCAGCCGGGAGCCATCTCGCTCCACTTTCTGCATAACTTGAGCGGAGTTTCGTTCTCTGTCACTGGTCTCACACCTTCATTTCTTTATTGTATAAATTATACAATAGAATCCACCTAACGTCAATAAATTTTGCAAAGAAAGGAGGCTCGCCATGAGCGTGATGCGTAATGACCGGCCTTAATAATTTTATAAATCTATTTGGGCAAGTCACCCTTTCTACCGTCGTCGAGTTAGTTCTCGCCGGCGTTTTTCTTTATCTGATCTACAAAAAGGTCAGAGATTTTCTCATTGAACGCTACGAGGCTGAAAAAGCCCGCGACCAGCGAATCAATGAAGCACTCGACGCTGTGCATAAATACCCTGAGTACCGCGCCCAGAGCATCAAGATACAGCAAACGCTGGAAAACGAGATACAGACTATCCGCCAAGCAATGGAGCGCTACCAAGCCAGACTGGACTCAGTAGAAGAAGCCAATAAACGCCGCGAGTGCAACAAGCTCCGTGACAGGCTTCTTCAGAGTTACCGTTACTACACAAACGAAGAAACCAACCCCAGTAAGTCATGGACACAGATGGAGGCTGAAGCCTTCTGGGGGTTGTTTCGCGATTATGAAGAGGCCGGCGGCAACGGATATATGCACTCAGTAGTTCAGCCAGCGATGACCGAACTGATTGTAAGGGAATGTCCGAACTCATCGGGAAAGGAGGCGTAACGCATGGAATACTACTCCTCTGTATTTACATTTGACGATTGGTATCTTGACAAGCCTGTTGGAACGATTGCTCAGCAGTATGACCATCTCTCCCGCTCGCTTCTGGTGGCGGGCAATCTGCCAGACGGTTACATCTGGCACATGCTTGTGCAGTGCGGCGATAATTTCAACATCGTGTTGATGGAACCCATCGAAGATACTGCTTCGGCTGTGGCTGATCTTCCGGAAGAGGACGGCGAGCCAGAGAAGAAACCCAAGCTAATCGGCGCGGTTCTCGAACGCGGCTGGGTCGGCGAATCGGGCAAATACTCTGTTCAGCTTCGAGGAGTCAAAGGCGAAGAAGTTCGTCATACCAATCTCATCACCATCCGTATTCCGAAGTCGATGGCCGGAGAAGCACAGTGGCCGGAAATTCCATCTGAGTTTACCCAGATTGAGCATCGTGTAAACGAGACCTATGAGAAGGTTAAGAACACGGCTGCCGAGGCTGAAAAAGCCAAGAACGCCATCGAAAACATGGGCGCGACGGCCAAATCGGTAGAGCCTGACGAGGAAGCCTCTGTTGAAAAGACTGTCGATGAAGACGGCAGCATTTCACTGAACTTCTCTATTCCTAAAGGTGAGAAGGGCGACCCGGGTGACGTTGTGGCACATGAGGGCTTGTACGGCTTTGAAGTCAATCCTGACGGATATCTCGAACTGCATTATGCAGACAACACAGCTGCGCCCAATCTTTCCATCAATGAAGATGGTTATCTTGTGGCGGAAATTTGAGGGGGTGAACGCGCATGGCGAAACTTATTCTTGGTAAAGTAGTTGGCCCAGAGGGCAAAGCCGCGACCGTTGAGGTTGAATCGACCGAAACTGTGGCTGCAGACTCCCCTGCTCTGGTTGAAAATGTCGGCACTGCAAATGAAGCAAAGCTGAAGTTTTCTATCCCGCAGGGTGAAAAGGGAGAGACCGGCGCAACGCCAAATCTTTCCTTCGAGGTAAAAGCTCTCGAGCCTACGGATGCTCCGACCGTTTCCGTCAGCGGAGACGCAGAGAATCCGCATCTGGTAATCAGTCTTCCTCGTGGCGAGACCGGCGAAGATGGACAGGCTGCTTATCTGACAATCGGCACGGTAACTACGCTGGCTCCTGACGAGCAGGCGACGGCCGATATTACCGGTGTAGCACCGAACTATGTTCTGAATCTTGGTATTCCACGCGGTCAGGGCATTGCTTCGGCTGACGATCTGGTTGAAGTTAACGGCTTCTAATAAAGTAGATTCGGGCGCTCTCGGGCGTCCTTTTCTAATATTTTCACACTTTTCACATCATGATGGCCGCTCAATGCGGCAAGAAAGGAAGAAAACACTATGGCAACTAAACTTGTATTTTGCGGTAAGAAGGTAAACCTGCCTGCAGTTCGTGAGCAGGCATTCTATCTGACCACTGATACCCATGAGGTATACTTCGGCCAGAACCTGTACACCGAGCCGGTACGCTTTGTACCTGAGCGTGAGACCACCCCGGCACAGGGCGTTCTGTACATTCTGCCCTCCGGCCTTGGTGAGGTTTACGACGGCTCTGCATGGAAGACTGTCATCAAGCCGACCGTTACCACGATTGAGGCTGGCGTAACTGACGAGCAGATTGCAACCGCTAAGGCTGTAAAGGACTACGTTGACAACCTTGTTACCGGCGGCATCGGCGCTCTGGGCGCACTGGCTAAGAAGGACGAGGTCACCGAGACCGAGCTCGGCGACGCTCTGAAGAAGAAGATCAACGACGCTGCTGCTCAGGCTTCTACTCTGGTTGGCGAGGACGCTTCCAAGTCTGCTCGCGCAATCGCAGCTGAGGAGGTTGCAAAGATCGTTGACGGCGCTGACTCCTCTTTTGATACCCTGAAGGAGATCGCTGACTGGATTTCCGGCCACAAGACCGACGCTGCTTCCATGAACTCCGCTATCAAGGCTCTGGAAGCTATCGTTAAGGGTATCGGCGGCACCGATGAGCCGGCCACCGTTGTTGCATACGTTACCGCAGCTATCGACGCTCTGAAGATCGGCGACTACGCAAAGGCTGCTGACCTGACTGCAGCTGTTGCCCGCATTGCTGACCTTGAGTCCAAGGTTGGAGTTCTGAACGGCGGCGCTGACGTTGCCGGCTCTGTTGCTAAGGCTCTGGCTGACGCTAAGGCTTATGCTGATGGTCTGGCTAAGAACTATGACGCAAAGGGTGCCGCTGATACCGCTCTGGCTTCCGCTAAGACCTACGCTGATGGTCTGGCTGTCAACTACGATGCTAAGGGCTCTGCTACAACCGCTGAGACCAATGCTAAGGCTTACGCTGATGGTCTGAACACCACCATGGACGGCCGTGTTGCCGCTGTTGAGACCGCTCTGGAGGTTGGCACGTTCTGATCGCCCCTGTTGTTTATCCGCCCCGCTTCTCGCGGGGCTATTCTTTATAAAGGAGGGGGTGCGAAATGGGCTATTACTTCCGAACCTATGAGACGGTGCTCAGCAAGGCTCAGAATACAACCACTGTGCCGATTGTGCCGGGACGTTATCTGATCTGCACAGACACCGGCGATGTCTTCTACGACACCAAGGATAAGGTTCGCAAGCACCTGACCGACATCATTGATGTAGCTACCGAGTCGGCTCGACAAGCAATTCTTGCGCCGATGGAGCGTTTCTACTTCGTGAAAGAAACGGCTCACCTGTGGCGTTATACCGGCGGGGCATGGGTTGACCTCACCCCCGGTTATGAGACAGAGGCGGTGTTTACTACCCTGTCGGCGGCTGCTTGGAGCAATAAGACGCAGGCTCTGACGATTAAAGGATTGGCTGCCAGCCAGAACGGCGTTATCAGTCTGACGCAGAATATCTCGGCGGCCGCTTTGAAAGCTGCTAAGAAAGCATCTCTGCGTGCTACCGGTCAGGCTGCAAATTTGCTGACGATGACTGCGGATGGCACTGTTCCGACCGTAGACATCCCTGTTGTGGTTATCCTGATGAGCACAGCATCTTAAAAGATAAGCCGGGGCTTCCCGGCTTTTTCTTTACCAATTTTCAATAAAACGCGAAAGGAGCTGTCATGGCTCGCAAAAGAAGAAAAAAGCGTAAGCTCGAGTTCTCCAAGCTGATTCTGGTCTTTGAGACCGTACTCGTGGCTTATGTGTCGCACAGGGTTCTCGGTTTTGTCGGACGGGCGATTGAGTTGGACTATACAGGGTCTCTCCCCTATCTGACGACCTTTATCTCCGCTGTCTGGGCGGCATATGGTACGAGTGTCAGCTTCTATCAGAGCAAAAGCGGCAAGGAGAACATTAAAAAAATTGAGATCGCGCCGCCAGTTTCTTATACAGATACCGACTTCGGATATGAGAACGACGACCGCGACTGCTGATAACTTTTAAGTATATTTTATGCCCGAAAGGAGGCAATTATGGATACTAATCAGATTGTACAGCTCATTGTGGCTATTCTTACCGGTCTGGCAACCTGCATCCCGCTTGCTGTAAAGCTGGTGGAGTATGTTAAGACCGCGACCAAGGAAAAGAACTGGGCGAACCTGCTCGGCCTCGTTATGTCCCTGATGGAACAGGCAGAGAAGAAGTTCGACGACGGCGCAACCAGAAAAGAATGGGTCATGGCTATGGTTAAGGCTTCGGCTGACTACATCAATTACCCTGTAGACGAGGACACGCTGTCCAAGATGATCGACAGTCTCTGCGATATGTCGAAGATTGTAAATGGCACGACCGAACAGGAGGTAGAGACCGTATGA